GCGCTGGATAAAATCAGCTCTGCAAAAACTGATGCACTGAAAGCCATCGGTAACAAGCAGACTTCTGCCACCACTGCAGTAGAAAGCGCTCAGGGAAAAGCTCTTGACGCTGTGGCTGATGCCAAGAACACCGCCGTAACAGCCGTGACCGATGCTCAGACCGCCGCCACACAGGCAGTGGGCACTGTCCAAGCTAATGCCATTCAGCAGATGAAATCCACAAAAACAGACGCTCTGAAAGCCATCGGTGACAAGCAGACCGCCGCCACGCAGGCTGTGGACACGGCCCGGGACAAGGCCCTCCAGCAGGTGGGAGCCTCTACAGAAGCCGCACAGACCGCAGCCAATAAAGCCGCCACCAGTGCGGGCAATGCAGACCAGAGCGCTCAGAAGGCCGCTGGCAGTCTGCAGGAGCTCAAGAACGGCATCGCAAGCGGTGACTTCAAAGGCGAGCCCGGCAACGACGGGAAATCTCCAGTTGTAACTGTACTTGGCATCGAAAATGGCCATCGTGTTAGCATCACTGACAAAGACGGTACCAAAACAATTGATGTCTTGAATGGCAAAGACGGCAAAGATGCTCCACAAATTGATGACACCACTGTGGGGCTTGACGCATGGAGCAGCAAGCACATCGTGGATATGCTCTGTCCGCCGCTTGAGGAGACCGGGAACCCGGTGCAGTGTTATCCTGTGGCGGAATATCCGCTGGGCTGTAAGGTGAGCTGGGAACCCGTGCAGGAAGGCAGTGGAACACCGTATCCGGCAGGTGGCGGAAAAAACCTGTTTAATCCTGCATGGATGCCAGAAAAAACCTTGAACAATGGATTAACATGGACAACGACCTCCGATGGCACTGTAACAGCAAACGGAACGGCAAATGGGACTTCATACTACAATTCTGATTATTTTTCGCTCCCTGCGGGCACATACACGATTAGCGCAATGCCGTATTCCCGTATGTCAATTCTCAATAGGGATGTAGGCGATACTACAGTTGCTGCCCAACAGGTTGGGCAGCCGTGTACATTTACGGTAGAGACTGACATACAAAATGCCTCCTTGTTTTTTGCCACCTCTGGCATACTGGATAATGTTTCGGCAAAACCGCAGATAGAGAAAGGCACGACTGCAACAGCCTATGCACCCTACGAAAACATTCGCTCGATTAAGGGCAAGGGCAGCGTGACGGTCGAGCGGTGCGGGGGAAATCTGCTGAATCCAAAAGAGAACGCCAATGATACATATACTCCGTATGGCCTAACGATAACTTATATTGGGGATAACAAGGTTCATTTAAGTGGAACTTACCAAGAAAACGGCGGCAGCTTTGCCATCCTTGACACTCAGCAAAAACTTCTTGCGGGAAAAGGGCTGAAAATCACCGGATTTACGGTAGCCGGAACAAAACAAAGCTACACTCTTTACGGACTACGGACAAAAAACGAAACCGTTATTGCTATGAGTGCACAGTTTGCAAAAGGCGATGTTATTGATATGACTGTCGCTGTTGTCGTGTCAGGCACCACCGCCCCTACCACTTACGCCCCTTACACCGGCCAAACCGCCACCCTCACTCTGCCCCGCACCATCTACGGCGGCACGGTGGATGCAGTGACAGGAGAGGGAAACGAAAACGCAAAGATTATCACGCTGGACGGCAACGAACTGAAATTTGTCAAAGCCAACATCTATATCAACCTCCCGAATCATTCTGCACCGGGGATTTCAAAAGGTGGAATTGTTTGTTGTAGTCACTTTAACAAAAGGCTTTTTGCCGTGAATACGACTTACGAGTTTTGTTTTTTGTTAGAGTCTGATATGACTAGTCTTTTTGCCAGTGTTGACGACCTGAATGCCTACCTTGCTGCCCAGTACGCAGCCGGAACTCCCGTGCAAATCGCTTACAAGCTGGCAGAGCCTATGCCCTTCACTGCACCTGGTGCACAGCCCATCCCCGCTCTGAGCGGCGTGAACACAGTCCTGACCGATGCAGACAGTGCAACCGTTACCGGCAAGGCTGACCCCATCAAACGCATTACTGACCTTGAGGACGCAGTAGCGTCCATGACAACGACCTAAAGGAGGACTGACTATGGCTATCAAAAGCAAAGCCCGCCATGACCTGACCCTGCGCTCCATCAAGCGGGAGATTTCCGCAGGACGTGACGTGGCATACTGGCTGGACAAAGCGTACACCCATCTGGACAGCGGATTGTTGGACGCCGACGACGTCGCAGAGGTGGAAGCCCTTGCACAGGCGTACTACGATGCACTGGATGCGGCGGACGCTGAGGAAATCACGCAGGAGTAAAAAATCAGCAGATTGGAAGCAGATTGCTCTTTTATACCTTATTATAATAGGACAGTCCGCAAAATGTCCGTCGGACAATCCAACGGACATTCCGAAACGGTATTTAAAAATTTGTCGAAAAATTGCCGTGATTTGTTGCGCTCTCAAAAAAATCGGTCAAATTTTGCTGCCCAGAAGCGCAATATATGTGTCATTTTCTGACAATGAACACAATATTTGCACTATTATGGACAGTACTGTGGATTTTCCGCGTGACAATCCACAGCAAATCCAGACATATACCGTAACCGTAACCATATAGTTATATATTATATATATTTTATGATTATATATTAAGCTTAGAGTATTAAATATATTATTAGATGGATGTATAGTATAACTATATGGATGGCATCTGTTGATGAACCTTGGCGGGCTGATTTTATCGGCCTTTTTATTTTGCAAAAAATCAGCTAGTGTCTTACGGCTGACCGGATTGGAGGTGAATCGAAATGAGCCTGAAAGCCATCTGGGAAGCATGGGGACCAGCTATGGTCACGCCTGCCGTCATTGTTCTGCTGTCTCTTGTGGAGATTGCTCCCATCAAACTCAACCCGTGGTCAGCTATTATTGGATTTTTAAGCAAAAACCTAAACGCCGATGTAACGCAGCGGCTTTCTGTTTTGCAGCAGCGGTTGGAGGAAATGCAAAAGAAGCTGGACGAACATGTTGTTACCGATGATGACCGAGAAGCTAGATCGTGGAGAACGCAAATTTTGCGTTTCAACGATGAACTGATACACGGGGTTCGTCACACAAAAGAGCACTTTGACGAAATGCTCGACATCGTGCATGACTATGAGAACTACTGCCAAAAGCACAAGAATTTCCCGAATGGAAAGTGCGTCCATGCCATCGACAACATCAACCGCGTGTACGACGAGCTGCTGGAAAGCCATGATTTTCTATGAAAGGAGATGGTGCCGATGAGCATCGTAACGTTTAAGCGTGGAGACCACACAGCACTGACAAGAAACTTCACCCGTAACGAATTTGAGTGTCCCTGCGGCTGCGGACAGCAGTCGGTTGATACGGAGCTGGCCGAAAAGCTCCAGCTCATCCGGGACAAGGTAGACCGCCCGCTGAAGATCACATCCGGCTACCGTTGTATTCCGCATAATGCGGCGGTTAAAGGAAGTTCGGGCAGTAAGCACCGCTATGGCATGGCGGCGGACTGGAGGACGGAGAACCGCAGCATCAACCCGGTGGCACTGGGCATCCTTGCTCAGGCCGTGGGGTTCGGCGGCATCGGTATCTACTGGCACAGCCGTGGGGCTTTTGTTCACGCCGACACCCGTGGCACGAAAGCGACGTGGCTCTGCACCACACCGGGAAAGTACCCCAGCACGACCTACAACAAGTTCTTGTTGCCCACCATCCGTCGGGGCTGCACCGGGGACTCGAACCGCAGTGCTACCATCATGCTCCAGAAGCTCCTGAAGCTGAAGGCTGATGGTCTGTTCGGCGAGGCCACCGAAAACGCCCTGCTGAAGGCGCAGGAGGCGCATGGCCTGACTGTGGACGGCATCTGCGGCCCTGCATCGTGGAAGGCGCTGTCTGGCGCTGACAAGTACCTGTGAGAGGAGATAGGCTCTATGACGAATAGCAAAGTGTCCATCGCTACGCTGGCCCGCACGGCCGCTCTGGCGTTCGCTCTTACGAATCAGGTTTTGAGTGCCTGTGGCAAACCGATACTTCCTATCGAGAGCCAGACGGTTGAACAGTTTGTGTCTGCTGGCCTGACTGTCGCTGCCGCTATTCCTGCTTGGTGGAGCAACAACAGCTTTACCGCAGCCGCTATCGAAGGCGACAAGCTGATGAACAATCTAAAAAATCGGATTCACTGAAAGGAGTAAAAAACAATGAATGATCTTCTTCGCAATTTGGTGTACATTGCACTGCTGGTTTGCATTCCTTTTGCCACAGCATGCGTGAAGAAAGGAATCTCTCTGCTGGTTGAAATGGCAACCGACAAGATCGAGAATGACAAGATTGACCGTATCGTCCGAGAAATCGGTAATGCCGTTTCTGATGCTGTTGCCGCTTGCAATCAGACGTACGTTGATGACCTCAAGAAAGTTGGAAAATTCGACGAGAAGGCACAGAAGGAGGCACTGCAGCGTGCCCTGTCTGCCGCAATCAAGTCCTTGAGCTCTGATGCAATGAAGTATATTAAGGACAACTACGGCGACACCACCAGCTATCTGGAAGATAAAATCCATGCAACCATTGGAGAGAATAAGCTGGCAAAGAAAATCTCTGCTTGACGCCTCCTGAAAAACGAATAGTATCTGAATTTCCCCCGTCTTGGCTCCCGCCGAGGCGGGGGATTTTTTGTTTTTTGCAGAAAGTGCTCCAAATACGCAATAGACATAATTAACAAACTTTAGAACAATTTTTTTACATTTACGTCTCACCGGGTTTTCAGAAAAAACCAATACACACATACCCCGAATCAAAAAACGCCGCAAATAGGCTAAAATTGACCTCTTACGCAAAATGACCCCGAAAGAAAATACTCTGAACAATATTTTTGAAAATAGCGAAAAATACTTGACTTTACCAATCGGTATGGTATCGTAAAGATACGGAAATATTCACAGAATACAGGAGGTCAACATGGAAGTAAAGAAGTTCAACAAAATCTCGGAACTCGCCGCTTACAGAAAGGACGATAACAGCTTCGAGAACGGAGAATACATCGCGGTTGTCGATGTCCTTGGGAAGATTGAGCAGGCAGCTGCATTCGTCCAGAAGCACAGCTGGCGGGAGGCCGTGGATGAATTCTTCGGCTCCCTCACCGATGAGTTCTACGCTGCAAAACTGCACGACCACATTCTCGAATCTTGCGAGAATGGAGTATTCAATAAGCGCGATACGTCTAACGCCCCTTACGGATTAGACTGGAGCGTTGAGCCGTACGACTACTGCGGTGGCGGCTGCTTCGTCTTTGTTCAGGCTCCGAAAACTATTTCTTCAAAGGCTATTGCCTGATGGAGGACTGGATTCGATGAAAAGAATCAAAGTGAACTACGAAGCTGCGAAGAATCTGTATACCAGAGATTATGAACACGGAGAAGCCACCACTGAACTTCTTGTTGATGACTATGTTGCCGCCGAATTGGCGTGGAATGGCAACGGACAGCCTACAGCTGACTCGAATTTGGCATCACTTGAGTTGCTTCTCGGCCAGCTCGAAAACCTTCGCCATCGGGCATACCTGCATGGAAGCATCAAAAGTGTGAAGATCGTGGAGGACAAAGGCAATGACTGAGATTGTAAAAACCGTTCAGAAGAGACAGTATGTGGCGGATGATGGATCTGTTTTCAATGATCCGGATTCATGTCGGATCCATGAGGAAGAGACAAGGCGAAATGAAGTCGTCGCTTTGGTGAAGAAAATTCCGTATTTTTGCCATACTCCGGAGTTTGTCGATTCTGACTACACATGGGAGTGGTATCGGGTATCTTCAGATGACGACCTGAACATTGTGAAGGAATATTGTGAGGTCAATGAAGACTCGTTCTCGCATGACTTCAAACCAGGCTCCTACCCTGCATGGGTTGCTGTCTCAAAATGTGATTTCGATGGTGCCTGCCAAGTCGAAGGAGCCGTGAAAGACATTGTCGAAAAACTGCATGAATACGAAAATGACCTCATTCAGTTGATTGAAAGCAAAGAAAAGGAGATTTGAAAATGGAAGACATGAAAGAAAAGTTCCTCAGTATCTACACGAGCAAAATCGCACGCCCTGGAGCAGATAAGCTCCTTGAGTGGCTGAAGAAGTCCGATTTCTTCAATGCGCCTGCTTCCACCAGATATCACCTTTCCGAACCCGGCGGGCTGGTTACGCACAGCATCCACGTCTATGAGAGATTGAGAGATCTGTATATCGCGGAGAAATATCGTGAAGTGAAAAAGAATGGAGCGGATAGAGCTGCATCTACCTGCGAACTGTCCGATCAGGAGGAAGAAACTCTTGCAATCTGTGGCTTGCTCCACGATGCGTGTAAAATCAACTTCTACGTCCCGGGAACGCGGAACGTCAAGAATGAAAAGACCGGCCAGTGGGAAAAGGTTCCGTGCTACACTATCGATGACCAACTGCCATACGGCCACGGTGAAAAGAGCGTCTACATCATCAGTGGATTCATGCGCTTGAGCAGGGAAGAGGCAATGGCTATCCGCTGGCACATGGGCGGCTTTGGTGAAAACAATACGCAAAATGTTAGCGGTGCATTTAGCAAATACCCGCTTGCTGTATTGACTCACCTTGCTGACATGCAGGCTACCTATCTTGACGAAAACGAAAGCTGAGGATAGTATGAAAAAAGCTGTACTTGCGAGGATTGACCCTGATGACATATCCCTGATTTTCAGTGGCCTGAAGACGGTGGATGTTCACCTCGGCATCCCCGACATAAGTGTTCCGTTCACGGTCTATATGTATGCGTCATCTAAAGACCCTGAATGTCCGGGGAATGTCTTTGGGGAGTTCAAATGCATTGATATCGACAGGTTTGATTGCTCCGGCCTTGGAGTTAAGTTTAAACGCTTTGGCGCATTGTATCAGAGTCGTATGTCGATTGAAAAAATGAAAGGCCTTGCAAATGGTGGCGTTGTCTATGGATGGCAAATCGCAAGCATCTTGACGTACGACAAACCGGTTCCTATCACGCAGTTCTATGAGCCCTGTGATAAAAACTGCGGCAAATGCACCTATTCCTGCTATGACCCGCACGATGAAATGCCCGGAATTGGTGAGAGCTACTGTGGCATGGGAGATGTGGAGTCAAACCTCCAGCCTCCTGAAGACTGGTGCTATGTTGAGCCGCTTTGGTAAATCTATGGAGGAAACATGGAAAAAGACAACAAGAAGAAAAATCTGCGTCGGGTGAATGTGGTTATCACTGCACAGACCAAGTACAATCTCGAGCATCTGGCCGCAGCCTGCGGCTACAATGGAATCGGAGAGGTCATCGACAAGCTCACCCGGGAAAAGATGATTTCCCTTAAAGACTGGCAGTAGAAATGGAGGATACCTATGGATCGGACAATTCATGAATGCGCGGTTGACCTTGCGGAGATTTTTGACGATCTTCTTGATGAAAAAGAAATCAATGTACCATGCGAAGACTGGCGTGATGAAGCAGAGCGGCGAAGTAACGCAAGTTCTGCCCGAGTGTACGGTAGCGAGTACGGTGATCTCATTGATAAAATTGAGGCTCGTCTTGAAACTCTGAAGGAGGATTTGAAATGAAAAATGTTATCTCTCTTGGAGAAATGGATCCCGCGCGATTCAATGATGGATATCCGCAGCTTCTTGGATCTATCAAAAGCACTTTCGACACTGCTGTTTACAACACCAACGAGCCGTTATTTCTGACGGACGCATTCGGCCTTTACGACCTGTTCCTTGCGAATCTCCCTTCCGAAGCGCGTCAGCACTACAACTGCCGTGCGTGTCGGAACTTTGTGGAACGGTATGGTGGACTTGTTTGCATCGATAAACACACCGGAGACCTTCATCCGGTTATGTGGAGCGACAAGAAGCGTGAAATTCCTCCGTTTTTTTATGCGGCCGTGTCTGCCATTCGTAAGCGAGTTCTTGATGCCACTGTTGTTGGCATTTTTGTTCCATCCAAGATGAACCTTGGCGTTGAGCGAACCGGATCGTGGGAGCACATGTATGTAAGCATCCCTGCTCATGCGGTGTACTACAACCCGCTCAAAACAGCCGAGCAGAAGTTTGCGGAGAACAAGGAAGATTTCAGATGTCTGTTCGACTACGTGAAGAAATACTCCAGAAATTCAAGGCAGTATGTCCAGACGGCGATCAATTACCTTGGAACAGGTGTTTTGTACCGGGGCGATAGATTTACACCGCAGGCTACATGGTTTCTTGATATCCTCAACGATCTTCTCAAAACGAGAAAGTGGAAAAACATTGTATGGTGGAGGACTGCAACCGCACCTACTGGATGGTGCCACATTGGGAACAGCGTTCTCGGAGCACTGATTGACGACATTGCTGCTGGATACAGCTTTGAAGATATCAAAGCACGATTCGAGTCTAAGATGGACTCTGCCCAGTACCAACGCCCACAGGCTGCACCTGCAGAAGGAAACATCGCCAGAGCCGAAAGCATCGTTGCGAAGCTTGGAATTGAAAACTCTTTAAAACGGCGCTTTGCTCGGCTTGATGAAATTCGGAAGATCTGGACCCCGAAAGGTAATGTCTCACGTTCTGAAAGCGGTGTGTTTCGTAACGTACAGCCAAAACAAAAGAAGCAGCAAGTTGATCCATGCACTGGCGGCATCGTTACCATGACTTGGGAAAAGTTCCGCAGAAAAGTTCTTCCCGAAGCGCTGAAAATCGAATACCTCGTTGGCTGCGAAAGGCATCCGTTCGGAGCTATCGTTACAGCGCAAGACCACGATGCCCCACCAATAATAAAATGGGACACCGAGCGGAACAGGAATCCGTTCTCGTGGTATGTGTACAGAGGCGGGTCGTTCCCAGAGAGTTGGAACCTTCCCAGAAACGCTTATGTTGAAGTTGACGGAATCACTCTCCAGCCTAACCTCTGGAACGATGAATTTGATCTGTACGGATGCGGGACTTCCGTGATCTTCATTCTTCATGGCGCTAAGGACACTGGGTACAAAGGATCTGGGTCGGCGTTATTTCCTGAGCTTCTCAAGTCCGATCTGCGAGAAGTTCGATCCACGATCGAAGCCTTTTCCAAAAAGACTGATCTTGACGGATATGATTCGGCCTCTGCATGCGGACTGCGCCTAGAAGGAAACGACAGTCGAACTTGGAACACGGAAATCTTCCGCGTCACTACCCAATATGGGGCTACGCTATACAAACTTGACCGTTGGGATTGAGAGGCAAAAATGAAGAAGAAGCTTTGCAAACCGTGCGCAATTAAGCTGACCAGCCTTGGCTACAAGGTTGTTCATGTGTATGGGAAAAATGAAAAGGTCACCTGTGATGAGTGTGGGAACCGCCGATTCGGATGCACCTACGAAGTTGATCTAAATACGGAGCACGTCAACGAAAAGGCGTGAAATCGCATCAAACCTTCATAAAGAACCGGGAGAACGTACATAAATAAGAATCCATCAAACTTCCCATTATCTGCAAAAAAGCCGTTAAACAGGCTTACAATTCGTTATAAGGCGTAGGGCGAAATGCTCTGCGCCTTATATTTTTTTGCAAACTGTCAATATCTGAACTTCAAGTTTCAGTTTTGAATTATTGCTCTTTACGTCCTGTGATTTCCAAATGGTAATTCTTCATTATCTAAACGTCAGGTATTACAAAGAGGCTGACCGGGACGTTCGCAAAGGATGTGGCGAAAATCCCTATGAAAAGCAGATCGACTCTATCATCATGGACCTTCTTGAAATGAAACGGAGTATCCAAAACGAAAAGAAATCCGTATAACATAAAAAGGCCCGATTTGTCACCGTTTGGCGACAGCTCGGGCCTTTTGCATACCTGTTAATTTTTATTTCGAGCCTTTATGACCGCAAGAACGCCAGCAATCTCCTCCGCGTTAGCTGCCGCCTTTTTGTACTGATCCCATTTCTTGTTGACCTCTGAATTGATGAGGCTTATGTAGATTATCGGTGTGTCGATGTCGTTTACGGATATTTTTATGCCGAGATCGCTGCATACACTTGATACCTTACTTGCTGTTGCTCCCAGAAGAGCTCCGGTCAGCCCTCCGCCCATTGCTCCGACTGCCGTCCCGAGCAGACTTCCTCCGACAACATCGTCGCCATTTTCCACCACGGAATAGTCGAGAAGCTCTGAAAATGAATACTGCCTAGGACTTACAGATGGAGCACACCATGTTTGGTCGTTTTCGTTCACATAGAGATAGTCGCCCACACACTTTGTTGCACTGGACTTTGCCGCAGTTAGTGCTGTCTCTGTTTTCGCACGCTCATCTGCCGCACGCTTTTTGTCGATGCTTTTTTTTGCGTTTCCGATAAAAAGAGCGGCAAATAAAAGCCAGATGATCATCCTAGTCAAGTGCATATCATCATCTGAAAATCCGGAAATAATTGCAATTATCACACAGCCAACCGCAATCTTCCCTCTAATTGTTCCTTTAATTATGCTTATGATGCTGTTCGTGTCAACATTACTATGATCTCGGCTCATTACGATTCCTCCTTTATTTTAACACAGTATACCATATTTTCTCCGTACAATGAAACTGCAATTTTTAACAAAGTTTATCAAGAAACTTGTTTGATACAACGGTTAATGATTGCCATTCGGAAATATTTAGTAAAATACAATAACTTTCGCAAATATTTTGCTTAATTGCCAAAATCTATTGACATGGCAATTGTTTGTGGTACGATAAAGTTACGAAAAAATACATCAGAATAACGGAGGACCACAAAATGTACGCTGTTGTAGCCGTTTACCCAAAAGGAGATCGGGTTCTGGTTGGATTTGCTAACAGCCAGACCGATGTTGATGGTCTGGTTTGTGACTGCATCAATACGAACGGGCGCAAAAACCTCGAAAATGCAGGGATCAGAATCTGCGTAGAGTTGGCATGTTGATTTTTTTTCGGAGTAAAGTTACCGATCGGCAACAGAAACGGAGGACTTGGAAATGCTGTATGATTTGTTGGTTGATCTGATTTGCGCAAGCACTCAGAAAGACAAAGAACGCGCATATCGACAGCTTGAACGAATTGGCGTTGATCGGGCTACCGCAAACGCTCTTGCTGCCGATATCAAAGCCGGAATGTAAGGAGGCTCTCATGGAGCATGAGTTCATAAGCGACAAGCTTGCTTGCTTTAGGATCAGCGTAACTGATCGAATCTGGTTCTTCAAGCATGATGGCGTTGTTAAAGCTATCGCTGTGCCTGATGGGCTCCACGTCACCCTGAGCGGACGATCCGATAGAGAAGTTATCAAACTGATGAGCGAACGCCCGTTCGGAAAATCGTATCCGTCACATGTTCGATGCGCCGTTCTGAGCGTGTTTCGCAATTGGCTATAAAAGGAGAAGGAAAATGGATAAGAAAACGCTGAGGAAAGAACTTGAAAGCAGTATGCCTCTCGAGCTGGTTCTCGACCTGACTACCGGCCAGTGCGGCTGTACGATTTATAAGGGAGTTGGCTTTGACGATGATCCATCTAAGTTCCCGGATCACATCTGCTACATCCCCGATATGGAGTTGAATGATATTCCGTACAATAAGCCTTTCTTGTCGGATGAAGAAAGAAACACCATCCTCGAATACTGCTACACCTTCCAAGACTTCATCGACCTGTGCCACGGTGACGTCAACAAGGCAAAGATTGTTTACGACAACTGCGACTGGCAGCAGCCGTCTTCAGAATATGAGGAAATGAAGCAGATTGGATGGGGCGACGACTATGAGCAGCCGTGGCACGCAGTAACCAGATGGTGCGCCGATGATGTGATTGGAATCGCAAAATCCGCCGGGATCGAGATGACTGATGAACAAGCCGAAGATTGGTGGAGAGAACATGAACGGGGATTTCGGCAGATGATGGTTCAGGCCGGAAATGAAATCCTCGAGACTATGATTAAATGAACCCGGGCTTGCTTTTATACTGGTTGATTCACACACTCCATCATCTCGGAAAAGATAAGAAGCTCACAGCTTGTTTTCTGCCCAGAGCGGCAAATGCGCAAAATATTTTCGTCGATACGCCGAAATTTGACATGATCGGTAGGTGTGCTACGATAACGTTACGAAAACACACACCAACGAAAATATGGAGGTTCAACATGAAGAACATATCCTTAAAAAGCCATTACGAAAAGCGCCCCACCAACTGCGTTATGCTCCATGAGATGTCTCCAGACTCCTACTGCATCGGACTCGTCCACCCGGGAGAGGAGGATGAGCGGGAGATCTACTGGGACATGAGTAATGGCAATATCTATATCGAGCTGAGAGACCCGGATTTTGAGAACAGCACTGACTGCTTCGGAATCAAGAACGGCAGGCGCGCTTCCTTTGGTTGGTTTTCCCTAATCGGAAACTGCAAGAGCGAAGATCGCTTTGACGCCGAAGAAGAGATGCAGCGGCTGATCGAAAATGCAGAGCTTCTGTAAAAATTGGAGGATAAAAATGCTTACTGATGAAATGATTGCTCGAAAGATCGTTTTGGATCAAAACAATGGATTTTCCTTGTGCCCTCGTTGCGGCGGGAGGATGCCGGATCCTGTAACTCATGGGGCACTGAGCCGTCATGCTAGTGGCGTATACATCTGCGAGATGTGCGGCATGGATGAGGCTCTCCGAGACTGGAAGGGGAATGCGTTGCCGTTATCTTCGTGGAAGCTTGTTCGCAGCCGTAGATATATGCACGACAAGAAAAAAGCGGAGATCAATGTCGTGGCCGATCAGCCCTCCGGCGGCGTTAAGAACCTGCGATCCATCGGTATGGACTACTTCGGCCGCGAAGTGTTTGTCGATGAACTGGGCATGGCTTGGAAATACACCGAACCCGGTGCAATGCCACGGGAGCGGCACGACAAGGTTTATACTGCGTCCGGCAATGACCGGGACGGCGAACCCAGCCTGCCGATGTCGGATGAGTTTGACTACCGGATTATCGACAATTGACAGGAGGACTAAGCCATGAAGATTATTTCCGGCAAGACCGAGATCGCTGCAGCAATCAATTTCGGTCGGTATCCTGTTATCCGAATTGACATGAGTCAGACCGACGACTACGGCGTTATTGGCGCTCCGGTCAGAATTGACAATGGCACATTCTCGACAGGTGAGCCGTATTTTGTCCGCTGCCATCTCCGTATATTCAAGGATGAAAACAATCTGGTATTCAATGCAGACGGAGTCGCCCTGAAAGCGGACCTTAGCTACAAAGACTACGAGCGGATGTTGGAATACGCCAACGCTCCGATCATAAAGCCCGATCAAGACATCATGGTTTGCATGGTAGACAGCAAGCGTTGCTTTGTTTGTGCGCCCGTTGTCTTGCGGACGGGGAAGCGCGTTGATCCATACTGCGTAACCCCGCTTGATCTGGAGCCGTGCAATATTCCCGGCTTTGATTAAATTGGAGCACGACCTACTGAAGATAATCAAGAAGTTAATCAAGGCCTTGTATAGATGCTCTAATAAATTGCGGTATATCGCAATTTTATTTGACTAGGTTGGTGGTTGTGCTACGATATAGTCGTAGAAAAACTACACATTATCGGAAAACAGGAGAATTTAACTCATGAAAACTTCTGAAGTTCGCAGCTCTCTCCTCAATCTCGCTGAAAAACTTGACAGCCAGTGGGCATACGCCAGCCAGCTTGCAAGGAGACAGGAGATCGAAGGGCTTACTCTGTATGATGATGAAGGGAAGCCATTCCCTAATGCTGCGCAGATCTCGTATCGCGGGATGACATCCGCCTTCGAATCGCTTGGAGGAGAGTGGCACAGGAAGATCAATGGTAGCCATCGGCTTTGCCTGTATGGCATGTACGTTGAAACCTATCCAGATGATGAGGTGTGAATATGTTTGATCTGCGAGAACACAAGGGTCTCATTCGTCGTTTGGTTTCCGAGGCGAACAAAAATGATGCCATTTGGCACTGGTCGCTAAAAGCTCTCAGCAAGACCAAGGCTAGCATCTTCTGGAGTTATCTGGAGTACGGAGGCCAGAAGCCGTGTTTCACAATTGAGCTTGACGAGACTGAAGACGACTGCATGATCCGCGCGAAGGACGAGCACGGAGACACCCTCAACTGCGAGATGGTTGAGTGCAAAGACCTGCCTCACCTGAATACGCCGATCGAAGAGGCGATCAAGATGATGGCCTACACGATCATCAATACGGCTCACAGTTGCTACTGATTGGAGGCTTTGAAATGGATAGCAAGATATTCGATCTGAATGCGGCATTTATTGTGTCCACTGAGTCCAGAAAGTTTCTCGTAGTCATAGAAAACTGCAATATTGAATCAGATATTCTGTTTCAGCTCTGCCAACGCATCGTAACTCTCGAAGATGAAGGCTGTGTTGTCACCGGTGTTGTCAGAATCCTTTCTGACGGAACCAGACCCCGGGTTGCTTTTCGCGGAACAAAAGAGTACAAATCTGCAAAGCGGAACGCGCACAAGTCCTCTGATGCTCTTACTGGTCGGTATGCCAAGCTCGCTGCCGACCTGAAAGCTGCCTATGAGTACGGCAAGGCACACATGGGTACTGACGATGGCGGGACCTGCAACTTCGATTCTCCGACGCTGTACCTTCCAAGATGGAACAAGGAACAGGTCAAGGCTGCTGTTAAAGCCGCCGGGCTCAACAGCTTTGAATGGAAACCGTTTGGCAGGCAGAGGGCGTTCTTGGTTGTGTCTGTCCCATGCGCTGGTCAGGGCTATACAAGAACGAATGCGGCCGAGGCGATGAGTAAGCGACTTGGAGAACTTGGTTACGACTCTGGGATGTACTACCAGATGGACTGACTCCGCAAAAGGCTCTACAGCCTTTTTAATGATTCGTTAGATACCATCACTCATTGGAAAAATGTTAAATGATTTCACGAATTGCTGAAAACCTCAACAATCGAAAAATGGACTGAAACACGTCGTTTTCCTATTGACATGGTCGGTAGTTCTGGTACGATACGTTTATCGAAAAACATTACGAATTATCGGAGGATTTCAATTATGACTACTTACCGTGAACTTATCGCCCGCCGTGATGAATTTGAATTTATGAGTGTTAGCTGGAGAGGAGTCAACAGTCTCATTCAGGAGTACCTCAAGGCTCAAATCATCGCCGGTCACATGGAGTTCGCCCGGATGGTTATCGGGGATCTGTGCGATGCCGCAGAATCTGGAGCTTACGACAATGACTCGTATTTCAAGAGCATGTATGACGAATGGGTCAGTTGGTTTAAGTTTTGGGGATACAGTGAACAGGCTGACGAACTTGTCGATTTTGTCAACGAACCTGCATGATCGGGTCGAAGAGATCGATGGTTGCGCCTTGCTTTACCAACGGAGGAATGAAACATGAAAAAGGCTGATATAGAACTGATCCATATCGGATTGAACACTTTGTCAATCTCTCTCGATACGAACTGGTCCATAATGAACGGACAGAGCGCTAACCCTGAAGAGAAAAACGCCAGCAAGGAGCGGTATCACGGGATGCTCAAAACGCTCTGTTTCATGGGCGGTGACTGGGCTGTGGATGAAAATGGAAAGCACCGCGTTTTTCTGGCCGGGATGTCCAGCCAAGACGTTGATAAATACGTCGGAGAAGAATGATCCGCCTGATGATGACCGCCGGCACCGGTCGAAACACCCGAAAGGGTGTCGCGGAAGCCAAACCGCAATGAAAAATCAAGGAGGATTTTACTATGGAAAACAAAAATGCCGTTGCCGTTCACGAGTGGAAGGATGATCCTAACTGCTTCCTGCGGATGCTGAATAGCCCTGCACAGCAGCGGAGCCGCGCAGCCCGCCGCCAGAAGGATGCTGACCAGGAGAGGTTCAACAACGTCCTGAACGCCGTTGCCATCGGCGCAGCAGCCTTTGCCGTCACCCTGCTCGTTATCTGCTTCGTTCTCTGATGGATGATGGCAATGAATCCGATGTATGATTGCTCAGGTTTGCTTGACCGGTTCGGCGGTGTAACGGAGCCGCCTGACGACCGGGATGTTGAAGATGAACCTGAATGGCAGCGGCCGGAAGAAGCTGATGCTGTTTGCTGGGATGGTTAAGGAGGTCTACTTATGTTGAACAATGGGAAAAACGAAATGCAAGAAAAGAAATTTGAGGTCTTTGCGCAGATTCGCGCCGCTCTGACCCAGCAGGACATCGATGACATCATGGTGTCCGCCCTCGAAGGCGGCATCAACTACTGGTGCAGGCGCGTTGTCGTGCAGGGTGACTACCTCGGAGAGTATGCCAGCGAGCAGATTTCGCGTGGCGGAAAGCTCGCTGTCTGGCTCGATGAGCCGTTCGAGGATAACAAGACCTGCTATATACTCGACCGCGACAAGTTCCTTTACGGCTTCAAGCTGTGGCTTGAGAACGCTCACGCCAACTGTGATGTCGTTGACAATGTTGATGGCTCCGTTGACTGCGGACAGATTGATGCCATCTGCGCAGATGAGATTATCCAGCACGCGCTTTTCGGCGATCTGGTGTTTGGCTGAGAAGGGAGGTGGGCTCATGAGCTATACCCCGCCAGAAAAAATGACCATCGAACAGCTCAAAGCAGAGGTCGATGCTTCCTTTGAGGAGTGGGAACGCATCAAAGAGAATGGGTGTCAAGATCCATCATGGCCTGATGGAGTCAACATGAACCTTGTGCGGAACCACATTATTTTTTGGTATCAGTATCTTCAGGAGAGGATCTCTGCTTCGAATGAACAGCTTTCTCTCTTTGACGTGAACAACGATCCAATCGACAAACGCCCTGTTCCACCCGTTGTTCCAAATGCCTACATGGCTCCAAATGGAAAGCATTCTCACCGCCTTGACAACGACCCTATGTGGCCTAACATCGTCCACGATATCTAACACAAAGGAGAAGTACTATGAAGAAAATCAAAGTTAAACTGACATTCAAGGAACCTATTCTCGGCACTTGGCCGGCTAATCCCAATGTTGCGCGAGAGTTTATCGCATCGAAGTCCCCTGATGCTACTACCGTTGAAGATGAAATCGCTGCCCTTGGAGCCGATGCGGTGGCAGACAAAGGGATGACTGTTTTCCCAAGAGATCCCGATGGACGCCCGATTTTTTACGATTACCAAATTAAGGGGTTCTTTAAGGACTCCTGTGGTATGCTCTCCAGAATCGGCGGCAAGACCGAAACTGGAAAGAAAAAGGCCGTGAATGAGTCTGGAAGGATTACGGCTTACAAGAAGACTATTGACGGGTTGATCTTCGTTGAACCACGCATGATCCCCATTGTGTTTGATGGGGAAATTGGTGATTGTCAGCGCCCTCTCCGCGCACAGACAGCGCAGGGTGAGCGCGTCAGCCTCACCAACAGTGAAGAAATCCCTGCAGGAGCTACCTGCGAATTCTCCATCGTTCTCCTTGATGAAAGCCACGAAAAGGCTGTTCTGGAATGGATGGATTATGGCTCTTTACGTGGTATCGGCCAGTGGCGAAATTCAGGCAAGGGACGTTTCGACTACGAAATTGTAAAATGAATGCTATGGCACGGCTAAGCCTCGACTCGCAACGACAAGCAAAGGCAAAGCTCGGAGAAGCCCCGAAACGCAGTGGCCATGATGTGAAGCAAACCGCACAGCAACGGCTTCGATATGAAATGGGAAGCACTGCTATGGAGAGGAAAAGCAAAAAGACGATGCGCATAGCCAAGTCGTTGTATAGCAAAGATAAGAAATGCGAGGAATGCTCACCGACGCAACTGCAGTGAACAGCTGAGAATATCCAGGAAGTGCGGCGCAAAGGCAAGGAATGGCAAAGAGATGCAGCGGCATTGCCTAGAGAGGTAAGGAACGGCTATGGCATTGCGTAGAACTGACCAGCAAAGAGAAGAACAGCATTGAAAAGGCATGGCTTGGTGGGTCGTCGCAAGGGCACAGCTCGGAGAGGAAGTGCCTCGCGCAGCAAAAGCAGAGTATAGAGATGAACTGCAAAGGCAAAATGGAGGTTGAACAACATGGCAGACATTAAAGACAAAATTTCAAAGCTTTTGGCTCTTGCCGAAAGCCCAAACGAGAACGAAGCCAAGATGGCACTGCTCAAAGCCAGAGAGCTTATGGCTCAGTACAAGCTCACACCCGAAGAAATCACCCGGGAGAAAAGTGAGGTCGTGAAACGTGAAGTTCTCGGCATCAAATGCACAAAGATGACCAATGACTGGATCCCTACATTGGCAAGTGTTATTGCTTCCCACTACTGCTGCAAGGCATATCTATACCGGGAGCAGTATTCCAAAACCAGTCAGATCGGCTTGATCGGACTTGAAGATGACTTTGACATCTGCAAAAAGATTATCCTCTATGCGGTTGAGTGCGTTCTGTCTGGAACCCGGCGGATTGTGAAGAACCCTTATGAACCCGCCGGGAGACACCGTAAGAATTGCAACGCATACGGTTGGGGGTTTGCCAAGGGACTTCGCGAAGCGTATGAAAAACAGGCTGAACAGCACCAAGAGTGGGGACTGGTTATGAGCGTTCCTTCCGCCGTCACTGATGAAATCAAAAGTCTCTGTGGAAAGGCAAAGCCCAAGCCTTATGGAACTGGGCGCTGTGATCGTGGCAGTTCCGATTTTGCCCAGTCTGGTTACGAAGCAGGAAAGCAGTTTGATCCGAGCCGCAGAATCGGAAATTCCGAACAGCCCGCATCTACTCTCACAGCTTGAAAAAGGAGAAAAATCTATGAATGGTACGTTCTATCGTGGTGAGATTTACTACGTCAATCCCGGAAACGGCGAAGTTGGAAGTGAAATCCGAAGTGGTCGTCCCGGCGTTATCGTCAGCAACGATCTAAACAACAGGCATTCAGCCTTCGTTGAGATTGTATATTTGACAACGAAGGATAAAAAGCCTCTGCCAACGCATGTTCATGTTGAATCCTCTGGAGTTTCGGCCACCGCGCTGTGCGAACAGGTCGTAACTGTTGATAAAAGCCGCCTGAGCACATACATTGGCACACTTACGAGCGCCGAGATGAAAGATGTCGAAAAGAGTATTGTTATCAGCCTTGGACTTGACGATTATGTTGCTGCCTCCAAAGAGAGCGCATTGGACCCAACCAGACAGTGTTGCTCTCATTCTGAAAATTTGAAGCTTCGATTCCACAGCGATTCTGAGTATATCGCGGCTTGCGCACAGCGAGATGCCTACAAGGAACTGTGTATGAAGCTTATCGATCGAAAGTGAGGGAATCCGAATATGAAAGCTGAAACAATCGAGTGGCATGATATCAAAGAAGATGGATTGCCTGATATTGACGAAAACGACTATTGCGAGAACCGTTTCCTTGTTGTCATCCATCACAAATATGTTGCTTTCGATAGAACCATTCAGGATGACGTTTTTGTTCATGAAGCATCAGTCTTATGTGGCGAGTTTGTAGATGATGAATGTGACAGTATCGAGAGGAAACGAAATGGGCACACTTTCACTATCACTCAGTGGGCAAGAATGCCGAAAGGAGTACATAAATGAGCAATCTGAAAGACGATGCCATCAATCTTTTGAATGACTTAAACCAGAGCGGCAACTTCAAATACGGAGATTATAGCGTTCTGTTTGACGCCATTTGCGAGATCGAACCTTTGCAGGATCGAGACGAACAGCTAGAAGCATTGTGGGATGACTTCGGAAATGTTCCGTACAATGAAGAAACGGAAACCATAGAAGAAGACTTTTTGACCTTTTGTGCCGGCACACATCGCTATGATATCTGGAAGTGGTTTGATGAACGGCACAGCAAAGGCGTAGCGTATCTTTTGTATAAGTACGGACGGAACAAGTGCTATGTCTTAAAGCACAACAATTATGCTGATGGCGAGGACTTTGAAATTTTCTTCTATGAGGATGCGGCAAGGATTGCCATGAAGAGCGAGATGGAATCCGTTGTTGAAAACCTGAAGTCCGAAGGCTATGCGCCGGAGATTGTCAATAAGCCTTATCGCCCTGAAGTTTATGTACCTGATACTGGAATATATTACGACTGGGAAATCTTTCCGTCCTCTGTAAACGTTACCAAATGATACGCTATATCCAAATATTACCCAAAAAGATTTCTGAAAATCGCTGTTTTGGCTTGACTTTACCGGCTGGTAATGTATAGTAAAACTACGGAAACTATACTGCTTTACATGGAGGCTTGAAAAATGACTAGAACAGCTGGACAGGTCCCTGATCTGCCGAAAGAAATCGTTGATCGATGGATGAATGAAAATGGATACCCTTGCGGAGCCCTCAAAAAATGTGATGAATGTACCCCGTCCACTTACTCCGCTTGCTCGACTTGGGCAATTTGGTTCAAGAAATCGTGGGGGAATATTTGCTACAATGCGACACAATCGAAAAGGAGAGATCTTGATCTATGAGCTATGACATCAGTCTCGTTGACCCGGTCACAAAAGAAACTCTTGAGGCCGACTTCGTACACCATATCACTGGTGGATCCTATACTATTGGCGGAACCAGAAAGCTCGAGCTCAATGTGACATGGAACTACTGTAAGTTCTACTATGGAGACAAGGCCTTCGGGGACAAGGGTATCAAATCGCTTGATGGGATGACAGGCGCTGAAAGCATTCCTATCCTGAAAAAAGCTATTTCAAACCTTGGAGACGATGTTTCCCCTGTATACTGGGATGCTACCGAGGGAAACGCAAAGAAAGCTTTGTGCGGGTTGCTCGCACTTGCTCAAATTAGGCCTGACGGCGTATGGGAGGTGGTGTGAAGTGGATCTCAATGGGTTCGAAGTATATGATATGAGGGATCGTCCCATTGCATTCTCTATCACAGAGAATGGAATCACATTCAATGCAAGCGCTGCTAAAGCCATTGGATATCCAGCGTATGCTACGCTGTATATCAATAAAGAGGACCGACTACTGTTATTGATGGCATCCGACAAGTACGACGATAAATCGAAATCCTTTTTCACAGGAAAAAGAAAAAATGCTAATGTCAAAAACGTGCGATGGAATAGCGAGTCGCTGAATCGGGATGTCATTGATCTCATAGAGGGAGATAAAACCGGTGAACTTTGCATTTCCGACTTCAGGGTTCGTGGAAGGAAGGTTGATGTTGGAAAAGAGCCTCCGGTACCAGCTGTATTGTTCGACTTAAAAGTTGCGAAGCAAATATTGTGAGGGAGAAGCTATGATTATCTGCGATCCCCAGTGCCCTGACAGATTTCCTGGATGCTCAGATCGTTGTGAGCGGTACAAGGAAAGGCGAAAAGATTACGAAAAAAGAATGAAGTATCTGAAGGATTTTTCGTTTAATCCGTATTGCAGGCACAAAAGGCACCGTGATATTGTTCGAGACGCAAAAAGAGAATAATCCCGCTTTGCTTGTATGGCATTTATGAAGGCATGTGAGGAGGTGCTACTCTTATAAAAAAGAAGAATGTTTATGAAAAAAGGATCAAGGCCCGAAATGATGCAGCACAGATCTTTTGTTGGTGTATCGTTATTGCGTTGAACCAAGAAGAAGGAATCGGTTCAGAACGGCTCGGAAGAGCTTGTGATGAGATGAAGACTTTTGAGGATAAGTTCAAGAACATGATCCAGTCTTCCGGCAGAAAAGCTGCTTCTGTCGAAATGGAAAGGCTCTTGGATGGAGTGTGTGATACCGACATTATCCTTCCTTCTCTCAAGTACCCGAAGACACGCTTTGAAGAGCAAATCCGAATGGCAGAAAACGATGGTGGAAGAATTGCGTGGCTTGTGATGGCTTGCTCCGCTCGGTCTACTTTTGGATTTGGCAAGGATCGTCTTGCTCGTCTAAAGAAAGAATCGCTCGATAATTATCGGCAGTATATTGAATGGAAGGAAAGCGCCGGGGAAACGTATGCGCTCGAACAGATCAGGAGATGCGCCTCTGCTGCACTTAGAGAGACACTGTACATTTCAGACACAAGGAATGACGAGCCTCCCACAAGAGCATACGTTAGAGAGAATGATCCCATTTCAGCTTTGAATGTTTCATCGGCGGTTTCTGCAAATCTTGCAAGAAAAAAAGGCGTAAAAAGTGTTCCACTTCTCGTTCTTAGCCAAGATGAGGCTCGAAAGCAAGTAAAAGCTGTCCTTGATTCGCTTTATCCGCAGGCGGGCAAAAAGTGCTAATTGATAAAATTTCATTGGCCGTTCCTTTCGCCCTGCTGTCTGTGCATGTCTATATCCGATATATGACTGTACTCGGTATTCCGTTATGATGGAGAAAAACAATGAGAAAAAGTATTCTGGCGAGGATGACTGACTTTGTGGCCGATAGTCGCATTGCTCCTGTTGTCATTGGAATTGGCATAGTTGTTCTTCTGTATGTGCTTGTTTCATTGCCACTTACTGCGCTCAAGTTGAAGTTTTTACAGTTTGTCATTAGTGCACTGTAGAAAACGAAAATTTTGATTTGAAAGTTTGACCTTATTGCAATTTTGATGTATGATACATAAAAAGGCAAAACGAGAATGGAGGTGAAACAATGAACGCAAAGGACACCATTACGGCTGCGCTCAAGTCGGTCGGACTTACACAGAAGGAGGCCGCTGCAAAAATAGGATGGTCGCCGTATCAGATCAATGCCAAAATTGCAAAGGGAACGCTTCGAGCTGACGCATTTTTGAACCTCATGGACAGTATCGGAGTAGATGTTACTCTGACGAACAGAGCAACTGGGAAAGAGATCCGCCTGCCCACCGAGGGAGTTGGACGGCGAGTAAAGGCAATGGTTGATCGCGTTATCTACGATACCGCAGCATCCGATGCGCTTGCCAACAACTTCTACGCAGATGGGAAAAATGAGTACTCCGATGGAATGGCTATGGAACTGTACATCGATCAGAACGGTCGATACTTCTTTGCTTGCTATAGCAACCTAGAGGGAGTCAAGGATCGGATCCTTCCCATCTCCGCGTCAGATGCGGCCACATTCATCCGAAGATATGGAACTGCAACACACAAAGAGGATGCAGGCTCCGAAATTCAAGAATAACTTTAGATTTTACACCCCGACGGAATATCCGCCGGGGTGTTTTCTTTTTATTCCGGCAGAAAGGGCCATTCCTTCATCGGGTAAAAGATAAAAAGCTACAAACTGTATTCTATACGAAAACCGCAACATGAAAGAATGTTTCGATGCATCGTCAAAACTTGACATGGCCGGTAGTTCTGGTACGATAAAGTTGTGGAAAAAACCACACGATATCGAGAAAAAAGGAGGTGAATGAGATGAGCAAGGAGTTCTTCAATCTCCCTGAATCCACCAAGAGGATGATCTGGGAGGCACTTCTCGCACGGTGGGCAGCAAAAAAGCCCGCCACCCGATAAACGGATGACAGGCTGCAAGATGAGATTTCCAGACCACATCTTGTAGCCAGTCTACCATCGGAAGGAGATGATGTCAAGAGGTTTCCGGCGGAGTTTGACCTCATAAATCAAGCCCCGCCCCACTACCTCGGCAACAGCCGGGAGATTATCTCGATTATACACCGAACAACAGGAGGCTTCGAAATGAGATGCTGTAATCTGGATCCGCTGCCAGTCGTCACCGGCGATCCGTTTGACTGGCACGATGACTGCGAGTTTTGCGTCACGCTGGCTGCTCGTGCTGCCGCGATCGTCCAGCAGGTCACAAGATACGCTGTCACTCGGTACACCTGCCCAGGACGACAGATTATCGTATCCAAAAGCACGCGCACCACTGGAGGGTGGCAAGTGACCTACTACTGTACCGACCGGATTACCGGGGACATGGTGCCGACAGGACACACCGATTGCGACACAGCCGAACAGGTTGCTGGAGAAATCCCAGAAAGCTTTTGCGCAGCCGATGCTGTCGCATAATCACAATCAGAAACAGGAGAATGCAATATGACTACTGAAGAGCTCTTCCATAAAATGCAATGGCATGTCGAACGCGAGGTCAAGCATTACAAGGCAGATTTCGATATCGACAAAGACGATATCCTTGAGCGCATCGCTAGCCGACGGTTTGGTCAGTACATTTGGGTCACGCGCGAGTGTGGGACTCATTTTGTTTCCACCGGGACATGCGCAGACGATCCGAAGGCTTCCGAGGAATTCCTCAATGCAATCCGAAGGACTTGGCCTGAGCGCCACGAATACATTATTACAATTTCGTCCACAGGACGCCATAGATTCCAAAGGAATGGAATGAAACCGAGTGGAAAGTAATTGCGGATTTCTGCTTTTTTGAAAAATCTTCGGAAAAATAGCGATTTTATATTGACTTTTCCGATCGGTATGGTATCGTAAAGATATGGAAACACAACACGATCAAAAGGAGGCACACAATGGCTGTTTATGCATGTATTTACGGCAAGGAAAACATTGCCGAATATGAAGGATGCGTTCTAAGAACCTACGAGAAAAACGGCTACGAAGATTCTGACTGGTATGCGGTTTGCTGGGACCGCAGCAAGAAAGCTGTTGTTGATGTGAAGTATGACACAACCCGGGCTGGTGGCGGTGGCTCCGCCGTGATCGACGCTACGGATGATGTTATCCGCCTTGCGTATCGGTATTACTGGAGCCTTGGCAGATCCTTCTTCGACAACAGATCTAACCCCGACAACGCCAAGATGATTCGCGTTGGCGACACCGTAAAGGTGGTTCGCGGCCGCAAGGTCAAGAAGGGGAGCGAAGGAACCGTTTTCTGGGTTGGAACCAGAAAGAACCTGTACACCTACCGGGTCGAGGATCGGATTGGAGTGGAAATCAATGGCGAACGAGTGTTCCTTCCTGCCGAATATGTCGAGGTTATTGGCTGGGAGAAACGCCTCGTTACCGGGAGAGCCAGAAAGCAGAAGATTCGAAACTTAGCCCTGAGCTCTATGCCGAGCTGGGCCATCGATAAGCTTGTCAACGGATATAAGGAGGCCGCAAATGATTAAGGACTATAAGCCGTCTTTTACGGAGATCATCACCGAGTACAGCCTCGTGTTTGATGATGGACACCACAATGGGTTCGGCTTTCCCTGTGATGAAAACGGAAAGCTGCCCGAAAACATGAAGTACGAGAAGCCTGCAGCATTCGACAACTACATCGATTGCCTGAAGCATCCTGAACGCTTCTTGCGCTTCAATAAGGTCGTCAAGGAGGAACGCAGCGTTCATAACTGCGCATCTGGCGCTTGTTCGTGCGGAGAACGAGTGTATCTTTATGACCAGTATCAAGGAGCTTGTCAGTGCCCCAATTGCGGAAAATGGTACAACCTGTTCGGACAGGAGCTGATCCCACCTGAAGAGTGGAATGATTGATTGGAGGTTATGTGCCATGACAAAAGAAATGCTGAAGCTGTCTTCAACCGAAGTCCACGCTACAATCCCATACAGTATGATCTGCATGACTCGGTATGGATGTTCGTGGGACACTGGGAGACGCCGCCGGGCGTGGTTGTCCTACTTTTCCGAAGAAGAGCGGAAAGCGGCTGCACGGCTATTTCCTAAAGCCCGTGATTGGACTGTTGGCCGGGGAGTTCCCGCGGTTGTCAGAATGAGCGAGAAGACATTCTTCCTGTGGCAGAAGCTCGGAGAGTTCTGTACATCTATCTAAAGAGGAGGTTGAAGATAATGTATAAGATTCGTGACAAGTACGTTGGGCTTCCGCGGGAAGGCATCGACGAATTCGATACTCACGAAGAAGCGCTGCTGATGCTTTCTGAGTATCGGATTGCTTACGGACCGTTCTGGACGTTCTCTCTCAAGAAGGCTGGTGAAAAAAATGATTAAGATGATTAGCAATCGCGACGATTTTCTCATGACGGTACTAGAATGTGGGAGAGATGATTTGTCACTCCTTGATGATGTGAACTATGATTGGGGAAACATTTTGGAAGACGGACTCTCCGATCTGCGCGGCATAAATGACGTTATGTATGCCGTGTTCGAATATGGTATTGCCAGGATCAATGATTCCATAAGTGATCGAATCGCTGATTTGTCCGCTCGCGGGGAAGAGCTTGACATCGAAGAGAAAAAAGAACTCGAAGAGCTTCAAACTCTTGTCCCAAACGAAGACATTCGCAGCTATCGCAATTGTATTGATACCAGTGTGTGGGCTGAGAATCATGGTGCTGTTTATAGAAAGTACCTTTCTGATGCGCTTGAAGACTTCAGGTACGGCACTGGATTTTCGATAGATACCGGATGGAGCGACGATGAATAAGATTGTAGTTACCGCAGCTGATATCAATAAGGTTCTGGCGTGGCGCGATGAGCATGTTGACCTTGTGAGATCTATGCCACTCGCCCTGAGCGAAGTCGAAATCCAGTGCGTGGAAAGCGAGATTTCGATCACATGCTACCGGAAGGAACGAAAGCTGAAAATGTACATCAGAGATTCTGATGGACTTCTCGGGCATTCCACCTTTGTTCCTTATGACGGAAAAATGTGGGAGAGAACGAAGACTACCCTGCCGTCAACACTGTTTGGATCCCAGATTCAGAGGGATGCAATCACGGTTTACAGCTCGCTCATGGCGCTGATGGTCTACGGAAAAAACTATCCTGCAAATCAAAATGACAGGAAGACAGCCACCGGGAGTGCTACTAAGAAGGTCTCCAAGAAGTCAACTTCCGACGTAACATATATCATTCACTCCACTGGAAATCGTGTTTCACTTGTTCAAAAGGGACATCATACAAGCCCTTCTTGCTCATTTACCGTGAGAGGACACTTTAGACATTACAAGAACGGTAAGACGATCTGGATCTCCGAATATAAAAAAGGAACAGGTGATGAGCACCACAAGACGTACAAGATCTCTCCCAATCGAATCTCCATTTGACATGCTCGGTAGTCATGTTACGATAAAGTTATGAACATCAACCTATTATCGACAAAAAATAAAATGGAGGACAAAATTATGACTATGGTTGAACTTCGACACAAAATCTGTGAGATGGGAGCTGCCCGGGCGGAGCATCCTTATGGAACCCCTGAGTTTAATGCTGCTAATGATGTGCATGGAGAAATCTAAATGAAGGACTGTCTTATAAAATGTAAGAAGTGCAAGCACTACTATGCAATCATGATCGGGCCGGGAGGTGCTGGGTATAATCCCTATCCGTGCTGTCAGCTCTATACCGACACCGGAAAGCATCCTAATGTGCTCACTCAGGAGTGCTTCGAAAAAAGAACTGTAAGGAAGAAGGTGAAATAATGTCCGCAATGAAAGCTGCTGCTATTTACCCGGAAATCATCAAAAGGTTCTCTGACTTTAATGATGGTCGTCTCGATGAATGGAATCGATACGTTTCCGATGTAAAAGAGAGGTGCGAGTATCACGATTTTCTCACACGGATTTCTTGGGATCTCCTGCGTTTGTGTTTCACCTCCATGGAACTCTGCGAATGGTACAGGAAGTACAATATCAATGACAATCACATCACCACTGCCGTTCGGAAGGCGTATGTTGAAGTTTTCGGTCCTGTTTAACTCAAAAACGATATAAAAGCCGTCGAACTTACATCTTTTACGTCTTTTTATGAAAGTATACTTTAATAAAATGGAAGGTTGGTAAATCATGAAAAACGAATACATGGAACTTCAGAGCCGCCAGCAGATGGAATTTAATGAGCTGCCCCTCGGATTTGCTTTTAGCGATGAGCAGTTCAAGAAGATGATGGAGGGGTGGGGGCTTACCATCGGCGACACGGACAAAATCGCCCGCGTCGCTGGCGGCGCGTTCATCCAGAAAAGGGACCTTGACAGCTATCACGAAATTGTCAAGCGTTTTGATAAAGAACTGAAAGAAGCTATTGCCGCAGACAAAACTGGGGATGGCTTCATCTACCAGATGTTTTTGACAGAGCTTGAGAACCATGAGTACAGCTACACCGGAGATGCAGAGGACGCGCTTGATGCACTTGGCTACACTATTGATGAAATCTACGCCGATGATCTCCTGCGCCATGGTTTCGAAAAGGCCATCCAGAGAGCTGCAATGGAGGACTGAAATGGAAAACGCCGAAAAGAAATTCTGGACTCAGAAAGATTTCGATTACTCCAAAGTCAAAATTGGAGACTACGTCGAACAGGCGGTTGTTGACGACGCTATGGACTGCCTCCCTCCCGCGAGCATGAGAAGCGACTGTTCGCAGCTCGGAGAGCCTTACTCCACCAGATTCGACCCTGAAAGCGGGAATTGGAGGTCAACCTACGCAACCTTCAAGCGCGTCTCTGGAGCTTTTCCCAATGGAATTTGGCAGTATTGCGGACATTGCTTTCGCGGAGAAAACGTCGAACGCGGCAAGGACCTCCAAGTGTGTAAAATTTCATGATCCCGGATTGCCAATCGGAAATCAGCATTTCCGATTGTTTAAAATAACGTTGAAAATGTTGAAAGGTGGTTTTTAATCATGGGCACCCCTAAAATTCCGTACACCATTCAGGCCGGCATAGCTGCATCTGTCAACAATGATGAAGCCGTACTCACAATTATGCAGAGCTGTATGCAGAGTGTCGTTAACGATGTCCTGCACGGTGTTGTTTACAAGTATAATCTTTTGGATCTTCCTCTCGTACTCGCTGCTGTCAAGCACGCCGTAAATGGTCTTGAAACCCTGCTTGACGAAGACGACAAGATGATCGAAGAAACTGCTATGAAAGAGATCGGATGCGTCACCATTGACGCTTCAATGCTTCGAAAACTGGCTAAAAAGGAGAAAGACGATGATTGATATGAAATTGATCGATGCCAATGCAGCCATTGAGAATGCAGACAAGCGTTATAACGAATGGAACCTTGCCATGGCTGCGGCAGAAGGGAACCGGCAGATTAGCATGGTTTACAAAAAGCAGGAGCTTTTCAAGGCTGTGAAGAAAGTTATTGAAATCTGCCCGTCCATTGACCTGGACAGCCTACGACCTGTGTCTGAGTGGGAGCTGAACCCGCATAGATTTTCCTGTGAGCACTTCCGATGCAAGAAATGCCACCACATCAACTGTGTGGCTGACAAATACTGCGGTGAGTGCGGTGCAAAGATGACGAATGCTGGCGTTAAGCCGGAGGATCTGCCCATTCCTGAAGAGGAACTCCCGAAAAGCTCCTCTGGATCTTGTGACTTTGAGGAGGTCGAGCTGTAATGGGGCGTGAAGTTGTTGATGCCGAAACTCTTACAAAGTTTCTTGAGAACTGGATCAAAGATATCAATGACGCTCCGTGCTGGGGTACTCAACGGGCCGCTGTCATGGGATCGGCAATTGGATTGCTCGAAAAAGTCCGCACGTTTGTAAAAGAGTCCAGCACACCAGAGTTCGATAAAACCATCGGGCGAAAGATGGAGCCCCTGCAGGAGCGTGATGCTGCACTTGAACAGATCTGGAAGCAATTTGCGGATCATCCCATCAACCCAGAAACGGAGAAAATTGAGGCCCCGTTTCTGCATCTGCCCATGAGTAACGATGACTACTTTGTTTCTTTTGATGCAGGAACCACGAAAGAAGACATCTGGCGGTGGTTTGATGAACGGCACAGCAAAGGTGTCGTATATCTGCTTTATGGCAGACCGTTCTATGAAAAGGACCCCAATGAGGTATACCCTTTGAGAGAACTTGTCAAGCAGAATGTTCCGTTCCTACTGAGCGAGATTTTCCACATTCCCGATTCTGAGCTTGCACCGCATATCATTGAAGCCTGCGTAGATGATCTGTGCGAAAACAGCAATGCCATGTTCGATTACGATTCCATAGATGCACACATTCGTGGCACGTTGGCTGTGTTTGGTATAAATCCTGATGATTATTAAGAATGATGGAGGACTCTCTGATGGGTGCAATTGATAATACCCGCCTTGAAAACGACATGATCGATCACATGTGGTCGTTTCTGCAAATGGGCGGCTTAAAATCCAACTATCCTGCTCTAAAGAGTGCCTGTATGGAACTGCGGCAGATGATGATGCAGAAAACCGCAGGACAGCGTAAAGATCGTCCGCATGACATTCCGTTTGACAATCTGGAGAGAGTTAAAGCAACAATCATAGTTGAAGCCATGGCTCTGGTTCTATCCGGTGATCTTGAGAACCAGCCGGTTGCAAAAGCCATGAGCGAGGAAGACCTTGAAGATATGGTGTCAGCTGCAAAGAAGAATGCTTCCGCCCTCAAAGATTTCTGTTTCGAATGGGACTGCTCTGTATGTCCATTTGAAGAGAGCCAAAAGAAATGTGTTATTCAAACTCCTGCCAGTTGGGATCTTCGTAGATGTGAACTTTTTAAGGAGGAGCGGTAATGACGATCTTGAACTTCTCTCGTGAAGAAAGAGGCTGCTGTGGACGTGCCGATGTCCGGCTCACGGAAGCCGAAGTAAGGATCCTGAGCAATATTCTTTATAGAATGGACAGCCACGATGGGGACGTTACTCAAGCGCTCAACAAAGATTTTTTCGTACTGAGGGAACTTCTGCATCATGGCTGGTTTGATAGGCCTGCCATCGAGATTCTTTGTAAAACAGCAAAAATTGAAAGGAAGGTAAAAAATGACAATCAATAAAATAAGATACGAGCCTGGGGATATAGTCACTCTGGCAGGAACTGAGTTTGTTGTGCTGGATGTTGAGCGTCGTGGCAGCCTGCCGGACAGCCTGTTCCTGCTGGCGCTGGAATCGGTTGGTGCTTCTGAATTTGGCAGCTCTAACAACTACGCAGAGAGCGATCTGAAGAAGGCCGTGGACAAGTGGTTGGAGGACATGGGCAAGAGGGGCCTCGACAATGCCAAGCTCATCCCCCGCGAGATCGACCTGACCACGCTGGACGGTTCCGGCTGCTATGGGAAGTTGTCGGTGAAGGCTGCGCAGCTTACACTGGATGAAGCTCGCGAGTACGCTAGCATCATCCCCAATGCGGAGAGGTGGTGCTGGCTGGCGACCGGTTGGAGCGGTCCCAGCAAGTCGGACGGTGATCTCGCCCTGTTCGTCTACTTCAATGGCGTCTGGGGCTACGACCGCTGCTCCTTCTCTGGCGGCATCCGCCCCGCTTTGAAAATCCCCGCTGACCTCTTGCATTACTCTGCGGACAAGTCAGACTTGAGCGAGGTCTCGACAGACACGTTGGAGAGAGGGGGTGAAGATACAGATGATGCGTCTCGTTGATGTAAACTCCTACAAGCGCATTTTGGAGGGCTGGCTCTCTGGGGTGCACTCCGGTGGGGACGAACAGGAAAACGCAGAAGGCCTGTCAATTTCCAACTGCATCCGCCAGCTTGATGACGCTCCCACTATTGACGCCGAGCCCGTCGTACGCTGCAAGGACTGTGAACACTTCAAGAACTACGGAAAGACATCTTTGCTCGCCGATGGAAAGAACATCAAGGCGGGGTGGTGCTACAGACGGATTCGGTATGATGAGGAGTACAGGATGCAGCCGGACGATTTCTGCTCATACGGGAAAAGAAGGAATGGAGGTAATGGCAATGCGAAAAATTGAGGATACGGAGGAGCAGAATGAGCACTGAACACAAAGCTGTCCTCCTGAGTATCCGACCTGAGTGGTGCAGCCGTATCTTTTCGGGCCGGAAAACGGTGGAAATCCGTAAGACAAGACCGGTCTCGTTGAAAGAACCTTTTAAGTGCTACATATATTGCACGAAAGGAACGAAATTTTTCTGCTGGAAAGCCGTTGACCATTTATATTTCGACGATAGGTCTCATAATCTATTCGACCGCAGGGCTGACGGAATGGTTGTCGGCGAATTTATCTGCGATGATATTCAATGCATAGGCCCTGAAGAATGTGTTGTGAAAGAGGACATCGAATCTGCGATTGCTGGAAGTTGTCTCACTGTTCAGCAGGTCAAGGACTATGCCAGATGGAAGTACGGGATGCGATATGTAGATTTGAAAGACTTGTACGGGTGGCACATCTCTGACTTGAAGATCTACGATGTGCCGCGCGAACTGCAGAGCTTTACTGGCTTGCAGAAAACGAGATTCGGTTTGCGAGAAGTCGAGATTACCAGAGCACCGCAAAGTTGGTGCTATGTTGAAGAAAGGAGTGACCTCAAATGATGGCATTTGCTATTGCCTATGCTTCTGAATGGCTTTCTGTTGGAATTGCGGTATCAACCGCAATTCGTGTTACAGGTAATTGGAAGCTGCTGTGGTTCTTTTTAATTCCTGCATTTTTAGGACCCAGCTATCACCATACCGAAGGTTGAAAAGGAGAACCATTATGGAAAATTTCAGGTTTGACGGAGTTGATTGCTTTGAAGATTCTTCTGAAGCTGATGAAATCATTCGGGATGCTGTAGAAAAGCTTCAGGCACTCATGACCGATAGAGCAAAGGAACTCGTCACTGATTACACCAAAGCGTCATCCAATCTTGACCAACTCCGCCGGGAAATCCACTATGCCAAGGCCGAAAAGAAGCGCGTTCAGGAAGAACTCGAACGTGCAAAAGCCTGTCTCAGCAATTATAAAAGCAACGATTTCCCTCGTGAGCTTGTCCAGAAAATGGCGAAAGCCGTTTGCGGAGATTTTGCTCCCGGAGACGAAGTTTGGATTATTAACGGCAACTATAACTCAATGCCATGCTCTTTTTGCCACGAACTCGGACAGATTTTCGTTACATTTCCTGATGGCTCAGCTGGTAGCATTAGATGTCCGAAATGCGAAGGACATAAGAAGATTTCTCACTTTCAACACCGAACGGAAAAGACAAAAATCTCGGAAATTTACATGAAGCTGTGTTTCCGTTCTGATCGGGTTAGTTACTGGGACACGGATACGATCAGAGTTTCAGGATCTGAAACCAGAGTGCCGCTTGACAACATTTTCAAAACTGAAGAAGAAGCGCAAAAACGCGCTGATGAACTGAACGAAAAGGAACAAAACAAATGAAATGGATTGAACAGATTACGCCAAAGCAGATGACCGAAGAACTGGGAATTCCGTATCATGGCTGGATGCGCGAAATGGATCGTTGCTGGTCTGACGAGAACAGCCAGTATTGTGTTACATCCCGGCTTCTTCGCACCGAATTGGGAAAGGTTGAGCATGTCTGCATCACGTCGGTCAATGGCTGTGGAAAGTCTGATGGATCCGGGGATATCCCTTGGGCCGTAAAGCAGGAAATCAAGAATGACCTGTTTGGAGAGAAGCGCTGCGCCATTGAAGTGTTCCCAACCCAAAATAGGCTGGTTGACATGGCCGACTGCTATCACCTGTGGGTGTTCGAAAAAGGATTTGAGCTTCCGTTCGGCATTCATCCAAAAGACAAGAAGACCACTCCCGTCAACCGTGGTAGCACCCGGATGCGTTGTGTCACCAGCGATGGTCGAGAGATCAGCATGAAGGACATGCTCGAAAATACTGGTTCTCTCGGCGTAATGCATGATACCTATGCCGATGGAATGATGAATTTTCTTGCCAATAATCAGCTGAAAGGATCAGTATGAAACGGATAGTTGATGTTCAGCCACTCATCGACAAGGTTGTGAGCTGCATTCGTACCGATGTGCCAAATCCGAAAATCAGCCTCGGAGAATGTCTTTATCATCTGCAGTCTCTTCCCGTGATTTCTGATGACAGAAGTTCGGAGAAGCCTGTCGGCGAGTGGCTTGTCAGAAAGAGCACTACCTCATCTCTTTTTAGAGAATGCCCGTATTGTGGAAAAAAGTTGTACCCCATGCCAGGGCTGTTGGACACAAAATTTTGCCCTCGGTGTGGAGTCCGTCTCAAAGAAATGTCTGCGAAGGAGTTTGAAAATGGCTAATTTCATCAAAGAATCCGCTCTCGATAATATTCGGAATCTCGCCAAACAGTATGCTGCCATTGGGGATGACCGGTGTGCTCAGCTTCTTGATGCTCTTGCAGAATCCACTCACAATGTCAGCATGGTGAGCGATTCCGAGATCCTCAAGAAGACCTCAACGCGCGATCTCGTCAAAGAACTCGAATCTAGGACCGATGTGGTTAGGACAACGTGTGTTGATCCTTATGACGTTGGTCATTTCAGCGTTGAAGGGCCGGCAGTTGTACTGGAAATCGTTGACTAAGGACGGTATACTTATGATTATTATTGGATACCCGGGGATCGGCAAAAGCTCCTATGTGAGACGCAATGTCTGCGCAATTGATCTTGAAAGCAGTTGCTTTCAAAAAGAAAGCAACTTGGCTGTATCGTACTGCAATGTTGCCATTGATCTTGCAAACCAGGGTTTTGATGTGTTCGTATCATCACATGATGCCGTAAGAAAGGCGCTCATTGCCTCTGGCTATGATGAACTGTTTGCAATCTATCCTTCTATCGACATGGAAAAGCAGTGGGTGACTCGGCTTTATGATCGATATTGGATGACCGGCCTCGAAAAAGATCGGAGAGCCTTTGAGCGAGCGAAAACGCGCTACAGTGCTGACGTTGCCGCGATTGAAAAAGATGTTCTTAGAATGCGCGGATGGTACGAAATCAAAGAACTGGATTACAGGCTTGAAGACATCATTGAACATTTCCGCTACATTTGCTGATAATACAAGGAGAAACGCATGGAAAAAGCAGTTGAAGTCTGCGGAAAGTACACATCCGCAAAGATTTTTACCCATGACTACGATGAGAGATCGTTTCAGCAGATCAAGGAGTTCTGTGATAACCCTGCTGCCGCCGGGAACAAAGTTCGCATCATGCCAGATGTACATGCCGGCGCAGGCTGCGTCATTGGATTCACGGCTGAGTATACCGACAAGATCGTACCCCATGTGATAGGGGTCGATATTGGATGTGGTATGTTAGCCGTAGATCTCGGAATGCGAGACATTGATCTCGATGAACTTGATCGGCTTATTCGTGAGCGTATTCCTGCAGGATTCAACGTTCATGACGAGCCAACCATGTCTACCGGAATCCTTGATGGATTGTGCTGTAGAGACAAGCTTCATAACATTGATCGGATTGAAAGAAGCGTCGGCACGCTTGGAGGAGGAAATCACTTCATTGAACTTGATGTCGATGATGAAGGCCGAAAGTATCTCGTTATTCATACCGGAAGCCGGAATCTCGGAAAGCAAGTGGCAGACTACTACCAGAATCTTGCCATTTCAAACCTGAAGGGAAAGAACAAGACTGCTGAAGAGAAAAAAGAGCTTATCCGAAAACTTTCTGCTGAAGGCCGACAGAAGGATATCGCAGAAGCTTTAAAGGCCATCAAGCATGATTCTTCCGAAGAAATACCCGACCATCTGTGCTATCTTGAGGGCCAAGATATGAAGGAATATCTCGGCGATATGGGGCTGTGCCAATACGTTGCAAGCTTAAACCGCGGGAAAATACTCCTATCCATCCTCGGAGGACTCAGCCTGCTCAACATCTATCAAGACAGTTCCGTGTTTGAAACTATCCATAACTATATCGATAGCCATGGAATCATCAGAAAAGGGGCTGTTTCCGCCAAGGCAGGGGAGAAGCTCTTGATCCCGCTGAACATGCGAGACGGAAGTTTGATCTGCATCGGTAAAGGAAACCCGGACTGGAACTTTTCTGCTCCGCACGGTGCCGGAAGGCTGTATAGCAGGAAGAAAGCCCGTGAGACATTTAGCGTCGAAGAATATCGGAAGCAGATGAATGGCATTTTCACCACTTCTGCCGATGCATCTACCCTTGATGAGTGCCCTATGGCCTATAAACCTGCAGATGAGATCATTGAAGCCATCGGCTCGACTGCGGAGATTGTGAAGCGCATTCGACCGATCTACAATTTCAAAGCAGGAGGCGAATGAGCATGTGTAAGTGGTGCGGACGACCTCAGTGCGCCTTAACGAAACGGCAGGCTATCAAGCACGGTCCGATTCTTGAGGATAATGTTTCTTTGATGATGCGCCTGCCGTACAATTGCTACCCAGGAACATACTGCTTTCAAGGCGTTCCTGCGTATTACAGCTTGAGTGCACTAATTCCTGATGAGGATGAAGAGGATCCTCATGCTTACATAAGATTTGTGTATGATGAAGATATCGATGCTCCTGACGGATGGGAGTGCCGAGAGGTTCTTGATCCTCTTGAATGGAAAACTGAGGCCGAGATTCAAAAGGCTCTTTGAGGAAAGTTTTTCCAAACGCTTTATTGAACGACCCGCTGATTGTAGAATAGTAATCTGCGGTGAACAAAGGGCCTTGCCCAGCATTCACATCGAACCGAAAGGTTCGCCGTCACGCCAAAGGACCATTTCCCGGTGTATGGATGCTAAACGTCGTGAAAGGAACGGTACTTAAAAATGAACAGAAATCTTAACGAGGCAATCCTTGACATCGCAAAAGCAGATGCGCTCATGTACGCGATCGAGAACACCTATCTCGATGCAGATGATGACCATGATGACAAGGAGTTCCGGAACCGCAAGACTGGGGCCTTCTACGCTGTGTGGGATGCAATCCACAAGGTTGAAGAGGACCTCGATAAGCTCTCTGGGGACTGCACGGTTGTTGATGCCATCCGAGCCGTCAATGAAACCACCTGAAGCCTGAGCAAGTAAAATCCTTTCCATCAGAGCCGGGAGCCTTCGGGCTTCTGGCTCTTTTGCTTTTTCATCTTGAAATGCCCGAGGCTCCATTGTATAATGTATAAATATGAGGCACCAGCCGTGTTTCATATACCAAAACAGTTACCACATGTATCCCATATCTATAGCAGATGCGATGTTTATTGGATAAAGGTGATGACTGATTGCCGAAATTTAATAGTTGGCTCCAGAACAGGGAATATTCGGAGTTTCCGTTGAATTGAATTTTTGTGCATGAATGACCGTTTTTGAGCGATTTTTACGACTTTGCAAATTTTATGTACCCGATGTATACGATATTCCAGAAAAAGGAAATTTTTCAATCGTCCCCAAGAAATGAATGATTATTGATGACTTGTGTGTGATTATTCACGAACAAGGCAATAGAAAGCGCCCTGATCTGATTACTGGATCTGGGCGCTTTTGTTATTCATACTTGAAGCGAACCGTGATTGCGTTTTTAAACACCACTGAAGTGACTTTTCCGTTTACGATGTCTATTTCCGCTATGATGGACGTGAAAAACGACTTCTGAATCGACTTGTCCACAGTTTGCGAAAACTTTTTGTAGTCGATCTTGGAATCGCCTATGAGATTCTCCACCATCACGAAATAGCTTGCTCGGCTTATGAAGTCCTCGCTAGAAATCATTGTTTCTTGATCTTCGGAACGAATTTCTCCGAGCCTTTTCTCTATATCCTGAAGTTCGGATATGATTTTATTCCGCTCGGAAGCGTACTCTCTCTCGGACATTCCGCTGTCACTGTACAGATACAATGACTTCAACCTTGATAAAGCTGATTCTTTGCTACGATGCTTACTCTCTAGTAAGCTTTTTTCACTTGAAGTGTTCGACAGGCCGCTTTCTGCTATAGGAGGATTGTACTCTATGCCGGTCTTACCTGATATGATGGCTTGCTTCAATGCTTCAAGCCCCGGACGCTCGATACCTGTTATTCCGGACGACGAAAGATTTTTCAGCAGAATATTCTCAAGGCTGGACAATGTCGTTTGATCGGTAACGGTATCTTTTGCTCTGATGATGTTTGCAATGAAGTTTACTATGACCCCTCCGAACGTTGAATCCGACACCATTTTGTTTGAGCAGATGGCGGTATTTTCACGCCTTTTGCGGCAAGTATAGATTGACGGACTCCAACCGTCAGCATGTGGGCTGTCCAAACTCGCGGTCATGCTAGTTCCGCAGATTCCACACCTCATAATGCCTGCGAATGTGTGAATGTTCTTCCTGAGGTATGTTTTGTTTTTGGAAACTCCGCCGAGGCAATTGTCCGATAAGGCTTTTGAAATTCTGTCGAAATCTGTTTTCGACACTATTGGCTGATGGTGATTTTCGATTGTTACCCACTCATCTTCCTTGTTTTTCTTGTTGCCCTTCCTGTCGTTGTGGACATTATACTGATAGGCACCGATATAAAATGGACTTGTAAGGATTTTGTGTACTCCGGGAACGTTCCATTCGTTGCCAGCTCGTGTTTTTATGCCAAGATTGTTTAAATGCCTACAAACATAGATTAGCGACCGGTACTGATCGTATAAAAGATAAATTTTTTTCACGATGTCCGCTTCTTTGGCATTCACTGAGAACTGCTTCGTCTTTTTGTCGTAATCGTAGCCATATGGAATACGCCCTCCGTTCCATTGGCCGTTATTCGCTCTGGAAAGCATGACTGCTGTGACGCGCTCTGAAGTCATTTGCCGCTCAAGTTCCGCGAAAACCAGAATGATTTTCAGCATTGCCTCACCAACGGCGTTGCTCGTGTCGAACTGTTCATTTTTGCTAACGAATGCAATTCCGAGTTTTTTCAGTTCCGAGTACATCTCTGCGAAATCGAGAAGATTTCTGCTGATCCGGTCGATTTTCCAAACAAGAAGGTGAGAAAACTCACCGGTGCGAAGACGATCCATCATACGCTGGTAATCCGGGCGGTCCGTGTTCTTTGCCGAGTAGCCTGCATCCTCAAAAATTACATAATCCGATGTCCCGAGGATCATCTCAGAGTACGCGATCAGCTCCCTGCGTTGAACCTGAAGAGAGTCTTTATCAACTTGGTATCTCGTAGAAACACGAATGTAGATTGCCACTTTTTTTGAATTTAGTTTTTCTGATATTGCTGTCATTTTTGCCTCCTGCGCATAAAGTGCTTAGGACTGTCCAACGGATTGTCACGGTGGTTTTCCAAGTCAAATCCAGACATATACCGTAACCGTAACCTTAACCGTAACCATATACCGTAAGCTATATATTTATAAAGCAGGATGCCATGTGACATCCTGCTTTTGCTTACTGTTTTTTATCATCGAAGTAGAACAGTGAGAATGAACCGGAATGCAGACAATCTGTTATGCTTTCCTCAACGTCACTGCTCTGGTCGAAAGTTATCCGACCGTGCTTTGCGAGAAGATCGCAAACGGTGAATGCTTGGCCCAAAGAGCTCAATGCGAAATCTGCGGCTATCCGATCAAGAGTTTTGCAGTCCCAAGTTGATAGCTCCGAAATGAGCGAAGACTGATCCACATCCGAAATGTTGCTTGACAGGATTATCACGACATGACCGGAGGGCGTGACAAATATTGCCTCTATATCAACCCTGCCGCAGGAGCTTGATGCCAATGAAATCCATTGGCCGACACAAGTCAACGGAGAAAGGTTCTGAGAGGATTTTGAGGGCTTTTTGCTCGCGTCGATAATTTTCCTTGACAGAATCAAATCTTCCGTTAGGCGGGCAGAAGGAGGGCTCTCAGTGAACATCATTCTGCATCACCTTCTTGTACCTGTCAAGAACGGCGTGAACTACGCGGCGATCATCCGCGCTTGCTATGGAGTACAGGGAAGCGATTTCGGAAACATCCTCTGGGAAAGATGTTGTTAGGTCATGATCCAAGCCGAGAAGCCAGTCTACGGAGACTTCGAAATACTCCGCAATGCGAACAACGTAAGAAAGATCCGGGTTTCTGGTTCCCGTGAGATACCTCGAAAGCGCAGGGACGCTCACGTCAAGTTCGTCTGCCAGCCGCGCAATTGTAAATCCGCGGCTATCTATGAGCCACCGGAGACGTTCTCTGAAGGTGGTTAAGTCAAGAGTTAGAGCCATAATGTGTACACTCCTTGTCCTTGATTATGGTGTTTCATTATCATCTTATAACAAAATTACTTTTTTAGCAACAAAAATTACTAAAAACATCGAAAACTTATTGACTTTTTCCGAATGGTAAACTATAATTACCGTACGGAACATAATCCGAACCGAAAAGCATGGAGGTGATGAGATGGAACCTTTTGCAAAAAACCTTCGATGGATCCGAGGCGCGAGAAGCGCGTTTGGATTCAGTCAAAAGCAGATGGCTGATGCGCTCGGAATCTCCGAGAGCAGCTATCAGAAGAAGGAAGCTGGAGACATCCGGTTCTCTGACGGCGAAAAGGTCATGGTTGCGAAGATCCTTGGATTGTCCATGGATCAAGTTAACCAGATTTTTTTCGGAGGGGAGTTACCAAACGGAAACGACAACAGCTGTTGCGGAAAGACGCTTCCGCCCTTCCTGCCATAAATTATACAACGAACCGAGGATCAAAAAAATGGGACGTAGAGCCACGAAAGCTGCTGAAAATCCATGGTGTAAAGCCAGATTAGAGGCTGCAAAGTATGACGAGAGGCTGTTGAGTCGAGAAGGCGCTGCCGAACGGCTAGGAATGTCCGTTTCCGCAGTATCCGATGCGGAGCTTGGGCTATCAAAATGTATGCCCGTCGATAAGGCTGTCTTGATGGCTGATCTGTACAGGGCTCCGTACCTGCTTAATCACTATTGCCTCAACGAATGCCCGATAGGCGGAAGACTGCCGATATCAGATGAGGTTCTTGGGATTGAACGTGTTACGGTCAAGCTTTTAAAGAATCTCCGAGTAGACGATCTGCGTGATGTTAAGGAAAGACTCATCGACATAGCGGCCGACGGGATCATTAGTGATGACGAAAAACCTAATTTGGCCGAAGTTATCAAATACCTCGATGGTCTTGCCAAAACCATATCCGAATTAAAAACCGTTGGACTCATGGCGCTAGGTGACTACGATGGATGAAAGAGCGAGTCTTGCTGCAATGCTTCAAGAGATTCTGAAGAATGATTATCAGATCACTACCGACGAAGAACTCAGCAGAGCGATTAACAAAATCGGACATATCGATATTTCGGTATTCTGCTCGCCTATAACGGAAACGGGGAGGACCACCGCATGAAAAGAATCTGCAAGACAGGGATTGCCGTAGCGATCATTTCCGCGTTGATGGCATCCTCTAATGCGTCCGCTGCAGAGACATGGAATTTTCGCTCACACGAACTTCTCGACACCGAGAAAGTGGTTGCCGTATCCGATCCTGCAGATGAAGAATGCGAACTCGAGCTGTGTGTTATCAGTGAGAGAATCCCGCTTTCTCGAAACCTTCAGGAACGGATGCAAACATTCTGCGGGGATTGCGCCGTTCCGTATGAGATCGCGCTTGCCGTTGTCTACCAAGAAAGCAGGTTTCAGTCTGATGTTGAAAACGGATCCTGCGTCGGTCTTATGCAAATAAATCAAGTCAACGGAGACAGACTGTTCTCCAAAATTGGAGTGACGGATCTTAGAGATCCAGAGCAGAACCTTCAGGCTGGAATCTGGATGCTTGGAGAGCTGTTTGAGAAATACGGGGAATGGAACATGGCTCTCACGGCTTATAACAACGGCGAATCCGGCGCCAAGAAAAAATTCTTCGACAAAGGAATGATTTCGTGCCCATACAGCGAAAGCGTTCTCAGAAAGAGCGATGAATGGAGAAAAGTGTTGGAGGAAATCTCATGAGCGACATTATCGTACCTGATTTTAAAGAACTTGAGTTTGATGATAGCAAACACGTCTACAAACTCAACGGGGCCGAGATTCCGAGCGTGACTACGATCATGAAGCCTTTGAGCAACGCGGAATATAGCGGAATCAGCGAGCTTACGCTACAAAAGGCTGCAGATAAGGGAACTGCGGTTCACAATGCTGCCGAGAACTGGATTAAATTTCAAATCGATGATATCGACCCAGAGTACAGGGGCTACTTCGATGCGTTTCTTGAATGGTGGAACATCAATGATCCGCAAGTGGTTGGGTCTGAGGTTAGGCTATACCACAAGATCATGCGGTATGCCGGAACTGCTGATCTGATCGCATGGATCGATGGAAAGCTTACGCTTATCGATTACAAAACCACAAGCAAACTCATCGAAATGAACTGCGGCGTCCAGTTGGAGGCGTATGCAAAGGCCTTGGCAAGTCATGGAATCGATGTTCAGCAGAAGATGATACTTCATCTCAAGAAAAATGGAAAATTCGCTGAAATGAAGTTCCAAGCATCTGACGCTAAACGCTGGACTGTGTTCGGGGCGTTGAAGACGGTGTATGACTACATCGAATCATCTAAATAGTATCCGGTTCGTCTAAAACAACAGATTTTTTAGACGAAAAACATATTATCAAAAAGAAAGGTTGGCTACTTATGGAAAAAATCGTTGCAGGAACAAGCGCTTTGGAATGCGCCAAGCCCGCTATTGCTGCGGAAACCGAACTTGATCGGGAGGCTTCGATGATCGAGTTGAGAGTGCAGCGGATGGCCGTTTTGAACGACACGGATTATGTTTGTGCCGCCGAGATGCTCAAAGAGATCAAGGCTACGCAGAAGAAGGTCACGGAATACTGGGAGCCGCTTCGAGTATCCGCGAAGGACGCCTATGATCGGGTTCTTTCTCGCAAGAAGGATATGATTGATCCTCTGAAATCTGCAGAGGATATCCTGAAAAGCAAAATGACGACCTACTCTGACGAGCAGGAGCGAAAGCGAAAGGCTCAGGAAGAAGCGCTGCGCAAGCTTGCCGAGGCTGAGCTTGAAAAGAAACTTTCGGAAGCTACTGCCGCAGAGGCATCTGGGGACACCGAGGCCGCCAGCAGCGCTATGGCTGAAGCTGAAGTTATGGATGACGTGTCCATTGGCGGAAGCGTCAGTGCCCCGGATGTTAAGGTCAAGGGTGTGTCCAAGAGCAAGACGTGGAAGATTGTTGGCGTTGACGCTTCCCATGTCCCCGTTGAGATTAACGGCATGGTTATCCGCCCGGTCGATGAAAAAGCTATTCTGCGGATTATCAAAGCATCTAAGGGAACCATTCGGATTCCCGGTGTTATTTATGAAGAAACCACGCAAATTAGCGCCCGTGGTTGAATTTAAAGGAGGTTATTGTTATGGCAAACAATGCACTGAGCAAGGCCGAAAGCAACGCTCTGAGCGTCAGTTATGACGTTATGGGCACGAGAGTTGATCTGGATCTGAACTTCGTTAAGCGCTACCTTGTCAGAGGACAGGCCGATCGAGTGACTGATCAGGAGCTGGTGTTCTTTATGAATACCTGCAAGATGCAGAAGCTGAACCCGTTGGCCTCCGGCGAAGTGTACTGCATCAAGTTTGGCAGTGATCCTGCGCAGATGGTTATCGGTAAGGATGCTTATCTGCGCCGGGCATTCAGCAATCCCGACTACCTTTATAAGGAAGACGGCATCACCGTTCTGCGCGGAGAGCAGATCGTGCAGAAAGAAGGCTGCTGCCTTTACCCGGGAGAGAAGCTTATCGGCGGATGGTGTAAGGTCTATTTCATGCGGAACGGCAAGGAACGTACCGCATACAAGGAGGTTTCCCTTGAGGAGTACAACAAGGGCCAGGCGAACTGGAAGACAAAGCCGGCGACCATGATCGACAAGGTAGCCGTCTCTCAGTGCGTCCGCGATGCGTTCCCGAAAGACTACGAGGGCCTGTACAGCGAGGATGAAATGGTCGCTTCTGGAGCGATTCCCGTAAATTTCCGCGAGGTGAAGAACACGGAAAGCTCAAATGCACCGGCGACCGAGGTTGTCGATGCTGATCCCGTCATCTCTCAGGAACAGCGACAGGCTCTTTTCAAAGCCGCCCAAAAACAGTTCGGCAAGGAAGAAGGCAATGCGGTTGTCAAGAAAATCATCGAGAGTATGGGACTTGAATCGACAACGGGAATGACTGAAAGCCAGTATGTCGAAGCTACCGAAAGGCTCATGAAGATGGTTGATGACAGAAAAGCTGCTGTCGCCAGTGAGGAGACTGCCGCCGATGAAGCCAGCGAATGATCGCTATTATCAAAAGGAGAGGCGGGTGATGCTCAATGGCATGGGTCAGTGTGCATGATACGGTTGACGGGAGGAAGCTGCGAGAGCTTGCTAAGTCAATCGGATGCACCAAGGAAGAGGCCCTTGGAACATTGGTGTCCCTCTGGATGTGGGGACTCAAGAACGCCGACAAGTTTGGCAGAATCATAAGCGCGGACAAAACGGATATCCTTGACGCGTTCAGCATGAAGTTGGTTGCAAAAATCCCGAATGTCGTTGATTTGCTCATAGAAAACGGGTGGATTGACGTTGAAAACGAGAAAGACCTCGTCATCCACGACTGGGATCAATGGCAGGCGTTGTGGTACAAGGCAAACGAGCGGAGAGAGAGCGATGCAAGGAGAAAGAAGAAGGAACGGCTTAAAAAGCGTGGAACCGCAGATGAACCGGAGCAAACACGCGAAACTGCCGATTATCAAACGACAGAAGCCACCGAAGAGGCCGAGAACATGAGTTTCCTTCCGAAGGATGAAAAGCCGGTATCCAAGTATTCTGAAGGCTTTGAATCTTTCTGGAAGGCGTACCCAAGAAAAATCGACAAGGGGAATGCCTACAAAAAGTATTCCGCTCGAAGAAAAGATGGATTTTCGGACGAGGAACTTATCGAAGCCGCTACTGCTTATGCCGGGGAGTGCAATAGGCTTCACACTGAGCAGAACTACATCAAACATCCGAAGACATTCCTGAGCGATAGCTTGCCGTTCACGGACTACATCAAGAAGAAACCCACTTCACCGGCAGAATGCCAAGAACCGAATACTGCAGATCCGTTTGCGGAATGGGGTGAGCCGTAATGTACGAAACAAGCTATCAGATGATGAAAGCAGCGGCTGAAAGATGCATGAAAATGCAGAAGGAGAGGCCGGGAGACTATAGGAATAGTCAGGGGCTTCTTGTATGTGGCCGCTGTAAGAGTCTACGACAGAAGATTATGATGATTTCCAATCCGACTCCTGAAGACAAGGATCATAAAAGCCAGCTGATTGTTCCGATTCAGTGCAGATGCGATATCTCTGATCGCGAAAAAGGCTTGAAAGATAGGGCCGATGCGCAAAATGCCGAAAGGCTTAAAAGGTTGAAAGCGGCCAGTCTGATGGATGAAAAGCTTGCAAATGCATCCTTTGACGGATTTCGGAGCAATCCATATAATGAGCGAAATCGAAAACTGTGCATCAGCTACGCCGATCGGTTTCAGAAAATGGTTGATAACAATCAAGGACTGCTTTTTTGGGGTGGAGTTGGAACAGGAAAGAGCTATGCTGCAGCCTGTATAGCCAACAGTCTTATGGGAAAAGGCGTTCCTGTTGTCATGACATCTTTTGTCAAGCTATTGGAGATCATTCAATCCACCGGTCAGGAGTCCACAATATTATCAAACCTCAATTCTGCACAACTTGTTATTTTCGATGACCTTGGAGCTGAGCGTGGAACTGATTACACGTTAGAAAAGGTTTACAACATTGTGGATAGCCGATATCGGAAAAGACTTCCGATGATTCTGACTACGAATCTTACTATCGAGCAGATGAAGGACGAGCAAGATATCCGCTACAGCCGAATTTATGATCGAATCTTCGAGTCCTGCTATCCGATGCAGTTCACAGGACCGAGCTGGAGAAAAAAAGAAGCATCCAGACGTTTCAAGGAGATTGAAGATCTGCTTGGCAAGTAAAAGGAGATAAACCCAATGAATGAACGTGAGAAAGAAGGAGTCCTTCGCATCTCAAATGAAGCGGATCGTATGACTGTCGTTGCCATCCTGTATAAGAACGGATACAGTGTGTCTCCGATTCGGAGGAAGAAAAACGGTAGAAGCTACGAATACTTTATCAAATATTCGTACAACGAGAGTATCGATGAAATCGGAGGTACGCCCAGTGACAGTTAAGTTTACCGTTTTTGGACAGCCCATCGGAAAAGGAAGACCAAAGTTTTCTACGGTGTGCGGGCATGTGAATACCTACACACCGGAAAAAACTGCAAACTACGAGACGCTTGTGAAGTATGCGTACCAGAGCCAGTGCAGAGGAATTCGGTTTGACCCAAAGATTCCTCTTGATGTCCGAATCACTGCGTATTTCAAGATACCGTCCAGCTCGAGCAAGAAACGCGCAAAGTTGATGAGAGAGCACATCATAAGGCCTGTCGTAAAGCCTGACATCGACAACGTGGCTAAGGTGGTGCTGGACTCCATCAATGGAGTTGCATTTTATGACGACTCTCAGATTGCGGATATGCAGGTGCGAAAATTCTATGACGACTCTCCCCGGGTGGTTGTCACAATCCGGGACATCCCATTGACTATGCCACGCGATTACCAATCGGAAATTAAACGCAGAAAACCGGAAATGAAAAGGAGAAAAACATGAGCAGAGAACTTGAGTTTGACGGCTACTGGGAGGGCGATATTGTCTACTCCTGCGATTGCTGTAACAAGGAAGAGCGATACCCGTTCACCTCGGAGGAAGAAGCCAAGTCCTACCGAGAGAAAGCCGACCTGAAGAAAAAAGGCTGGCTTTTCACCAAGGTGAACAACCGATTTGTTGATACATGCTGCGAGTCATGTCGCAACAAGTATATCCGTATGAACACCCTTTGATATTTTAGGAGGAAACTGAAATGACCAACAACGAAATGATCCTGAGCCTGAAGAGCGACACCTTTGCAGCCATGAAGGAGGACTTCGACGGCGTGCTGGCACGTACGATCGGAAACATGGAGATGAAGAACGCTGACAACGCCACCATCACCCTGAAGCTTGGCATCACGCTGGACAAGGTCAGCGTTGGCACTCCGAACGGCAATCAGGACATCACCCGTCCGTCCTTCAAGCATGACATCAGCTCTGTCATGCAGGTCAAGGACCGCAAGTCCGGCGCTCTTACTGGAGACTATGAGCTCGTCTACGAGGATGGCAAGTATGTCATGCGCCGCATCGATGACGGCCAGACCAATATGTTTGATGGACAGATTGAGCATGTCGAGCCTTCCTTCGTTGATGCTGACTACAATGATGTTGTGGATGACGACACTGATCGCCAGAAGGCAATCCCGGCGGCATCTGAGGTAGGCCCTCGTAAGCTTCCCGCAGCATCCACCGATGCTTCCGAGGATGACCCCGAAGATGGTGATTACACTTACGACGAGCCGGAAGACTAAGTAGGCCATAAAAATCCGTAAAAAGAGGGAAGCTACATGAAAAGCCCCATCGATGTTGTAAAAGGAACGATAGTAGGTTATGACGACAGAACCCGAGAGATTATCATCCGAGCGCCTTATGATGATTGGTTCACCATGACAAAGCGAGGCTACTCAAAGTGCAATGTCCAGTTGATAGACTCTCGGCCACTGTCTGACAAGCAAAGAAGAACGTGTTACAAGCTCATTAGAGAGATTGCAAACTACACGGGAATGGGACTCGACCCCGCCAAAGAATACCTCAAGTTGAAGTTCTTGGTTGAAGATATGGAGTCCACTGCTGACCAGATGTTCTCTTTGAGCGATGCTCCGATGAGCCTTGTGTGCGCGTTTCAAAGATTCCTTGTACATTTCATCATCGACTGGGATCTGCCCTGTAGCTTCCCTCTGCTGGATTTTGTAGACGACACACAGGATTACATCTATGCCTGTTTGGCCGCTAAGAAATGCTGCGTATGCGGAAAGCAGAGTGATCTGCACCACGTTGAGCATGTCGGCACCGGACGAGACAGAGAAGACATCATCCACGAAGGAATGGAAGTTTTACCATTATGTAGAATCCACCACACAGAAGCGCACCAGATCGGCCAGATCACCTTCAACCGGAAGTACCACATCGATCGGGGCGTAAGGTTGGACAAGGATCTCTGCAAGATCTATAGGCTGAAGAGAAAAAAGGAGCAAGAAAATGCTGAATGTAGTGGCGATTATGGGTCGGCTGGTTGCTGACCCTGAGCTCAGAACCACGCAGAGCGGTACTGATGTATGCAGTTTTCGTATCGCTTGTGATCGTAATTTTGTACGCCAAGGAGAGCAGCGTCAGGCAGATTTCATCGATATTGTCGCTTGGCGAAATCAGGCATCCTTTGTAAGCAAGTATTTCCAGAAAGGTAGTCTGATTGCCATTGAAGGCAGTCTTCAGACCCGAAACTATCAAGACAAGAATGGCAACAAGCGTACAGCAGTAGAGGTCGTTGCAAACAACATTAACTTCGCTGGCCCCAAGAACAACGGCTCTGGCGGAGGCAATGATTATCAAAACGCATCCTCTAACACGAGCTATGACGCTGCGGATCCTGCGCCCGCAGAGGATGCAACAGCGGCTGACGATTTCGCTGTCATTGACGATACAGATGACCTGCCATTCTAGCGAGGTGTGAAAAATGAGTCTTGCCCGTAAAATGATTCGTTGCAGTCTGCGTACTGGCGGAAAGAGCATAGAGCAAATCCGAGAGATGTTCAAAGGGCAGGGGCTGACTTACCGGGACTTTGAAAACCTTCAGAAAATGTATGAAGAGTTTGACGGCGCGGAAGTTGTCCTGTCGCTGTGGGACTGGGATCGGAGAGAAAGCTATCATCTTGATAGTTGGTCAGCTGCTGATGATGAGAAGGTGATGCGCGGCGTATACTTCGCCGAGCAGACTCATCCGTTCCCGCGGTACAAAGACAATTTTGAAAAGTTCCAATGCGACTGGAAGGCTGGAAAATATGACTTCGGAGGAGCTTCTTTGACATTTTCACCCGAGGACGTTGAAGAAATCGAAGAGGTTATCGGAATGGAGATGCCCTGAAATTTGAACAAGAGCTGTGCTATCTGGCTTGACGGGCGCTCTTTTTCTATGAAAGATGAAATTTTACTGCAATTGGGTAATGATGGAAATCTCAAAAAGTACAATGATGAGTTTGACATCATCATTCATTGCGAAACCGAAAAGGATAGGGAAGATACCATAAGGCTCCTCAAGAGAGCCGATAGGCTTAGATGGCACGATGTCAACAAGGAAATGCCTAAAGATGACGTGGATCCTTTGGCCAAAGATTGTAGCGTTGAGGTGTATGTTGTAACCAATGATGGATGGACGGGCATTGCCTTTCATGTCAAAGGTGATCCGGCAGACGAATGGATGTTCGCCGAAGGCTCTGCAAGCTTCGGAACGTCTTTTGACGGCGTGACCCATTGGATGTATCAACCTGATGCGCCAGACAAATGAAAGGAATAGACAAGATATATGAGCGTAGTAGCAGCAAAGGTATATACCGACCACATCGAAGTGGCAGCGGATTCTATCATTGTCCAAGGCGACATGAAGAGATCTGGCTTTTTTTCAAAGCTTGAATGCATCAACGATATGATTATTGGAGCTTGTGGGACTGCGAGAGAGGCTTCTTTAATGTGGCAATTTGCAAAGACCCACAAGCCAGAATCTGCCACTGAGAGAGATGTTCTTGCGTACATGGTCGAATTTCTTAAATGGAAAAAGGATTTCGGAGGAGACGCCGAAATTGAGAATGATTACGTTATTGCTTACCAAGGGCGTCTTTTTGAAATCGAGGAAACGTTTGTGAATCGAGTGAAAGACTACGTTGCGATCGGAGCCGGCATGTACTTTGCAACTGCAGCTCTTTACCTCGGCCAGAGTCCCAAAAATGCGGTTAAGGTGGCGTGCGATCTTAACTGCTATGTGGCCGAACCTATTGTGTCTTATGAGATGAAAACAGTTGACTAAGGAGGTTTTAGTATGAAAGTCATTATCAATACCCACGGAAACCCGCTTCCCGCGTCTTACGGCGAGTGGGTCGATCTTTACACCGCAGAAGATGCAACCCTCGAACCGCTGGAGTTTAAGATCATCTCTCTTGGCGTGTCCATGCAGTTGCCCAAAGGAAAGTATGCCGTCGTGGTCCCACGCTCTTCTGCCTGCAAGAACTATGGTGTCATCATGGCGAACAGCATTGGCATCATTGAGAACAGCTATTGCGGCAACAATGACATCTGGGGATTTCCTGCTGTTGCCATCCGGCACACTGAGATTCCGAAGGGAACACGGCTGTGCCAGTTCCGGCTTGTTGACCAGTCCGAAGCGATCGTGTTTGAACCCGTTGATGACCTCGGGAACCCTGACCGTGGCGGGTTTGGAAGCACTGGCAGCAAGTAAACCTCTCTGTTGGGACATTTTCATTCCATTATCTGCCCCTGCTAAAGGATAGAGTGATGACGATGTAGGAGGAAATCAAAGTGAGAAGCCCGGAAATCGAGATAAAAGAAAGACGGTATGACGTTGATGCCGTAAAGAATCGGCTCAACGCATACCGCGATAAAGAGCGGGAAATCGACGTCAAGGTCGAACGGCTTGAAACTTTGATTTCCAAAATGAAAAGCATAGAATCCCAGAGGATGTCCGATATGCCTAAAGCTGCCGGAGCCGGAAGTGACAGAATGGCGCGTGATCTTGAGCATAAGGAAGACCTAGAAAATGCTATCAATGAAGCAATAATGTCGCAGAAGGTCGAAAAGGCCGCTATCAAGGAAGAACTCGAGCAGCTGAAACTTTCAGATGAAAGAGAAGTTATCCAGATTCGGTATTTTGATTGCAACGGGTGGAGCGATGTTGCCCGGATCATGTTTGGTATGAAACCTGACTATGAGCGAAAGCAAGATAGCTATCTTCGACGAGTGTTCAAAATACACGGCTCTGCACTCCTGCACATTGCGATGATCGAAGAGGAAGGAACAATGAATCCGTCCGAGAAGACTTCGGAAATTGCGAATTAACGCAATTTATTTGACATGGACGGTAGTTGTGGTACGATAACGTTGTAAAAACAAACCCACAACAAACGGAGGAAATACAATGAAGGCCAAAATGAAGAAGTATTTCGCTGTCAAGAACGTTGAGCTTCCCGATTGCACTTATGTTCCCGGGTACTTCGGAAAGGAGCATTTTGCCTCAACACATCCGACCCCGAAGGAGATTGAGACGTTTGGCTTTGACACCAGAAATCAGGCGATCGATGAACTTTGCAACCTTGCGAAGATCTTCGGAACCGGGAACGTACACGGATACGCTGTTGTTGAACTATGATTACCGAAAAGGAGGCTGTTTGGATGACCAAGATTGACGCTTTCAAGGAAACTATCAATATCGATATCGCAATGAAGCGCGGTATGATGAATCGCGACGTTGAAAGCATCAGGAACTGCATTGACAGTGATCCTGTTGCGTTCGCCGATCAGATTCTCAGCTACGCTGAGGATCTTTCAAGACTTAAGAACGAGATTATCAATCTGAAATCCACCTTGTCTATGCTTGATGCTATCAAAGTATCTGAATGATCGCGGAGGAAAAGAATATGAACATCAGCTTTGAAGAAAAGAAGACGGAAGCCATCAACCGCATGAAGATGCTCGGAATCTTCCCGGAGACCATCAAGCAGTTCAAGCAGGGGGGCTATGTTAGCCGGAGTGATCCTCCCTTTGGAGCGTACTACTGGGTAGAAGGCGATGAACTTGATGCCCTTAGAAAGTTTGAGCAAGCGCACAACTGCCTTGTCTACACTGTCGTTCGAGCTTACACAAGCATCGGCATGATGGACAGCTACCTGTTTGTAAGCGACTGCAAGGATGACTGGGATTCCGATCGAGAGGATCTCAAGGAAGGGTATGCCTTCTCCTACACAGTCAACTACGATGCCCCTGACTGCTCCGAGTTTGGCACTATTGGGATCAAGCTTGCCGCTGCCGCAGGACTCGTACGGACAGCGTGATGGCTGTTTATCAATAAAAAGGAGGAGCGTCTTATGAACGGAAAACCGCCGAGAGATCCGAAGTATCCATACAAATTGCCTATTTGGTGGTGAAGTTCCAATCCATGCCGGGAGCACCCGGCTTTATCGGGTATTGGCGCAGACGGTAGCGCGCCAGATTTGGGATCTGGAGGCCGTCAGTTCGAATCTGACATATCCGACCAGCGGATCATCTCCGCATCGATTGTCAACACATATAGTCTGGAGGAAATGAAATGCCTACGCAGAGAGAATTTTCTGAAGCTTTCAGGTGGATGTTCGGAAGCACTTGGAGAGGAGCTGTTGAGACGTACAAGGAAATGAAACGGAAGGATCCACAGTATATCGAAACAGTCGTGGCCGTCTACCGGAAAAATAGCCGAGATGCGTTTTATAACGACTGATTATCAATACGGGCTAGTAGCTCAGTCGGTCAGAGCCGGCAGCTCATAACTGCTTGGTCGCGGGTTCAAGTCCTGCCTGGCCCACCATTTTTTTGAATACTACCCCAAAAAGGAGAGATGGATAATGAAAAATTCGAGCGTCAAGGAAATCGTTGAATGGGTTATTGCGAAGGGGAAAGAGAAGGCTTCGTCTCGTGTCGCGGTTATCCACGAAAGCGAGATTATCAAAGAGTTCGGTGTGGAACCTGGATGGCTTCAGAGCCATGGTCCCGAAATCTATCATGAGTGCGATCGGCACACAGAAGTTTCGGATTCTCTGATCTACACCGGAAATGACAGGGACTATTGGTCTATTCAGCTCACTTTTTGAGCAAATAATAAGTCAAACGTGAAGGAAGGTTTTCATTATGTTTTATTCGTTCTGCTTCTTGAACGGCAAGATCGGCGTTACTCTTGATCGCTACACCACCATCTCACCGAAGTTCCGCTCTTGCATTACCGGAATGATCGTTTCCGAAGATGATACTGAGGCGCTTGGCGATATGATCGGTGAAGAGGGCATTCATCTCCTTGTTGAGAACGGCTTTCTGATCGAAGAAGGCGAATGGAAAAAGACTCCTGACACCAGATCGTGGCAGGAGCTTTGTGAGTATGGCGAGGTTATCAAAGCGGTAAGGAAATTCAGGGAAGATCACGATTCCACCCTGAGAGAAGCTCGTGATGCCATTGAGAACTACAAGGCGTTTCTGAAGAACAAGTACGGCAGGAAGGGAAAGTAATGATGCATCCCAATTATTTCACGGTTCTTGGTTACAACAAGGACGATGGCAGTTACACTCATTTTACGGACTGCTCAAGTTTTCCAAATGCAGAAAGGTATGCAAGGTACTTGCTTCGGACGGCTCAGGCAAAGCCGGCTGGCGGAAGCTTTGACCAGTTCGAAGTATGGGATATCAACAAGAACCGGGTTGCAGTGCTATCCCCCGACGGGGGGAAGCGAATCTGTGAGGGCGTGACAAATGCGGATCGAGAAGATTTTCTGTGATCGTTGCGGCAAGGAGATTCCAAAGGTTACAGAGATGAACATTTTGGGCCATGAAGTAGAGAGATATCGGCTTGGGAAGCTAGATTTTGGATTTCCATTCCACGACATCGACCTTAGCCGGTATGGCACAGACGTTTGCGAGAAATGCGCTTTTGAAGTAAGCATATTGATGCGCGACCAGAAAGCTAAAATGATTGGAGGCAACGGCTATGGAACACTCAAGGAATGACGCCTACAATGCACTGGATACTCTGGCAAGCAACGTCAGAGAAACAGACAACTACGGCATGTTCTGCAGGGACGAGCTGAAAAGCCTGATTGATGACTATTTTTCAATTGTAGATCACCTCAAGCAAACGACACTCTGGGATGTCCTGACATATGAAGATCGGCTTGAAAGTCCGGTGCGAATCCTCACAGCAGACAATGAGCGGCTGAAGAATGAAAACAACGAGCTTCTTTGCAAGCTCAAACAGTCTGAAAAGTACATAGCTTACGAAGACATCGATGAACAGCTCCGCATTGGTGATGTAGTTTACTCGAAGATTTTGAAAACGGCTGGAACGGTTCTCCGAGCCGATCCTGATGACTATATTATCGCAGACTTTGATATGAGAAATGGATCGTCAAAGAGATATGCGTGCAGATGGAATGATATTGTTCTTATAGAACGGAAGGGGGAGCAAAAATGAAGTATTTTGTTGAAGCGAACGTTAAGTACCCTTACATGAGCACGACTGCCACGTTTATCATTGATTGCGATTGTACGATCGAATCTGTTGATGGCATCACGTGGCTTGAATCTCAAGCAAAAAGGGCTTTCGATGAAGAGCCATCCAACCGCAAAGACTACGATGAGTTCATTATTATCTCGTTTTCTCCGCTTGACACACCTACGGGCCCCATTTGCGGAGGTGCAGCTTTGTTATGAAAAAGAAAGAAAAAACATGCGATCCTGGCACCTGCGACTATTGCCAGTACATTGGCGAAGGTGACTTTTTGTGCGACAAATATCTCGAAGTCGTCGTAGAGGACTGGGAACCCACCAAAAACTTTTTGATGTGTGCCAAGAAAAAACGGAGGATTTCAAATGACTTTTCTGTGCGTCCCTGAAAAGTGCGATATCAGTATTATCACACCTGCAGACAAAGAGACTCCAATTCTCTGCACTGCCCACAATTGCGAGAGAAGAGTCTCTCCTACATGTGGAAGCTGTAAGTTCTATGCGGAACATGAAGGCGTGTGCTGCTACTACAAGTCGGAACATGTGGCGGATTTTACCGCTCCTGATGATGAATGCCGCTGTTGGAGGAAGAAAGAAGATGCTTGATATCGTTCTGAAGATTTCGCAGATCGCTGCCGCCGGCGCTGCGATTTTTATGATTTATCAAAGCGTTAAGCCAAGACCGCTTTGTGATAGATGCAAACATCTGATCTGCAAAAGGACGGATGACTACTTCAAATATGTGTGCGGAGCTGGCTCTTTTAGAGAGTTCTATCATAAAGCCCCTGAGATCTGTAACTGTTTTGAGAAAAAAGTGGAAGGCAATACGTCCCATTTTCAATAATGACAGGAGATAATCTTTAGGAGGAGCTTGTGGATGAAAAAAGCAAACGGCAGGTATATGGATGTAGTGTGCGACCGTTGTGGGCGCGATATCCGAGTGGATGACACAAGCAGGGCGCTACTACACGGATGGGGATGGCGAAAAGACACTGGAGACTTATGCCCGGGGTGTTATAGCGACTACAGAAAAATGATCTCTGAATTCAAATCCGAGAAGCGCAAAATCCGATAAATGTTAAGATTTAGGAGGAACTAAGCATGGAAGAATGCAGATTAAAACCATGTCCCTTTTGTGGTGGCGAGGTCACCATCGCTGAAGGCGGCGATGATTTAACTAAGTGGATGTTTGTCACAAGAGGAAACAAAGAAAACGCTTGCAAGTGCCGCGTATTTATGGAAAGTAAACCGTACTATTCTGATTGCGAAGAAAATGATAAACAAAGTATCAAGCGGAAGCTTATCAATGAGTGGAATAAGAGGATTTGATAAAAGCTGAGATTTAAGGGAGATACATTATGAAAAAGTTCGTTGTTCTTTTTGAAGGTTGGAATGATAAGCACGACCGTGAATGTATGCGCTATGTTGTTGATGCAGATGATGGCTTTGAAAGTATTTTGAGTGTTGAAGAACGGGCGGAAAAGATGGCTCGAAGCAAACATCCTAATCTGAAAAATTTTAAGACGCTTTACATCAAAGAACTGCTTAACAGATAAAAACTAAGTTTTAATTAGAGTTGTGATGGAAGAACATGAACTGAAACCATGCCCGTTTTGCGCATCGGAGTATCCTCATGTCATGCTAAACGATAGAGGAGCGAAGGCTGGAATGTGGAGATACTTTGTAGAATGCCTTAACTGCGAAAGCAAAACTGGCATCTATAAAACAAAGGAAGGCGCAATGCAGGCATGGGAGCTGTGAGCATATAAAAAATAGGTTCTATGGAGGTTTGTCTCATGGAGAAAATTAAATTGGTTGATGCAATTTCCATTTCTGATGGATTCAAGAAGGCTGGACTGGAGAAAAAATCTGAGGCAAAGAGGCTTATGGATTCAAAAGATATCTATAAGCAACGGAAGGGGATAGTCAAGGACTGTGGAGCTGATATGATCATTGGCCTTGCTGAAGACCTCGCTACATTTCGAGGAATTGATATTGTTGCACTCCTCACCGAATATGAGTCGATAAAGACATATACAGATTGTGAAGAATACAGAAAGCAGGGTGCCATTGAGGTTCTCGAGAGGATGATCGACATGCTCTCTTCAAATTAAATCTGTAATCGGAGGTTCAATTTATGCCATATTTTGTATGTGAGGAATGCAAAGCTGGCCATTGCGCACGAAGGTCTCCCGGACCGAATATCGTAGTGGATAGAATGTGCGATTTTTTCATTGGATGGTGCGATATCGAAAAATACAAACCGCCGGAATGTACGGAGATTGTAGTCAAGGATTCAAAAGGCAAAATGCATCTTGCTTTTTATCAGCCTGGTTGGGATGTTGGCTACGCTCATAAGGATCCTGTAGTTATGGACAGCAATACGGGAGAAAAAATCGAGGATCCGGCAAAATGGCTCAAAGGAATGCAGCTATAGGAGGAATAAAGATGAACGAAGCAAAGATTTTCAAATTTTCCGGGTACGCGGTCGATTCGATTGATCCGTACTCAAAAGATCAGGTTAAGGATAGCCTTTACGACTGGGCTGACGATCAGTCTTTCCAGTTCCTGCAGCATGTACATGTCGAGGAGGCTGTGTTGCAAGATGATGATCTGGATGATCTGAGCGTCAAGAACTGCGACTTGTCGCACTGCGAGAAACATTTTCAAAAGCAAGCAAGCGCAGCTGAGTATGACCGGCCCATTCCTAAGCCGGGCGAGCACTGGATGCACTTCAAGGCAGGAAAGATGGTCGAGATCGTTGCGGTCAGCCGATGCAGCGAAAGCCCCGATTCTTTCAGCGTGATCTATCGAGATCCAAACGGCATCGTGTGGGACCGCCCTCTTGATATGTTTATGAGTGAAGTGGATCGCGAGAAATATCCGAATGCTCTCACGAAATACCGTTTCGAGAAAGTTGTTGCAAGCTATACGGCGTATTCTGATACCGTTGAACACTACGAATAAGGAGGATCGCATGAAAACCATTTTTTACCCGGCTATCTTTCACCCGGAAACAACAGGCTATTCCGTTTCCGTCCCTGATATTGAAGGCTGCTTCACTCAGGGAGAGAACATGGAAGATGCCATGTCTATGGCAAAAGAGGCTGTTAGCCTTATGCTCGAAGAGGCGAGCATATTTCCAAAACCGTCACTCGCCGCTACGATTCGGCTCCACCGTGGAGACTTCATTTCCATGATCCCATTTGAGCCAAAGGATGCTAAAGCTAAAGGAGATTCTCTGCGATGAATGAAAAAATTGTCGGCCTTTTCAAGTGCCGTAACTGTGGGTCAATCTTTAATGAAAAAGTGGAAGTGACGCAGTCTGTAAGTTGGGCAATCAAAGACATGTCCAAGGAAGTTGAATATACCACGACCGCGGCATTCCACGGAACTTCTCTCCCGGGGCGCTTTATCATTCACCGGTGCAAAAAAGGATGGTTCTGCATTTGCGACCTTGTTGGATGGAAGATTGGAGAGGAGGCGCAGGACGGTTGTGAATTTGGATGGAATATTGGAGAGGAGACGCAGGACGGTGGTGAATGAGGTTAGGCCTGTAGATGCCAATGAGCTGCTGAAGCAGTCTGTCTACTGTAAAGGCGAGGACGGGACTATGTTTTATGCTGTACCCGCTAGTTCTATTATCAAAGCTTCAACACTGACACCGAAATACATATGGAACACACCAGACAAGAAGCCAACCGAGGCGGATGTTGATCGAAGCGGTTACGTTTTGGCAATCCACAAGAACGATACCCATATTGAGAGGTGGCTCGCATACATAGTTGCGGAGCACCCGGAAAAATTTTATTGCTGGTATCCGTTGCCGGAGCCCAAACTGGAGGTTTTCGATCATGAGCAAAATGAAAAAGCTGATTCTTGCAGATGACCTGTACGACAAGGTCTCAAGCATGGGTTTGCAGAATGGCTCTGCTCTTGGTCATCACAGCGGCACCGCTGATGTCATTGCGGAGATGATTTGGCGTGCCCCTGCTGTTGACCCTGCAAGCTGCCTGAACTGGCACACCGGAATGCCGCCCGAGCATGATTCTCAATCAGCAAAGCTGAAAGGAACAGAAAAGTGGCATCCATGGATGTTTGAAAAAATATCCGACAAGGTTCTTGTGACCATTGAAGATGCAGAAGGCAATCGATGCACCGATGTGTCGCAGACGTTTGACGGGAAATGGAAGGGGTACTACCAGATGGATGCTTTGAAACTCAAAATCGTTGCATGGACCGAATTTCCATCACCTGCAAAGGAGGCCGACAATGACTGAAATAGAAAAGCTGGATGCCGCTCTTACCGAAATGAACATCGGCCACGAGCACGTCATTCAGCCTATTGGTGGTGGCGATATGATAATCGCTTACGGTGGAAGATTCGGAACAAAGTATCTGTTTGACGCGATCTGCAATGAATTTTCATACGGCGGAAGGCAGGGCCTTTTGGAAGTCATGGGCAAATGGCTTATCGGAAACAGGGATGTTATGGGGGGGCTCACTGCCGATGAGGTCGTCAAACTCATCAACAAGAAGTTGGAGGAAAAGAAATGACAGAAAAGATATATGGGCTCACTGAAAAAAGGCGAGGACTCTACGAAGTTCCCATCGAATATACAAAGCGAGGGAAGATGATAGTTCATGCTGATTCTTATGAAGAGGCCATCCAGAATGCGCTGGATCCGATGTCTGGATCACTTCCGGTTGATGATGAGGTTGTAATGGGGAGCCTACACATTCCGTTCGAAAAGGAAAATGCTCCATTACACATCAGATTCAAAGAATTGCCAAAATGGCTATGAGATGCAACAGCTGCATTTTGTATCGCAAACCATTGCTTTCGTGCATTTTGCATAAAAAATCATATAATCGCATAAAAAGTCATTGTAGTACATTATCGACCTATGGTATCCTGTATCCTGTCAAGAATGAGCGAGAGGCAAACAGCATCTTGCGATTTCCGATCGGCAACAGCAGGAAACCGATCCGACATGTTCCCGACATTTTGCCGGGAACATTCATGCAGCTGTAGTTCAATTGGCAGAGCATCGGATTTCCAATCCGAGTGTTGCGGGTTCGATCCCCGTCAGCTGCTCCACCTGCGTAATGCAGGCCATGAATTGACCAACCTTCACACTGCCATGCTCGGCTCTCCATCACGGTGGAGCGGCAGGCTGCAAGCCGAGCGCTTTATATGCGGATAATGGATGCCTTAAATGCGAGGCCCGGTTCGATACCGGAAATCCGCGCGAAAGGGGTGGATGAGATGCTGGAGCTATATTATGTGAAAGGCACTGACCTTGTATACGTCCGTCTCATCTGTCCGAAAGTGCGATCGATTTCGGCTAAAGGCAACGGAATCCACTCCAATCGTATCAACCGTTCAGCAAAGGCTGAGACTGGAGGCGGAGGTTGTAGATACTCTAGGGGCCGACCTGCAACTCGGTTTGAAAGCGGATGTTAAGTAAAGTGGAAGATTATCATTCCCATTGCTGCTGATACCAGCTGATAGTCTTCCACTTTTATAAGGGCGTGTAGCTCAGAAGGTAGAGCACGCGTGAGTCCAAAAGGTCTCCGCCAGAAGAAGTCGTCGGTTCGATTCCGACCACGCCAAGACCGAAAGTATTGAAAGATCATGTGTGGTGCGCAACATACGCGGTCTGGAGACACATAGTAGGCAACAAGGCTCGTGTTAGGTACAAGCACGGGTCAAATGCAAGAGAGCTGAAGACGTTCAGCTCTCTTTCTTTATGCAGTCGTACTCAAGTCTGGTTTAAGAGGGCTGTTTTGAAAACAGCTAGGTGGGTAACACGCGCGGGTTCGAATCCTGCCGGCTGCGCCATGAAAATAAAAATGAAGGAAGGCCATTTTATGAAAGTTGAAAGACCCAGTTATCAAATCCTTACTGAGATCTCAAAAGACGGCATCGAAGAGCTGCAGCGAATTGAACGCGTAGCACGAGTCTGCTATAAGAGCGAGGATAAGATCGTCCCGGATGGCTCATCGGCGAAGAAGCTGGTGAGCTTTCTTATTAAGCAGGAGCATGAGGCCATGCTGGAGCACTCCCAGCTGTCTGTGCTGTTCACCTGTGACAGGGCCATTGCAAATGAACTGGTACGTCACCGCATTGCATCCTTCGCGCAGGAGAGCACCCGCTACTGCAACTATGCAGGGGAGAAATTCGGATGGGAGACTACGGTTATCAAACCGTACTACATTCCCGGCGATGGGTCTGACGCATATAAAGCTTGGTTCGATGCCTGCTGGGAAGCAGAGCAAAGCTATCTGAAGCTCATTCGGAGTGGTCTTCGTCCTGAACAAGCACGCTGCGTATTGCCGTTGTGCCTGAAGACAGAGATCGTGGTGACTGCCAACTACCGTGAGTGGCGTAACATTTTCAAATTGCGTACACATATCGCCGCTCACCCTCAGATGCGCCAGCTTATGTGCCCGCTTCTTCTCGAGCTGCAGAAGAAGATCCCGGTTGTGTTTGATGATATCTACACCTACTGGCCGAATGATGACCAGACCGGTAAGAAAGCTTAACCCAAAGCCGTGGAAACACGGCACATCGAGGATTCGCCAAGATGGTAATGCAGCGGAATTTGACTCCGCCAGTGCTGAATAAGCGATCGCAGGTTCGAGCCCTGCATCCTCGGCCATAAAAGCAATCTGGAGGTCGTTCATGGAAAGCAAAGAACAGCTGGTGATTTTCGGTGCCGGCCAGCAGGGGCGCGTATGTAAGCGCCTTGCCATTGAAAACGGTTATGATGTGGCAGCATTCATTGATGACTTTGCCGCAGGATTAGTAGAGGATGTCCCCGTTTATCAAACCATCTATGATATCCCGGACTTCCGAAAATACAAATATTTCGTTGCCATTGGGGATGTCAAGGCAAGACGGAAGTTCGTTGACCAGATCTACTCTCAGAAACTTGAATCTGTCAATTTGATCGACAAAGCCGCCTATATCGAAGATGGAGCGCAGCTCGGTACAGGAAACTACATCTGCAAGCTTGCGATCATCTACGCATCTGCAAAGATCGGAAGCCACAACATTATCAACTGTAAGGCAGTTCTCGCCACGGATACGGTGGTAGGCACCAACAATAACATCTCAATGGGATGCAACCTATGCGGAAGCGTCCGTGTCGGGAACAACTGCTACATAGGATGTCAGGCGTCCATTGTGAGCGAACGAACTATTGGAAACGGCTCTACTGTCGCAGCTGGCGCTGTTGTCCTGAAGAATGTCCCTGAGAATTCTTTCGTTGCTGGTGTACCTGCCATTCCGAAGGAGAGGAAAAGACGATGAAAGTTCTTGTTATCGCACCTCACCCTGATGACGAGATTCTCGGTGTTGGCGGAACGATAGCAAAAAGGGCTGCTGTCGGCGATGAAGTTACCGTGTGCATCTGTACAAAGGGCGTACACCCTATGTTCGATCAAAAGATTATTAAAGCTGGACGTGATGAAGCCAGAAAGGCTCACACATACCTTGGTGTCTCAGAAACCATATTTCTGGATCTTCCTGCTGCAGAGCTTGATAGTCTGCCTATGACTGATATCGTGGGAAGGCTCGAGAATGTGGTTTGCGAAACACGTCCAGATGAGATTTTCATTCCTCATCATGGTGACATCCACAATGACCATAAGGCTATCTCTGCTGCCGCGATGGTTGCTTTGAGGCCGAAACGGTTCAAGAAGCCTGTTCGCATTCTCAGCTATGAGGTTCCGTCTGAGACAGGATGGGATACTCCTACTCCAGAAAATGCATTTAGCCCGAATGTATATGAGGATATCACCGACACAATCGGAAAGAAGCTCGACGCTGTTCTTATATACAGATCGCAAGCTGAACAGTGGCCGGGCGCTCGTTCCGCGGGCGCTGTTGAAGCTCTTGCAAAATATCGGGGATCTACCGTCTGCATCCCTTACGCCGAGGCATTTCAGCTTGTAAGGCAGACACTGTGACCAACATCTAAAGAAGAGGGTTCGTCAATGGAAAAACGAATTGAAGTTTGCAAGATGAGAGCTGGAGATATCAAAACCGGCTTCGGGAATCCCAGAAAGATCAGCAACAAAAAAATGGATGAGCTCGAGCAGAGCATGAGCACCTTCGGAGATTTCGGGATTTTCCTCATCGACGAAAAGAACAACGTCATCGGCGGAAACCAGCGGTTGAAAGTTGTCAAGAAGCTTTATGGCGAAGATGCCATGATTGATTGCAAACGGCTCATCGGATATTCTCAATCCGAGCTCAAGGCGATCAACATCAAGGACAACACACACTCTGGTGAATGGGACCTTGACTTGTTGGCTGACTGGACTTCTGAACTCGTCATGGACTTCAGCGTTGAGGCCGAGGAGAAGAAGCAGATCGAAGAGCGCGAGATCCCGGAGATGGAGCTTATCCACTACGAAAAGTACGATTATGTCATGATCGTATGCAACAACGAGCTGGATTACAACAATCTGGTGAGAGCACTTGGCATCGAAGGCAAGAAAGTTCGGATTTCCAAACGCAAGATCAACGCGCGTGCGGTCTGGTATCACAAGATGAAGGCGAAGGTCATTCCTTACGATGAACTTCCTGAAGAACTTCTTGATGATTCTGACATCAAGGCAAGGGATGGCGGTGGCGAAGATGAGTAACAATACTCTCGTTATCCTTGGTGCCGGCCAGCAGGGAAGAAACTGCCATAGACTGGCTCCCATCAACGGTTATCAAACGGTTGCCTTCGTCGATGATTTCATCACTGACCCAGTGGAAGACATCCGGGTGTATAGCAAGATCGAAGATATTCCGGATTTCATGGATCATAAGTACATCGTTGCTGTTGGGGATCTTGCGGTCAGAAAAAAGTTCATTGAGCAGATCAATCTGCTTGGCCTTGAGTGCGCAAACCTGATTGATCCCACCGCTGATATCGAACCCGGAGCCAAGATTGGAACTGGCAACTACATCTACAAGTTCGCCAGCGTGTATGCTTCGGCCACAATCGGAGACCACAACATTATCAATTGCAAAGCTGTACTTGCTACCGACAGCGTTATTGGCAACAACTGCAATATCTGCATGGGAAGCAACATCTGTGGCGCGGTTCATGTAGGAGACAATAGCTATATTGGGTACAACGCAACGGTCGTCAGCGGGAACAACGTGGGGGCGAACGCCACAGTGGAGGCTGGATCTGTGGTTATGGAGGATGTGCCGGACTGGCTCCGCGTTTCTGGTATTCCGGCTCGAGACGCCGAAGAACTGTGGTAAACGTAGAGGTGTAATATGGAAAAGCCAGATATTTTCGGAATCTACATTCCGAGCTATAAGAGATCTGATACGATTACCACTCATAAGCTTCTCGAATACTACAAGGTTGTTATTCGCCAGAGCGAATATGAAGACTACCTCAAGACCATCCCTGCAGAAAACATCATTGCCGTTCAGGACGATCTTATCGATAGCGTTCCGAAGGTGTGGAACTGGATCATCGACAATGCAGAGGAGGACTACTTCTGCATTATCGGTGATGATGTTCCAAGGTTCTACTACCGGCTTGAGAAGAGCGAGGCCATCACAGATCCTGAGATTATCACTTCTGAGATAGAGCGAATCGGCCAGCTTATGATCGATCTCAATATCGGATGGGGATGTGATGATGCCACCAACGTGCCTTGGGGATACGATGCTGAGTTCACGTTCAAGGGGACTACCGGCGGAATCAACTGGATTAACAGGAAGAAGCTCAAGGGAAGGTTCAATGCGGAAATCGGATACTGCTGCGATACCGATGTCGTTATGCAGGAACTTCTGGTAAACCGGATTATTCTCAAACCCAAGTATTTGTGTCCCGGCGGTGGAGCTGACAAAAACAAAGGCGGCAACTCAAAGAAGAGCCGAGAGAGTATGATTGCCAGCTTCGAACTTATGAAAACGAAGTGGGGCAAGTATTTCGACTACGACCTGAAGACCAACAAGATCTATGTGAGGGTTCCGCGATGACCGATGTAAGAGTGTTCTCAGGCCATCAGCCAAACTTCCTTCCATACATGGGCGTGTTCTACAAGATGTACCGTTCCAACGTGTTTGTCTTGGATGACGATGTGCAGTATTCTAGGGATGGACTTCACAACGCCAACTTTATCAAAGTGAATGGGTCTAAGCACAGGATTACCGTGCCGGTCAAATACAACTTTGGAGATCCGATCAACAAGGTTGAGATATGCAACGACATGGATTGGGCTGGCAAGATGCTCAAGACTATGAAGTGCGCTTATGCAAAGGCTCCGCATTTTGAAGAAGGATATGGGCTCTTGGAAAGGCATTTTCAAAACATGCCAACCCGCTTGTCGGACTTGAACATTGGCCTCATCCGCGAAATCGCAGATAGATTCGGGATGACGTGCAAAATTGTCGTTGCCAGCGAATCTGTTCCTACGGATCTCAAGAAGAACGAAAGAAACCTCTACCAATGCATCACCCTCGGGGGAAGTGAGTACCTGTCAGGAGAGGGAGGAAGGGTATACAACGACGAAGAGCTGTTTGCTGGGCACGGGATCGACGTGAAGTACTCCGATTATCATCCACTCCATTACAGGCAAGTCGGTAGGGAGTTCATCGAGAACTTATCCGTTATTGACTACATTTTTAATGTTGGATTTGCGATTCCTGAAGAATGGTGAAATAATTCTCGGTGATACGTCAAAAATACTTTACAAATGGAATGGTTGTGTTACGATATAGTTATATAAAAACCACATCAGGAGGTTAAATATGGCTTATCCGTACACAGAGAATGGCTACAACATGTTCGACATGCTCAGCCTGATTCAGAAATCCATCCGCCGTTCCGACTACAATCATGCAAGCTTCGCAGCAAAACAACTCAAGGGGCGATACCGCAGTACAATGTGGAATCGCCTTTTTGTCACCGCATCGGAAGACTGTTTTGGCGTATTATCAAAAGAACTCGTCGAGCTGAGGAAATGTGATGAAGTGCATCCCAGCGACCAGAACCTCAGTGATGCACTCGCTCTGATGTGCAGAGCAAAGAAAAGCCGGGATGCCTGCTACTTTGCCTGCAATTTCGTCCTTGCAAACAGAAAGCCGCGCAACTTCGAGTTTTCGGAATCGGAGATGTACGGTTTTCATTTGCAGTTGAATAGAATCCATGATCGTATTGCCGGGAAGATCAATCCTGATGGATGCGATCAGCTCTCTATCGAAGAGAACGGATTCAAAGAAGCTGACATTGACTACTGCGATCTGTTCTGTGAACTCAGCGAGGGAGAAGCCGCAGTGGCATACAATGGCCTTGCTCTCCAGAAGGCTATGAAACACCGCGACATGGATATGATCGGCTATCACACCAACTTCTTCCGGGAAAATTGCCGAGAGAAGTTTTGGGAGACACTGCTCGATTACACCCTGACCAATGCGCTGGATCTCTATAGTGAGATTGACGCCCTGCGGATCTGCGATGAAGTTGTCAACAAGAGGAGAGCACCTCTCGATAAGGACAACATCTTCGTGGCGAAGGCGGTCATGCTGCTGTGCTACTACGAAGATGACCGGTTCGACTCCGTATTATCAAACAAGATTGTCAAGTTCGATGAGCTTATCGACTGGTCGCAGTGGGACATTCCTTCCATTGAGCGGGCAAGGCTCGTGAATGGTGAAATCCCTGAGTGGGTATATGACTGCCACACCCTGAAGGGAAAGAAAGCGGGGAAAACCGACTGGGATATGACCGTTAGTGAGCAGGCAGCTCTTACACCTCTCCAGCCGGCATACTTCGATGAAGCAAGCTGGCTGTACACCTACGAGCAGGACGTGGAGATGGGAGTTCTCGATGAGGTGGGGATGAAGCCCATCCGGGAATTCGCAAAAACGCATCCAGTGAATCCCGTGGAGGTAATCCCCTATGAGGAGTGAGCCTGAAAGAAAGTCCGATAAGGTCCGGAGGTTGGTGGCAGAGGGAAGATACAAGGAAGCCCTGAGAATTGCCAAGGATTTCCATTTTGGCATATCCAAGGAAGACTCCGACACCATGAAGCGGGGATATGAATGTATGGTATGGCCGGACTTTTACAGGCAGATAGGGAAGATGCCCTCTGAAATCTCACAAAAAGCCATAGAAACCGTGCAACGGCTGTATGGAATAAAATCAATCTAAGAAGATAAAAAACGCTCATAAACAGCCTCTACGATCAATGCGTAGGGGCTGTAATTTTTGAAAAAGGTTGGTGAAACTAGTGGACGAAAACAAGGAACGGAATGACGCTCCCGAAACGGCGCTTAAAAGCGCGAAGAAAACGCGAAGAAAACTTTCCCCTCAACTGAAGGAAAATCAATACACCAAGGGGTCCGAAAAGGCAAGAGAGAATGGTCGGAAGGGCGGGATCAAATCCGGCGAGTCCAAACGGAACAAGAAGGATGCCAGAGAGTCTATCCGGTATATGCTTCAGTTGTCCGCCAAGAAGGGCTGGGAAGCAAACCTCAAGGAGTTTGGCGTTGCTACGGAAGAGCTGACCAACATGAACGCCCTTAGCGCCAGGCTGTTTTCAATGGCTTTGAGCGGAAACCTTGATGCCTATCTGACCCTCATGAAGATGGGAGGATATGATCCCGAAGAAATCCGTAGAGAGCGCGAGAGCATTGCATCCGATGCCCGCCGGGATAAGGAAGTCAATGCTAAGGTGGAAGCTCTCGGTAATGGGCCGGATGGATCCAGCGCCGCGCTCAACATGAATGACGAGGAAGGCCACAGCGATGTCGTAATCTACATGCCGCAGGTAGAAAAGTTCGAGGATCTTGAGGAAAAAGACCAAGAGGGCGGCAAGACTGAGGAATAATTTTCCAAATTCCGTTCGGAAGGGGTGATGAGTATGCCACAGATCCTGAAGCCGCAGGAAGGACCTCAGACACGGTTCATGTCTACCCCCGCGAGCATTTGTATCTATGGCGGCTAGGAGCAGCCGGCGGAGGGAAAAGCTTTGGATTGCTCATGTCTGCCCTTCGGTACAAGAACGTGCCCGGGTTTGGCTGCACCATATTCCGAAAGAACTTCAACCAGATATTTGCACAGGGCGGTCTGTGGGATGAATCCATGCAGATCTACCAAGACGTCAAGGGAGCTTGTCCCAAGTTCGCTCGAGGGCAATGGTTGTTCTGCAATGACAAAGGTGAGGTTTTATCAAAGGTCACGTTTGCTCATATTGAGAAGGATGAGGACGTCCATAAATGGCAAGGCTCTCAGATCTGCGAATTGGGATTTGACGAGCTAACTCATTTTACCGAGAAAACGTTCTTCTATATGCTATCCCGTAACCGATCTGCCTGTGGTGTTGAGCCATTTGTCAGGGCTACATGCAACCCTGATGCGAATTCATGGGTGGCAAAGTTCATTGAGTGGTGGATCGATCAGGATACTGGATACCCAATCCCTGAACGGAGTGGGAAGATTCGATGGTTTATCCGCCGGGATGAAGTGCTCTACTGGGCTAATACCCGGCAAGAGCTCTGGAAAAGATTCAATCTCACTACAGAAGAGGAGAAAAGTGAGCCAAGGTCTGTCACGTTCATAATGTCTAAGTTGAGCGACAACAAGGAACTTATGAAGGTGAACCCGGGCTACCTTGCAAACCTAAAGGCGCTGTCTCAGATCGAGAGAGAGCGCCTTCTTTATGGAAACTGGAAGATCAAGGCCGCTGCTGGTCTCTACTTCAAGAGATCACAGCTTGGAGAGATTCTCAATAGTGTCCCTGCGGATGTCATCCAGTGGGTAAGATGCTGGGACTTGGCTGCTACGGAAAAGGACGACAAGGGAGACCCGGCATATACTGCTGGCGTCCTTATGGGAAAGCGGAAGAATGGACGATATGTCATTGCCAACGTTGTCAACAAGCAGATGTCCGCATCTGATGTCCGAAAGACCATCAAGCTCACGGCACAGTCTGATAGAGCTGCCTATAAGCGAGTCCGAGTTCGATTGCCACAGGATCCCGGACAGGCCGGTAAGGAACAGGCGGAGTCCTACATAAAGTTCTTGGCCGGCTTTGATGTTACGACTGTGGCAGAAAGCGGAACCAAAGAGGCAAGAGCGGAGCCAATGGCTGCACAATGGCAGGCTGGAAACTTCGACATTGTATACGGCGAGTGGAATGAAGAGTACCTGCTTCAGCTTGAAAACTTCCCAGATGGAAAGTTCAAGGATATGGTCGATGCTTCCGCAAATGCTTTTGCAGAGATCGAATCCAGATGCGCATTCAACCTCAGCAACCTGATTTGATTACCATACCGGAAGGAGATATAAGCGTGGATAAGATGACACAAGAGGATCGCATCAAGCACTATGCGCATCTGATTCAGCGTCAGACTGGCAAGGCTGTGCGACCGTACCGTGCTGACGGATACGTCAACATGGTTAACCGGTATGGCACATCGAAAGATTCGTCCGAGCAGTACAACTTCGTACCGGATGCGCCGGTTGCTGACGATGTGCTTGAAATGCACTATGAAAACAACGGCCTGTTTTCCAAAATCATCGATATGCCGGCAGAGGAAGCCATCAAGCACGGCTTTACCATCGAAGACGTAGAGGACGGAAAGCTGGCTGACTTCTACAGCGAAGCTCTCGACGAACTCAACTGGGAAGAGAACGCCATGACCGCCGTTAAGTGGGCAAGACTGTTCGGCGGCTCCATTGCCATTATGCTTGTGAACGATGGTCGTGGGCTCGAGGAACCTCTCGATTGGAAGAACATTCAATCCATTGACGATATCCGAGTGTACGACAGATCGCTCATTAGCCCTGACTACAGTAGCGTGTTCAACTACGATCCGCAGGATCCATTCCGAGTTCGCGGCAGTCGGCTTGGTATGCCCGAATACTATGATGTCTATAGCAAGTATGGATCATTCCGAGTACACGACAGCAGATGCCTTGTTTTCCAAAACGGCGTCCTGCCTGAAAATGCAACTAACTCCATCTACCAGTTTTGGGGAATCCCGGAGTACATCAGGCTGAACAAGGCCATCCGGGATGCGGACATTGCACACCGCAGCGCACCCAAGTTGCTGGAACGGTCTGTGCAGCCCATCTATAAGATGAAGGATCTCGCGGCTGAGTTGGCTACAGAACAGGGCGAAGACCGCATTCTCAAACGTCTGCAGGTTATCGACACTGCACGAGGAATCCTCAACAGCCTTGTCATCGATGCCGATGGCGAAGACTATGACTTCAAGACGTTCCAGTACAACGGTATCACTGACGTTATCAGTGCATCCTGCAATATGCTCGCTGCCCTGTCCAATATTCCACAGATCATTCTGTTTGGGCAGACCATCAGCGGAATGAGCAGCACTGATGACACCAGCATGGAGAACTACTACAACTACGTTGAGCGCATTCAGAAAAGGATGCTGCGGAGTAATCTCCGATATCTACTGTCTGTTGTTTTTCAAGCCGGCCTTGCAACCGGAGAGGTTGATGAAGTCCCAAAGCTGAAGGTTCAGTTCAATCCTCTGTGGTCTGTCAGCGATTCCGACCAAGCAACTCTGGATCAGCAGAAGGCCCAGACCGAGCAGATCAAGGCGCAGACTGCCCAGATCTATGTCGGTATGGAAGCCATTGATCCCAGCGAGGTTCGTTCCAAGCTTGCAGATAGCGATGACTTTGATGTCGAGAATATGCTTGATGAGTATACTGAAGAGGAACTCGAAGCTGGAATGCCAAGCAATGATGAGAGCCAAGAGCAAACGCCTGATGATGGACAGCCTGCTACTCCTGATTCTCAACCTACTGGAAATGATGAAAAAGCCGGACCTGGTCAGCTCCTGAACGAAAAGACTCTCTCTGCTGTTGGAAACAATGCAAAAGATCCTGCCACCATGGAGACTAAGGTTAGCTCCGATCCTCATGAAAACAAGGAAGGCACTGAAGGTGATGCCCCTGCATCCGCCCCTGCTGCGACGAAAAAGCCTTCCGACATGGACCCTGAAGAAAAGGCCAAAGCTGCACAATCGCGCCAAAACAAGGCAAAAGACCGGGAGGACTCACTTCGTACCGATGACAACAATTCTCACTCCGAAGATCAAAAAGGCTCGGTGGGCGTTATTGTGGTCAATGGGGGCAGAGTCCTGAATGGTACTCGGCACAACGATTTTGGCTACGGCCTTGTCTGTGGCCCCGGCGGTCACATTGAAGAAGGTGAAACTCCGGAACAGGCTGCATTCCGAGAGACCAAAGAAGAATTCGGTATTACGCCCAAAAGCCTTATGTGCCTTGGACAAGGGCCTAAAGAAAAAGATACCGGCCTGAAGCCGTACCTGTTCCTGTGCACCGAATACTACGGCACTCCGAACTGCGAAGATCTCGAGATGACCGGCGCCAAGTTCAGTACCATTGAGGAATTGAACGAAAAGGCCGAATCCTTGTTCGGCCCGTTCGCAGACGGCCTGAACATCCTGATGGACTGCCTTGAAACCGGCATCTTCTATACAGACCCAGCGGAAGGCGTAACTGGCGAGAAACTGAATTCTCATCTGGAAAAGGCTATGAATGCCGATGGAGGTCAAGGATCTGGCAATTTTGGACACGAAGGAAGGCCAGGAAAAGTAGGAGGAAGCGCCGAGTCGCACAACTTTGGAGGGCTCAAAAACAGCGAGCTTTCATCTAAGATGAATGGCGTGTTCGATGATGCAAAGATAGGAACTCGCTTTTCCGTAAAGATGAACGGCGTTGCCGGAAAAGATGATTATGAAATCTATAAAGTTTCAGATGGATTCTACGTTCGGAGCAAAAAAGGCGGAAACGATATTGTCAAATCAGTTGACAAGCTCGTCGAGAATTGCGGTGTATACGTCACAAATCTGACCTCTGACAAGGTCATGTATAAGGAAGCCAACATTGAAGTTGGTGAACCCGAAACAGAAGAAGCACAAAGTTTTACTAGAGCATACGAATCTTGCAGAAAGGAAAGAGAGCGACTTGCATCTGGGAATTATAAAATCACTGAAGTTGATGATGCTACCGCAAAAAAGTATGCTGACACTTTGAACAAAGCAAGCAAGGCAAAAATCGCAAAACTTGCTATTGATGACCCACAGTTCAAGGCTGTTGTTGATAACATTTCTGCGTATACACAGGGAGAATATGTATATCAGCGAAAAGCGACTGAAAAATTCATCAGCAACGGATATGACCCATCTAACGATGCAATCCTCGGAGATCGACTTACCGATTCTTTGTATTTATGCAAAGACATGTACAAGGGACAAAATCTTTCCGTTTCCAGTGCAAGTGTAACGGAAGGCATGGCGAACTTGACAAAGGCTGTGAATTGCTCCGATCCGTTTGACGGAGAGCTGTACCGAGTTGCTCAGGACAGAAGCCTGATGAAAACTGCAGACTCTGGAAACCAGGGAGTATACACTCCGCCAAAACCCGGAGAAACAATATCCATAGTTGCTCCTACTTCGTTCTCAAAGGACAAAGCGGCTATTGATAAGATTGCCAAAGATAAGTCCGGTGATATCATCTATTACACTGTTCAACCGGGTGCTCATGCCGTAGATGTATCAAAGCTGTCACCGTATAAGCAAGCTGAACTCCTTACCTGCGGAGAATATGAGGTTGTCAGTGTTGATTCCAAGCCTCAGAGAGTTGTTATGACTCAGATCGATCGTTTCACAAGTGAAACAATCGATTCGCTGAAGGCCAACAGAGGGGCAACAGTTGACGACGGTTTTGTTAAATTTCCAATCCTTGAAACTCATGTGACTCTTCGCCAGAAAGAACCTATTCACATGGATTCTTGCGATGATAGCATCCACAGATACAGACCCGACGATTTTTCCGAACGGATGGTCTATGATGACGAGATTGATCTCGATGGTGGCCCAGGGTCTGGGAACTATGGGCACGAGGGCGTTCCGGGGCAAGTGGGCGGAAGCGCCCCTAGCACAAGCGGTCCGATTTCCAAAAGTAGCTTTCAGAAGGGCTCTGGTCACTTTGAAGTAACTGGTGACGTGAAAGATATGTATCTCACAAAGCCGGCAAGAACCAGAATTGAAGGGGCTATTAAAACGGTGAAAACCGCTAATGACCTCAAGAAATATCTTGAAAATCAAGGAATCAAGCTTGAAACGTCTTATGAACCACTCAAGAAAGCGATGGATAGAGAGATCCCGTCCATCAAGGAGCAGGCTGATTATGTGATTGCCGCTATTGAGCAGTACAAGGATCTCGGTGGGCTTAAAGCGCTTAAAGCGGTTCACATCTATGACCATGATATTGATGCACAGGCGCAGTACAGCTATCGCGCAAAAGGGGAAGGTGATGTTCCAGACGAGGGACATTTGTATATCAGCTACATGGCTAATGGAGAGCAAATTATGCATGAGTTTGCTCACGCCTATGCTGACTCCACAAAGCCTGATGGAATGGATGTTGTCGAATGGTCAGCGAAGCTCAACCAAGAAGCAGGCCTTTCGAAAAACGTAAAATCATACTTCGGCGCGGACAGCGATGCTAAAGAAGCTGAGCGTTTTGCCAATGCGATTGGGTACGCAATTGCGGATGGAGATGGACCGGATGGCCGACTTGCATTTGCTGCAAATGTTGCGAATATCGTAAGAAATTCCAATGGATCGTCCGCAGGAATGTCCGGCGGAAACCTTGCATTTAGAAGCATGATTCCGAAAGACAGCTACTTCAACTCTCCATCCTACAAGAAGGCTGTTGAAGCCTACCGCGGAGCCATCAGAAAGCATGACGATGCATGGAAGAAATATAGCGACCTCAAGGAAGATCTCAAAGCAGAGTCCGCTCCGAAGCCTGAATCTGAATGGGATGATAACGACATCTTCGAAGATCTCATTGGCCATCGTCCCATGACCTACACAGAAAAAGGCAAGAAGATCAAGTCTGAGATGGACAAAGCCTTCAAGGATTCACAGGAATATGACCATGAGCAGACCGAGACTGGCGACAAGCTTCGCGAGATCAAGAAAAAAGAGCATGACAAGCAGGTGAAGGGCATCCATTTCCAACCGCCTGCTGATGCCTCCTCCGATGATTATGAGGGCTTTACCACTAAGACCACCGGAACGTCCGCCTATGATGACTACATCAACGGAGAAAGGAACGGAGGCCGAATTGCAGAGATGTCCCCGGCGGAATATCTTCAAAGATGCGCCTATCAGGTCTTTGAAGATGCTACCATTGAGTCCACTCTGGCTGCTATCGATGAGTCCAACGTTAAGAAGTATGCCGATATGATGAAGAATGGCACAAAGTTTGACATGCCGTATCTCAATTTCATGTCTGGTCAGCAGGAAGGACGGCATCGAGCCGCTGCTGCCATGCAAGCTGGTATCGATAAGATCCCTGTGCTTGTGGTCGGAGAAAGGTTTGCCAAGTATGACGGAGGAAAAGGCTCTGGCAACTGGGGCCATGAAGGCCGAAAAGGGAAGCTCGGTGGATCGGCCCCCGGCGGAGGCGTGCACAACCGGATTTCCGAAGAGGGCGGATCCTACACCTCATTCTCAAAGAAGCAGAAGAAACTTGCCACAACGCACTTTGCCGGCAAGGGGGAATTTCACAATCTCCCGGACAAGACTAAGATTGTTGCCGATCTTGTGTTTGGACCGTACTCTATGGTCTATAACGCCAAGCATGGCATGTTCATCGGCGAAGACGGTGCCGAAATGAACCCGGATGATGTGACAGACGCTTGCGACAAAGACACTCCTGTTCGAGTGTTCATTCCGAATGAGGCGAGCACGAACTACAACAAGCTCAAGCAGTCCTTTGATGTTTCCCCGTCCAGAATGGCTGAAGCAAAAGCCTATTCACAGCCAAAGCAAGCCGACAAAGACCTCCGAAAGAAAACCGGAGAGGTGTGGAAAACGCTTACTGATGGTCAGAAAAAGTCACTTTATGATTATACCGGCGGCTTTTTTATGGACATCAACCACTCCCTGAGAAGTGGTCATGGAACTGTGCAGAACCAGTCCAAGGCCTCTGACATCACGACCGCCATAGCTAAGAGCAAAACTCAAGAGGATATGTGGCTGTATCGAGGAGTTGGCTTGGAGGCTGTTCCTAAGATGTTTGGTATTGACTGGGGAAAAATACAGAAGAATGACATTGGTTCTATTGTTGGAATGTCCGGCTCTGACGACGGCTTTATGTCGTGCGGTACAACTGCTGGCACTGGATATGGAGACGTAACCGATGTCAACATGAAGATTTTCGTTCCGAAGGGGTCTGAGGCTCTATACGCAGAGCCGTTCTCAAAGTATGGAAGCAACCCGGATGCCAAGAACTGGAACGGCGAAAGCGATCAGACCTATTTTTCCTCCGAAATGGAGACTATCTTGCAAAGAGGGTCTCATTTCCAATGCACAAAAGCCTACTACGATGAGGACAAAAAGAAATACAGTATCGAAGTGGCTGTCACCGGACAAGAATACAAGGAGCTCAATTGGTGATTCTTGCAATATTCTGAAATGTTTGTTGTTATTTGACAAAACAGAATGTATCTGTTACGATACGTTTGTAAAAAACATCATGTTCTAGGAGGGATAAAATGGCGAAATGGGACAATGAAGAACTGTCGTGGGTACGGCCTGACAAGAATAAAATCCAATGTTCAAAGTGCATGCTGCGAGAGAAGGACCGACTGGACGGAGAAATCGACGGGGCCACACTTGGTGTGTGTGAAGCCTTCCAATTTAAGCCGACGGAGATTCTTTTCAACGGCGCTGAGTGTCCGTATTTCATTGACGAGAACACGCCAGACGACGAAGAAGAGTGACTTGAAAGGGAACAGGTGGCAGGATTGAAGAACACCAATCGAATCATCGGAGGAATCGTTGGCGATATCGTCGGATCTGTATATGAGTTCGACAATATCAAGTCCAAGGACTTCGTTCTGTTTGGGGATCATCACGGTCAGAAATGCTTCGCAACCGATGACAGCATAATGACTCTGGCGGTTTGCGATGCGTTCACCAAGAGTGCTCCGTACTACGAATTCCTTTACGAAAACCTCATGAAGTCCATGCAGGAAATCGGAAGACCGTATCCGGATTGCGGATACGGAGGAAGATTTTATAGCTGGATGTACTCTGATAACCCACAGCCGTATAACAGCTTTGGGAATGGCGCTGCGATGCGCGTAAGTGCTGCAGCATACGCTGCGAATACGCTCTCTGAAGCTCTCGACTTCGCAAGAATCACTGCAGAAGTCACCCATAATCACCCTGAAGGCATCAAGGGCGCACAGGCTACTGCTGGATGCATTTACCTTGCGCTTCATGGATATGACTTCCGAAAGATCCTGCGATTTGCCGATCACTACTATGACCTAGACTTCACCCTTCACGGTATCCGTGACAGCTATCGGTTCAATGAGTCCTGCCAGGAAACAGTTCCACAGGCTATTGTCGCTTTCCTTGAATCCACTGATTTTGAGGATTCAATCCGCAACGCGATTTCCATTGGCGGGGACAGCGACACACTGGCCTGTATTACTGGATCTATTGCCGGAGCCTACTATGGTGTTCCCGTAAACATCGCAGATAAGGCCATCGGATATTTGGATCCTCGCCTCCGTGAAATCTACGATCGGTTTGTTGAAGAGTTCTGATCTGCTACAATTCCATAAGCACCTGTGAGCAGGGCCATCTTTTTGATGGTCCTGCTTTTTTGCTAGTGTAGCTCAACCGGAAGAGCAGACGTCTTGTAATCGTCAGGTTGCGGGTTCAAGTCCCGCCGTTAGCTCCAATAGCCGTACACCGTAATCGGCACGTCGAATGGCACATGGATCATCGCAACGTTTTTGTTTGCGCGTTACGGTTTCCAACAGAAGCTGGCAATGGGAGCAAGTTTGTCCATAACGCCTCCGCCCATTGTCTGTCGGATGCGCTGTAAGCAATCAGCTGTGTGCCATAAAGCTCTGTACTCGTAAAAAGGTGCAGGGCTTCTTTTATGAACACTTCACCAAATCTAAATAAAAGGCCGGGAAAGGGGACATCTCTGTGAACAATAAAATTCACCAAGAAGCTGTCAAACAGGCCACACAGGCCAAATTCCGCGGCAAAAAGACCATCAAGTGCAAAACCAAACCATTATACCCGGAATCTGCCGAACGAGAGTATGCCCGAGTTACAAACGGCTACATGAAAATCCTCGACGATACTGTCAAGAAGCACATGCCAGCTATCATGAAAGCATACAAGGCAGATCTCGATGCAAGCATCCGAGAAGATGACATCCATGATGTTTTCGACAAAACCCGCCGGGAATTCCAAAGAATGGCTGAAGAGCTTGAACGGAAACTTGCAAAGTATGGGCTGCAGAACCTCGTTGGCAAAGTCGCTCGCGTCGCAAGAAAGAGCTCATATAGGCAGTGGAAACGGGCCTGCAAGCAAACTCTCGGCATCGACCTTATGGACGATTACTACAACGGAGACTTCTATCGGCAAGCTGTTCAGAAATGGGTTGACGACAATGTCTTGAAGATTAAGAGCCTTCCGAATGACTCTCTCGGGTCAATGCAGCAGATTGTCTATAAGGGTTTTCAAAGTGGTGCAAGCGTCAGAGACATCTCGAAGGAGATTCAGGACGAGTACCAAACATCCAAGCATCAGGCACAAATGCTTGCTAGGGATCAGCTGTCCACCCTGAATTCTCAAATCACCCGACTTCAGCAAGAGGATGCCGGCTGTAAGCGATATAGGTGGTCAACGTCCAAAGACTCCCGAGTCCGGGACTGCCACAAGTCCTTCGAAGGAAAAGTGTTCAGCTGGGACGACCCACCTGAAGGATGGTATAAGACCAAGAACGGAATCAAGTACACTGGACGAAGATGCCACCCCGGGGAGGACTACATGTGTAGATGCGTAGCGATCCCCGTTTTCGACTGGGAAACCATAGACGTCCCTATGCAGACTGATGGTGAAAAGGAGAGCTGATTTCAATGGAAACCAAAGAAAAGATCGAAGTTTTCATTGACATTGAGAACGGGAACACGGTCTGCATCTGCAAACGCACTCGAAAAGGATGCAAAAAGTTCTGCGAAGCAGCTGTTGTTGAGAGGGATAAGTACCTCGGCTGGGAAAAGACGTTCCGACAGAACCGATACGGAAAATGCGATGGAATAGACTGAAGGGGTGGCAGACTTGAGGTCGAGATCGCGATCACTGGTCAGAATACCAAGAAGCTCAACTGGTAGATCATAGAAAGGAACTTTTTACATGAAAAACACAATACAAGATATTCGAGAGAGACAGATGCTTCGAAGGAAAGCGATGGACAGCCGAAAGCTTGTTATTTTTCGAAAAGACGGTTTGCCGGTTGTTGTTAGCGAGGATGGAGGCCCGGGGTCCGGTAATTTCGGACATGGAGGGCGTCCTGGAAAGGTTGGCGGTTCATCTGGCGGAGAAGGCTCTAAAAGCGCATCTGCTCCCAGCAGTAAAGCACCAAAAGCCAAGACTTACAACAATGAGATATCAAAAGCGTATAAGTCGAAGAACTACGCAGATGTTGGCAAAGCAATTAGAAAATGCGTTACGGATGCACCTATCGGCTCGAAATTCACCTCAAACGGAAACTCCTACACCAAAACAGGAGACGATACATTCGAGTATACAATCGCTTCGTTTCCGAATAAAAAGTTTCCTGCCAATACGAACATGGTTGTAAATAACGCCGACTTGTTCAAATCCGAAAACGCTCTGAAGTTTGAAGAAAGTGAAGAAAAAGCATCGAAAGCCAGTGAAGAACAGGCATCCGCTCCGCAGAAAAAAACTTCAGATAAAGAAACTTCGTCCCGAAAGCCGACCTTTAGCGGAAGCAAAAAGACCGAAGGAATTCGTTCTTTTGGTGGCATCAAGTGGAACGAAAGAAATGAAATTCTCGAGAAAGCCCCAGTTGGAGCTAAAATCGAAGGAATTGTCAGCAATTCCGGGCGCCCGGTTGTCATTGAAAAGACGAGCGGTATTGTTTCCAAAACGTCTTATTTCGGAGACATCTTCAAAGAGAAGGAGGATTACTGGGAAGTCAACGGAGAAAGGGCTAACGGAAGCTCGCAGATTGCTGAGATTATTGGTCAGACTCTGAAGGGCACGAGCAAGTACTACAAGCTGAAGGAATAACGGCTATAGTCGTGCCATCACTTGATTGAATGAAAGGTGTTGTTTATGCAAAATTCTGCGGCTGTAGGTAGTATCTGCGCACAACTTATCAAGTCGTGCGAGAAGGTTCAAACGATCACATCGGCTATGGATGCTTTTGAGCAGACTAACGAGAAGCTCGTTGAATCTTATGGGAACATTCGGTTTGACGAACTCGAGCACATCCAGATTCTCACGCTGATGCTCACGGAGCTTGTCTCCGTTGAGAACGAGGAGAACATGGATGGAGAGGGGAGCGTATTTGCCCCCGGAGATCTCAACGACGTAAAGAAATGTGAGGGCGAGGAATGACAAGAAATACCGAAAATGCACCGCCCAAGCTTTCTAGGGTCTACCGGCTCGATAGCTCTCCTGTGAATTCCACCTATTTCACTGAGGAAGGTTATCTGATCGACCACCCGATTCTGACAAGCATCGGAATCTTCGAATACACGAACCCTGACGGAACCACTCGCAGGGAACTGCGAATTCCTGAAGAGGTTTTTAAGCCTGAAAGCCTCAAGTCCTATAAGGGTAAGCCTATCATCGTGACTCATGATGCCGGGCTTATCACCAAGGATAACGTTGGCGAAGAGGCAATCGGAACAATCCTGTCTGAAGGATACCAGGACAAGGATGACGTCCGAGCCGAAATCATCATCCATGATACGGATGAGATGAAATCTGTTGGGTTGAAGGAGCTGTCGCTCGGCTATAACCTCACGCTCGATGAAACGCCGGGCGTGTGGGAAGGCAAGCCGTATGACGCTATTCAGCGAGATATTACCATCAATCACCTTGCGCTGGTTCTTCAAGCGAGAGCTGGCGACCAAGCACGGCTTAACATCGATAGCCGTGACCGCACTACGAAAGGAGTAAAAACCACCATGAGCAAGAAGATCAAAAAGTTCGGCTCTCGCGCCGACGGTGTTCTGAGCCCCGAAGAGCTGCAGAAGGCAATCGCCGACTACAAGAAGCGCCGCGCAGAGCGCATCGAGGGTCAGAAGGATGCAGATGACGTTGCTCCTGCAGAAGCAGAGAACAAAAAGCCTGCTGCTGTCGAGACCGACGGAGATGAGACTGCTCCAACTGGCGCTGACGACCAGAAGAACGCAGTTCAGGCTGTCAAGGACCGCCGCGATCGTCGCGATGAGGAAGGCGACCCGAAAGATAAGGATGCCGCAATGGGCGTTATTGCCCAGCAGGATAGCGACATGGATATCCTGTTTGACATCATCGACACCCTGCTGGCCGAGCGCGACATGAAGACTTCCGCCACCGATGGAGAGGAATGCGATCCCGAGGATCCCAACACCGACGCCGATGACGAGGAGAACAAGCCCGCATCTGCACTGGCTGCGGTCAACGGCGATGAGGACGAGGACGAGGATGAGGATCTCAACTCCGACGAGGATGATGAAGAGGAAGTCAATGCCGATGAGGACGACGATGAGGTGCCTTCCACGAACGAGGGAGATGTCGGCAGCGCTGTCGTCAAGGAACCCACTTCCAATATGGACTCTATCGATGCCATCGTTCGCCAGCGCGTCCAGCTCGGCATCGCAGGATCCAAGCTCGGCATCAAGGGCCTTGAGAACATGAAGCTGTCAAAGGCCAAGAAGACCGTCATTCGCGCAGTCAACCCCGGCATTCGTCTGGATGGCAAGAGCGATGCCTACATCAACGGCGCGTTCAGCTGCGCAATGGCTGCAATCAATGCTCCTGCAAAGAAGGGCATTGCCTATCAGAAGAAGCAGATGTTCAACGGCGATTCCCGCGACTTTGCTTCTCGCACCACCAAGATGACTTCTGCTGATGCAGCACGCGCTCGCATGATCGAGCGCCGTATGAACAAGGAGGTAAAGTAACATGAGCGCACAGATCAATTACGGATTTTCTACCCCGATCGGCTCTGCTGGCGGCATTGTCGATCTGGCTCCCTATGCCATTGACAGCTTCCTGAACGATGAGGATAACGGCAAGCTGAAGTTCGGCATCGGCGTTGTCCGCGGAGAGAAGCCCGGCGTTGGCATTAAGCTGCCTGCCACCGATTCCACCGCTGCCAAGTTTGAAGGCATCACCACAAACAACCGTACCACTGAGTACAATATGGACGGTGACCTGTCCATCCGTAAGGGCGCATCCGTTGGTGTCATGCGTTATGGTCGCATCTATGCTCGCGTTGCAGATGGTGTGACGGTCAAGTATGGTGATGCACTGTATCTGCTGACCGATGGCGAAAATGCCGGCATGTTTACCAACGCTGCATCTGCTACCACTCCCAAAGCTGTGGCTGTCAAGGGACGCTTCCTTGGCGCAGCTGATCTCAGCACCAAGGTCGCCGCCGTCGAGCTGTTCGATCAGGCACAGGCTTAAACAGAAAGGAGAAAATCACAATGGCTATTAAGAAAGCTTCTTACAACAAGGATGAAGCAAAGGCTCTGCGCAACTCTGCCATTCCCGCAGCCGTCATGGCCTCCGAGGGTACTCGCTTCGACAGCGCTGATGACGCTTCCGTCTTTTTTGCCCGCGAGCTGGATCACGTCAAGGCTGAGTCCTACGACGTTGAGTACCCGGAGTTCACGGCTCTGAACCTTTTCCCGGTCAGCAACGAGACTGATCCTGGCGCAGAGACCGTCACCTACTACACCTACGACAAGACCGGTCTGGCAAAGGTCATCGACAACTACAGCACCGACCTGCCCCGTGCTGATGTGACCGGCAAGCCCAGCTATGCTCAGGTGAAGTCCATCGGCGACAGCTATGGCTACTCCGCACAGGAGATGCGTGCATCCCGCATGGCCGGCAAGTCTCTGGACTCCCGCAAGGCTGAGTCTGCTCGCTACCAGATCGACAACCTGACCAACCGCATTGCATGGGCTGGTGATGAAAACTCCGGCCTGATGGGTGTTCTGTCTACTGGTCAGAATGTCCCTCTGTACACCATCGGAAATGGTGCTGGAAACAAGGCTGACTGGGCAAGTAAGACTGCCGATGAGATTCTGGCCGATGTCAACGGTATGCAGAAGCAGGTCGCCCGCGTCACCAAGAACGTTGAGCGTCCTGATACTCTGTGCGTGCCTTCTGATGTCTACATGGATATCAGCACCCGCCGCATTCCCGATACCGCTACCACCGTCAAGGCTTTCCTGCTGGAGAACGCTCCCTACCTGAAGGATATCGTTTCCGCCGCAGAGCTGGATGCTGACTCCGTTGATACCAACCCCTATGCAAAGGCCGCCACTGGCGGCAAGGGCGTTGCGTTCCTGTTCAAGAATGACAAGCGCAAGATGTCTCTGGAGAACCCCATGCCCTTTATGCAGTACCCGCTGCAGGTCAAGGGCCTGGAAACCGTCATTCCCTGTGAGGCTCGTACCGCCGGTGTCATTTTCTACTACCCGCTGTCCGCTCTGATCGCCGTTGGCGTTTCCGTGAACTGATCTTTAACGACTATAAGATTCTCGAAGAGGTTGTCCATGAGGGCAACCTCTTTGTTTTTTATGAAAGTGAAAGGACGAGACTATGATTCTCTCTAATATTGGCACGAAGATTATCAATGTTGGCTCTACTGTTCTCATGCCTGGTGACAATATGAAGATCGATGCAGAAATTGCCACTCTGCCCGCCATCGAGGCATTCAAGGAAATGGGGTTTGTGGCTGTCATCGGTGAAGAGCCTGAGCACACCTCTGAACCTAATACAGCAGATGAAAACGTTGCTGACGAGGCGGCAACCGTTAAGCGCCGTGGCCGCAAGCCTGCTGCTGAGGAAGCTCCACAGGAGTAACGGAGGAATTTCATGCCCGCCATCGAGATTATTCGGCTCATCGGAGCGGAGTTTAGCGAAGTTGATGAAGATACCATTTTGAAATGGATCGAGCTGGTCAAACCGATGGTCAGCAAAAAGCAGTTTGGAGATCTCTATGAACAGGCTATTGCTTATCTGGTGTGTCACAAGCTGAAGATGTCCGGCAATGGTCAGAACCCCCTCGGAGAAATTGGCGCCATTGGCGTTGGGTTTTCCATCAGCAGCGTATCTGAAGGTGGAACCAGTGTTAGCTTTGGAGCTGGACAGAGTTCAAACCTCGCTACGGATGCAGAGCTCACGCTCACCGCCTATGGCCTGCAGTATCTGTCTCTCCGTCGGCTTGTAATTATTCCTATTCGATGCAGTGGAGAAAACCAGTAAGGAGGACTTCATGGGTGAGATTGCAAACGCTCTCGGACTTAATCTGACTCCAGAAGGCGCTGTTGCTATCGCAAGACTCGAAGAGCTGAACGGACTCACCATCGAGGTCGGCTATCACGAAGATCAGATTGCTGATGATGGAAAGACTCCACTCGCAGCTATCGCCTACTGGAACCACTTCGGAACTGTATCTGAAAATGGTTCCGTTGCTATACCAGCTAGACCGTTCATGGACGCGCTTAATACGCATAAGGATCAAGTTCAACAAATTGCGCAAAGTGCCCTTTCATCTGCGGCATCTGGACAAGAAACAGCCTCGATTATCGGAGCTGCTGCCGTTGGCATCATACAGAAAGAAATTGTTGATGGAAAGTGGGTTCCGAATGCTCCTTCCACCATCAAGAAAAAGGGAAGTGCTCAACCCCTGATCGATACAGGTCATATGCGCCAGTCCTGCCATTTCGTAGTCAAGAATAAGGAGGAGCAGTAACTGCTATGGTTTTCTTCAAAAAGCCGTACAAGGTAAGACGGTACGGAAAAACAGAGTGGACAAACGGCTATGCAGCTGCTCCGTATGAAGATATTACGCTGCATCTTGATGTTCAAGGAACCACTCGCACAAATCAAGATGATCCTGCCGGCAGATATCCAACTGGATCTCTTACAGTGTACAGCGATGAAGCACTTCACCCTGCCGAGCCAGACAATCAGGAAACTGGCGACCGTCTTGAAATGATGGGGCGATGGTATATCTGCAAAAGTTCAGTGTACTGGGGGAACACAATACTCAAGCACTGGGTTTCCCAGTTTGAAGCTATCGATGGCGAACCGACCGGAGGTGAAAAAGGTGATAGCATCAGCATGTAGGGAGTACATAAGAAAACTCTTTTCTGATCTGTACCCCGGCTGCACCGTTATCTATTCGTATCCCGGGATCTCTCCAAGACCACCGCTTCCATATATCGTGCTTGACTTTGGAAAGGTGCAAACATCCAAAGTTAATGCCGCTATCGAAGACGGCATTCTTCAGCAAGCATGGTACAAAACCATTCCGTTTACTGCTGAGCTTGTCGCATCAAGCAAAGTGACCCACTCTGATGGAAGCATGAGCGTTTCTGCCTCTACTGTTGTAGATGATCTCGATAGGTCAATTCAGTTTCTGAGGAGTGATTACGTTGCAGATCAGTCCAGAGCTGTCAACATTGCAATCTCGGTCGCCGGAGACCCCGAGCCTGTTTACAATGCTGCACCCAGCGTTGAACGAGCAAAGTGTTCCTACTCCGTTGATTTTATTGAATCTACAGATGAATATGCTGCGCTCCATCCGGCAGATGGCGTCTATTCTGCAGATCATCCGAGTGCCGCATCCGAAAAGCTCACAAATATGCAAGCGGGTTGGTTCAACGAAGCTGAAATCATCCCAAAGGTTAATGAATAAAGGAGCGATTACGTATGAATATCGACAAGATCGTACAGTGCGATATTGCTATTTCTGAAGCGGTTTCCATCGATGGAGGATACGATACCATCCTGCTTATTGGTCCGCTTCCCAAGAATCCCGGGGGACGGAGCACTCCCGATATTGCTGGATACTCCAGCACTCAGGAACTCAAAGAGGCTGGATTCGATACCGAAGATCCTATCTATATCGCAGCCTCAAAGGCTTTTTCCCAAACGCCGAAGCCCACAATGGTCATGGTCGCGGTACAGAAACTGATTTCTGGCTCGACAGAAAAGGTCGATGTCACTCTCGAACGTGCCATGGGTGTTCCTGGCTGGTATTGCGTATGCCCTGCAGGAATCAAGGAAGACTTCTACCAGTCCATTGCTGACTGGGTTGAAGCCAATGAAAAACTTTGCGTTTGTGAAACCACCGGCATCTCCGCATCTCCTGTCACAGACTCTATGATGCGAACAGCTGTTATTCACGCATCTGCTGAAAACGACTGTATCAATGTCGCATTTGCCGCAAAGTTCTTGGCCTATGACCCCGGTTCTGAGCAGTGGTCTTTCAAGACCCTGAATGCTATTTCCGCGCAGAGCCTGTCTTCTTCTGACACGACAAAGCTCGAAGAGCGTAACATTTCCTACTACATCAGAATTGGGAATATGGCTATGGTTCAGGGCGGCAAGGTCTCTGGCGGAGAATGGATCGATACTATCCGGTTCCGTGACTGGCTAAAGGCCACAATTCAGCAGAAGGTCTTGAACCTGATCGTGTCCGTTCCCAAAATTCCGTACACTGACCCGGGCATTGGCCTTGTTTATAACGCCGTCAAGGATGCACTTGAAGCCGGCGTTGCAGCTGGCGGTATCGCCGCCCCGTCTGCTTCTGAAGACAATTCGGCTCTTGTACCAGCATACACCATTGAAGTTCCCCGCGCTGCTGACCTCGACGCATCTGAGCGCAAGTCTCGTAGGCTTCCCAGTGTCAAATGGTCCGCACAGCTTGCTGGCGCTATCATTGCTGTAAAGATCAGCGGCGTGCTGAACTATTGAGAAGGGAGAAGTTAAATGCGAAACGATATCCACGTTTACAGCCCCGATAATGTTATTACCGCTCTTGGCAACCATATGCCGAGCGGTTTCGCCCCGGACAGCTTCATCACCATTACTGAGCTTGGTGATGGTGTCACTGATGAGGCTGGTGCTGACGGAGAGGTCGTTGTGAATGTTTCCAACGATCCTCGATATGAGGTTAAGATGGTGTTCCTGTACGGCTCTCAAACGAACCAGTGGCTGCTGAATCGATACAATCTGCTCAAGAACAATCCGAACAGCGGATTTTTCTCTATGCTGATTACCGATCTCGGCGATAACCCTAAGTTCACTGCGACTCAGGCATGGATCACAAAGCCTGCAGGCATTGCTTACGGAAAGGCCGGCAACAATCAGGAGTGGACACTGCACTGCATTGGCAAGCTTGGTGAGTAACAGGAGGGCAACTACCAATGAAAATGAAGCGAATGTCCGTTAAAGAAGTTGACATCGGCGGTTTTTCCTTTAAAATCCGCCCGTTCGGTGCTATGGATGCAAGCTATATCTTTGGTGATGTTGTTTCCATTGTTCTGCCGATCATAGGAACAGTTGCCTTATCTTCTAACGATAGTGAAAAGGCATCCATTGCTGTCTCCGATAACATGAAGCTTGATGCCGAGTCGATTGCAACCTCTCTTGGAAAGCTGAACGGTAAAGAGCTTACGAATCTTATCCGCGAGCTGCTGCTCGATCACAACAATGTTTCCTTCAGAGACAATGAAGCCGGCGGAGAGTTTCAGCGGCTCACACGGGACGATTTCGACGAGATCTTCTGTATGTACTTTGCCGGAGCTTTAAAGCTTTGCGCGGAGGTGCTGATTCAGAACTACGGAAATTTTTTCGGAGATGCCAACACCCTCTTTGGAAGCCTGCTCGATCGTTTTCTGGCGGAGAAATCAAAGAGTACGGCCAGTTTGACAACGAACGCCTAAGCGACCTGGAATGGCGTATGTATGCGCTCATCATGGATCATTCTGCATCCATGCAGGAGCTGAAGTACGTTTATACGTTGGATGAAGCTCTCATGCTCTATGATCTGCTTGAAATGCGCCAAGATCAGCAAAGAATCGAGTACGAACGTCAATCGGAGAAGGGAGGTGAGTAGCTTTGGCAGAAACGATTATCAGTAAGTTCGTCAGCCTTATACAGACCAAGGTTGACCCTAAGAGCGTTCAGCAGACGCAAGCAACCCTGAAAAGTGTAAGGAGCTTTGCCGCTAAAACGCTTGGAGTCCTTGGTATTGGATTTTCTTTGTCATGGTTAAAGAACATTACAGAGGAGTTCAAAGGCGCCAATGACCAAATCCGTGGGGCTACAGAAGGATTGGGAGAGCAAGCAGAAATCCAGAAGAAAATTCTGGCTGCGGCAAACTCATGCCGTGAGTCTTACAGCGATATGGCCGGCTATGTTACCAGCCTGACGAGCAACAGTTCAAAAATCTTCCCAGTTGATGATGCAACGCGGTTTGCATCTATTGTGGCAAAGCTTGAAAAAGCTTCCGGCAAATCTGGAAACACGAATGCAACCATGACTGCCATGACAAAGATGGCGTCTACCGGAAATATTGACAAAACGAGTTTTGCTTCGCTTTCTCCTGAAGTTCTGAGCGTTCTTGAAAAGTCCCTCGGAAAGAGCAAGAAGCAGCTTGAATCAATGGCTGCGGCAGGCACACTCACCGCCAAAACGATAAAGAGTGCCTTCTTTGCAGCTGAAGAAGATATCCAGAAAAAGTTCAACAATCTGGATCTGACGATTACGGATGCTACAAAGCATATTCGAAATAGTTGGGGTTTCTGGTTTGAAGATCTGGGCTCCACCTATAAGATCACTGATAAAATTGCGCGATTTCTCGTGGATGTCAGTGATAGGTTGATGTCCAAAGCCCAGAAAATCACAAGCTGGCTAAAAATCCTTGGCGACAAGCTAGAAGGAACCGATAAGGTGTTGAAACTTATTGCGTTCTCTGCTGCAGCCATATTCCTCGCGATGAACGCCCAGAAAATCACGGCATTCCTTCTTACGGCCGTGAATTTTCTGAAAAGCTTTAACATTCAGACGGCGCTTGCTGCAGCTAAGTGGTTGCTTCTGTTCCTTGTGCTTGAAGATATCTGGACCTTTTTCCAAGGCGGGGACAGCGTTTTGGGCCGATTGCTTAAAGACGCTGGTGTTGATGTTGATGCTCTGCGAGAAAAAATCAGCACATTCTTTGATAATGCAAAGCAATGGTGCCAAGATACACTCTCCTCTATTGGCTCATGGTGGCAAGAACATAAAGACACTGTGCTCGCCGTCCTTCAATGGATTTGGCAAGGCTTTGTTGATTTGACCGCTGACATCATTACCCTCGGAGAACATTTGTTTGATCTTTTGGCCGGCCTTATCACTGGATTTCAAACTGGTGACTGGACTCAGTTCCTTACTGGATGCAAAGAGCTGTGGCAAGATTTCCTTGATGTATTGAATAGACTTGGCGAGATTTGCTTTGGCGAGACATGGGAACCAATGAAGGAAAGTGCCAAGGAAATCTGGGACTATCTGACCGGATTTTTCGACTGGTTCGGAGACAAAATCAAGTGGGCAAAAGATCTTTGGAGTGGAGCTAAGGACATCTTGAACAAAGTCACCGGGAAGGATCAGGATGATCCTAAGCCAATGGGTGGTGGAAGCACATCCTCTGGAAATGGCTCTGGACGAAAAGGTGTCAGTGATTTCTTGGCTGGTGGACAAGGTGTATCTGGAAGGACCGCCGCAACAGCTCCCGTGTCCAACAACACTACGAACACCACTATAAAGCAGGAGAACAATCAGCAGTATACCTTCCATGTGTCTGAACGGGATGCTGCGGATAAGCTCCAACGGGAGGCCTATGCTCAAGGCAACAATTCTGCCATTCAGCTTTCACATGCTTTGAATTACGGGAGGTGACACGGAATGACTGCTGCCAAGCCTGCCACTCTCGGAACGCTCGAATTCGATGCTGTCGTCTCAAGATCTGAAACTATGGATGCAGATATTCCTGAGTACGCCACCGAAGCTGGTTATTCTGTTAGCGATAACATCTGCCTCAAGGCATTAACACTTGATGTTGAAGCGGTTATAAGCAACACTCCCGTGACATGGGCGAACATTCACTCCCCGTCGCAATCTCGTGTTGAAACGCTGTGCGATGAATTCCGAAAGCTGTGGAAAGAAAAGAAAACCCTCACTTTTTCCGCTGGCAGCGATGTATATGAGAACATGTGCATCGAAAGCCTGACACTGCCAAGAAAGGCCGAAAACGGAAGCAGCGTCTACATTTCTCTTACCTTGAAACAGGTCACTGTTGCACAAAGTGATACCGCTGCTATTTCTATCAACTATGCCCGTGGCGGAAAATCTGGACAGAACACAGGATCAGGACAGCGTAAAACCACCTCTACATCATCCGGGAAAAGTCAAGGGACAAAGAAAAGTCAAGGGACAAAATCTAGTATTTTGTGCTCTGGAGCAAAAGCGCTCGGCTTATTCAAGTAAGGAGAAGACATGCAGTATTATGAAATATCTGTCCCTGACAGAAACGATTCTATTATGCGTGTTAGCTTCGATGGCGCGTATTACTACCTGCGAACGACTTGGAATGAACACGGAGGATTCTGGCTACTCAGTATTTACGATGCTGACATGAATCTGCTTATCGGCATGGCAAAGCTTGTGTCCGGTGTGATATGGAACTTTTACGAAATTGAAAGTGTAGGTCCTCCTGGCATAATTGGCGTTCTTACGGACAATGAGAGAATCGGAAGAAACGACTTTGTTTCTGGCACAGCAAAGCTGGTTTATCTTCCGTCGGATCAAATGTAAGTTGCTCTGCACAAACTGGAACGGATGATTACATGGAATACTTCAATCGACAGTACCGTGTCCAAATCGGAAAGAACGGTACGATGGGCAAAGAAATCGGCAAGCCGGATCCTGAAACAGGTAGGTCAATTAGATGCCAATTCTCTTGTGAAATCGGAGATTCTTCCGCATCGAATACGGGCAAGATCACTCTGTGGAATCTTTCCGACGAGACTCTCCGCCTTCTGGATCAAGAAGCTTGTCTCATTGAGCTTCGAGCTGGATATGGAGATGATCTCCCTGTAATAATGGGCGGCTCCTTGGTATCGTGCGTTACGTCTCCCGATGGAGCTGACTCTCAAACAGAAATTGAGTTCGTTGACGGATTCAAAAGCGCCCGTGACAACACCTTGAGCCTAAGCTACTCCGGTTCTGTAAACGGAAAGAAAATCGTTGAGGACGCTGCTAAAAAAATCGGCTGTGAAGTTCGCTATTCCAACAGCGTAAAATTTTCTGATCTCAAAAATTTTGCGTTTGTTGGAAACGGAAAAACGCTCATAGGGAAAATATGCAACAAGTCCGGCCTCCGATGGAGCGTTCAGAATGGAATTGTCCAGATATGCACGCTTGATGAGCCGATCACGACAGCTGCATATCGCCTTGCCGCCGATACAGGACTTATTGGTTCTCCAAAGCCTGTCTATGAATCATCCCAAACCAGCAATAATAAGGGAAAGAACTCAACTAAGCGAAAGGCAAAAAAGGGTCTTGAAATTGAATACCTTTTGAACGGCCATATCCTGATTGATGACTACATCAAGTTGGAATCTCGCAAATATAGCGGTAATTACCGAATGTCAAAAATAGCCTTTGATGGTGATACCGAAGGCGGAGACTGGATCTGTAAAGCCCAGATTGTGGAGGTGAAGTGAGGTGAAGGATCGAGACTTCAAACAAGATGTTTATGAAGCACTGGATGAATTGATCTCATCGAAGATCAATGAAAGCATCCATACTTCAGCTCCCGGAAAGATCGGAAATATTACGGATAACTTCACCGCTGAAGTAAAGCCTGATCTCGAAGTTACAACTGACGATGGAGAGAAAATCCCGTATCCGAATCTTTCAGGAGCAAAGGTACTTATGCCATGTGGAGCAGGCGGCACAATCGGATTTGCATTTCCCGTCAAAAGCGGCGATGGGTGTATTTCGCTGTTTAGCGAAGGGGGTACCGGATCCGATCTTAAGTTCGATCTTTCAAATTCTCTTTTGCTTCCCGGCCTATGTGGATCTTCTGGAGAACAGACAAAAAGATCTGGTACGGAGGATGCTGCCATTATGTATGCTCCCACCGCAACCATTACGGTAAAAAAAGACTGCATAGAGCTGAAGAAGAATGGAACCACGGTCAAAATTACTGACAGTTCTATTGATATCACCGGAGATGTAGCGGTCAAAGGGACCGTTCAGGTTAATGGAAATGTTACGATCTCTGGAACATTGACACTTGGCGGCATTGTGATGAACTCTCATACCCATGCCGGAGTGCACGGCCCGACAAGCGGTCCGCAGTGATTGGAGATTCAATTATGGCATTGAAAGATCTTGCCCTCAACTCGCAAGGAGATTTGTTCATCAATGAAAAAGGTGACTTTGAAATCATTGACTCAGTTCGCCAAGCTGTATCCATAAAGCTGAGATGGATAAAAGGCGAATGGATCTTCAACAAAGCGCTCGGAACCCCGTACTTTGAATCCATCCTCATAAAAAATCCAAGTGAGCATTTGATTGAGAAGCTCATCAAAGATCAAATCTTGAGCGTTGATGGGATTATCGGCGTTAGCTATATCAACTTGGTCAATGATCGCTCGAAGCGAACACTGACAGTCAAATTTGCGGCGAAAACTTCTGAAGAAGAAATAGAGAGCGAGGTGGAATTGTCTCATGCCGGATCTTGGAATAACACCTAAAGGCTTTGTCATGCGCCGTTTGGACGAAATCTATGATACTGCCTGCAAAAGGTTCAAAACAGAAGTTGGAATAGACCCGTCCGAGAATCCTCAGAGCTTTATGAATGTGCTCTTCACCATCTTTTCTGATGAGCCTTCAATGCTTTGGGAGATATTCGCAGCCGGATATCAAAACCTTTTTCCTAATACTGCCGAAGGGATTGCGCTTGACAACTGTATGCAGCTTGGCGGAGTCAGCCGTATTGGACAGTCAAAAACAAAATACACTCTTGCCTGCACAGGGCGAGAAGGAACCACTATTCCCGTTGGCGCTATCGTTCAGACAAGCTCTTTTCCTCAAAGGCAGTTCCAAGCATCAGAAGTCTCTCAGATTTCAAGTGTAAATTGGAATGTCCTTGATATCGCTCCAATTGAGAGCATTTCTGGAGACATTACTTTCACATTTGGCGTTGTGCGAAGCTCAACATCTGGCGAGGTTGGAGCCTACGACGAGTCAATATCTGTTACTAAAGATCTTTCGGTGTCCTCTTATGACGATGCCTTCAGTCAGATTTTTAGTGTGCTCCAAAATTTTAGCGATCTGAAAAAATACGGAATCTCCGTTTCAAAGATCGCTGATGATAGTGGAGGATCCGTTATCCGGTTCAAGTCCTCTGGTTCTTCTGATAGCTTTTCCGCCACGCTCTGCCGCTACATAACGGTGGTCTCGGTCACAAGCAATATTGCCTTTGAGAGCGTCGATTATGGAAGCGTCGTTTTGGCAAACGGAACCATAACAGATATCGTTACTACAGTAGATGGATGGAGCTCTTGCACCAATTGCATCGCTCCGATAAAGGGAAGACTTGTTCAGACTGATGCTGAAGCAAGATCCAGCTACACAAATCGAGTTGCCATGCGCGGAACCGGAACGGTTCTTAGCATCGCTTCTCTGCTGTACAACGATGTTGATGGGGTCACATTTTCCACTGGATACCAAAACGATGGTGATGAACCCGATTCTGCCGGAAGACCGCCTCATAGCATTGAAATGATCGTTCAGGGCGGAAGCGACGATGACGTTGCAAAAGTAATCTGGGAAAACAAGTCTGCTGGTATTCGGGCGTATGGATCTCATTATGCCTACGCTGTTGATTCCAACGGCCAAAAACAGTATGTGGAATTTACTCGCGTTCTGGATGTCTACTTGCTTGTGTCTGTTAAGATCACAAGTTCTGATGGACTGGATGATGATTATGTCTCCAGAATTCAGACCCTTCTCCTTGATGAGCAGCTTCATACGGGTCAGGTGATCCGACTGCAAAAATTCATCAGGCCAATTCTCGAATCTGTTTCTGGAGTTGATTTTGTCGAAATCAGAGGGATGCTCAGTAGAACCCCTGACATTTCTGATGTGTCTGATGATGAGCTGTTGAACGGAGTTGTTCCCGTCAAAATCAATCAGCAACCGATTCTGACTCCCAAATGCATTAGGGTGGTGAAGACAACTTGATATCTGCTTACAACAATATGGTTGAAAAGCTCCCACTGCAATTTCGTCTGGAAGCTTGTGACGAATCTTATTTCGGAGACTTTATTTGTGATACGAAAGACGATCTTAAAAGCTTGCCAACCGATTGTGCAATGGGAAGCATCGCCAGAGTTATCGAGCCGCCATCTATTTATAGAAAAAGTGCATCTGGCACTTGGGTTCTGCAAAAAAGCGTCGGGGAGGATGAAGAAATTTGAGCTACGAAATCATCGAAACCACCCCCATACGGATAGAAAAAATGTCCGTCATAGATGGTATCCCCTGGGCATTTTCTCCGGCATATGAAGAATTGGAGCTTGCACTCGGTCAGATTGAAAGTCTGAATGATATTGATTCGTGTTCTGGCGTTCTACTTGATCGCATAGGGCAAATTGTTTGCTTGTCCAGACAGGAAGCGGGCATCATGATCGGAAGCCGTGAGCTTGCTGACGACGACAGCATCTATAGGGTATGCCTTAAATATAAGGCTTATGTCAACAGCTGTCGCTGTACCCCGGATGAAATCATTGAAGCGACAAAAATTATTTTTGGGGCTTCACAGGTTTTGTACAGCGAGCAGCGAGACACACCAGCCACATTTCATCTGTCAATATCTGCGCCTTTTTCCGATCTAGTTCTTTCGATTCTTGGATCTCACGATCTTATCGTTCATCCTGCCGGCGTAAAGGTCAAAGCGGATTGTTCTACAGTAGATACAGATACATTCGGATTTGTTGACATAAATCCAAATGTTGCGGGGTTCGGAAACGGAAAATTCGCGCAATCGATTAACTAAAGGAAAGGAGGATTTTTTGTGGCCGAAACACGATCCGGATTAGTTGTGGATGACTATTCAAAAGTTGCCTTTTCTGTAGATGGCACCAAACAGGAGCTATCTATTGACGAATGGAAGGCCGGCTGGGCTACCATTGTTGGCGGCATTAACGGAAAGCCGACAAGCCAGCAGTTCAACATGGTTACATACATTCTGTCAAGCTTGCTGAATCAAGCCATTTCAGATCTTTCAACTGTTAAAAGCACCGCCAATGACGCACTGCCAAAGACCGAATTCACAGCGGATCAAATTGCAAAGATGCTTGCAGAACTGGATCTGATGAATGGATGCAACGCCGATAAGCTTGACGGAAAACATGGCGATGAATATGCGTCTGCAGACCATAAGCATTCTGCAGACGACATTGAAGTCGGAACATTGCCCATCGAACGAGGTGGAACATATGCCACTACCGCTCCTGAGGCGTGTGCAAATCTTGGCGCAATGCAGACAGCCGGCGGTACGTTCATTGGTGATGTTTACTTTGCAAACGGAACTGCGCATTATGTTTTGTCAACAGGCGACGCGCATCTTAAATCTTTGACGGTATCTGGTGATATCAATGCAAAGCGAGTCTACGATGCAGTTTATAACGACTATGCTGAGTTGATGCCGCGTGGCGAACAAACAGAACCGGGCGACATCGTTGCTCTCGATACCAGCAGTCAGACGGAACGATACATCAAGGCAACGAATTTGTCTGACCGTATCGCTGGAGTCCACACTGATGAGTTTGCAATGCTTATCGGCGGCAATAAAGTTAGAGAAGGGCAGGATTTCCTTGCGGAAAACCTGCCCTCTTTTATTCCTGTTTCTCTTGCTGGCCGTGTGCATACCAAAGTGATCGGGCCTGTTCATACGGGTGACTACATTGTTTTGTCTGAAACGCCAGGAATCGGACGTGCCGTTGGTTCGTGTGAATCCTGCCCGACCGATAAAATTGTTGGCTACGCTTGTGAAGGCGATGACCGAACAGATCTTAGACTGGTAAAAGTCAGAGTAGGGGGCAAGTGATGATAAAAAAGGATTCACGGTGCTATGCTTCTGACTTTTCTGAAATAAAGAAAGCACTTGATGCTGAGCTTGGCCGTCGCGGAAAAGCTGAGGGAACAGCGCGTGGGCAGAGCGTTGGCAGCATGGCTTCATACAAACAAGAGTTCTCAAATGCTATTGCAGTAGGAGAAACTATCAGAAATGAACACATTCAGAAGCTCACTCAGCCTTTGAGCGCCATTACGGGTTCATCCATTGCACCTGAAAATGGAAACAAGGTTACTGCCGATGTACTGGCTCAAGCTGCATCGATGCTCAGTGAACTCAGTTCGGTCGAGGAGACATCCTCATCAAGCGGATGCGCAGGAGCGTGCTCCGGCCTTTGCGCAACTGGTTGCTATTCCTCGTGTTCTGGATGTACCGGTAGCTGCACGGGTGGTTGTTTAGACTCTTGCGTTGCGACTTGCGCAGATGATTGCGTTGGTGGCTGCAAGACAACATGCTCTGGATTGTGCACCGGGACATGCACTGGAACGTGCACGCAAGCATGTGCAAATACTTGCGGAGGAACATGTACCGGCACTTGCATGGGCACCTGCGTAAATTCCTGCACTGGCAACTGCGTTGGAAAATGTACAGGTACATGCACAGCAGCCTGTGCCGATAGCTGCACAAGGAACTGTAAGACAACCTGTAGTGGCGGATGCTCCGGTTCATGTGATGGTTGTTCAAGTTCCTGCGAGGGAAGCTGCAGCACCAATTGTGCTGATAGCTGCGATAACAATTGCACGACTGGGTGCAAATCTTATTGTGCAAATAGCTGTCAGGATAGTTGCGCTGGAACGGGTTGCCTTGCTAACTGCGAAAGCGGCTGCTCGAACTCTTGCAGAGGCGACTGTAATTCGCACTGCGGTTCACAGTGCACTAGCGGTTGCGATTCAAGCTGCGATGGATGTTCTGGATCGTGTTCCGGTGGCTGCACAAGCTGCTCTGGATTCTTATTTTAAAAAATACAGGAGGAAAAGATGGACGCTACTATTCATTATGCAAGTAACGGCGACTCAGATGCAGATGCATCGTATCTCAGAAATCTGCCGATCATTAAGCTCCTTCAAAAGGCCACCATCGATGTCGATGACTGGAGTGTGCTCTTGTCTGCCGCTCCTAACGGCGAAGATAAGCTTTTCTGGTGTCTTGGATATGCTGGCGCTCTTTGTGCTATCGACGCAACAGACTTTGATGACTGGTTTATCTACTGCCTTACAGTCGTGGACTCCGCTTTGCAAGCCTGCAAAATCGAGAGTGCTTCTGATGAGCGCCGAAACCTGCTTGCTCTTGGGCTTGCATCGAGAACTTTTAATTTTGCAGCAAATCCTGTCACCAAAGATCTGAAATGTAAGGACGCATTACTCGGCGCTGGCGATTACCGTTGTTCTGAAGATGCTGATATCTTTGCCATGTGGTTTGCTCTTCGCATCTTGACTGAATATCTGAGGCTTGACTTCAACAGCAATCTGCGGGCTTTGACAAATGCCATGGTGTCCATGAACAAAATTCGGGAACGGTACAGCCAGATTGCAGACAGGCTTCCGAAAATGGATGCCTGCTGAGATCTGAAAAGGGGAAGAGTATGAAAATTGTAGAGTTGACTACCATCGAGAGCGAAACTGTAGAGCGTGCTTTTTATGAGGCACAGTCGTATGAGTCGCTCATGGCGGTTCTCAGCCGACAGCTGAATGCCAATGCGAATCCTGAAACTGCCAAGATCCTTATGCATTATGCAGAGCTGTGCAGAGCTGCACAAATGAAGCTTAAAATGGCACAGGATACCGTCGTTTCGCGGTATATCGACCTGAACGATCCGCGATATGTCCGATACCAATTCGATTTCGGCAGGGAGGAGGTCCATCTCCTTGAAAAACAAGAGATTTGAGGACTACGGAAATACAGTCCAAAGACTGTACTGCCGAGACCTTCCTGAAACCAGCAGTGCATGCCGCAATATCACATTTCAGGTTACGAACGGCTGCAATCTTCGGTGTTCTTATTGCTATGAGCATCACAAGGGATCGGAGCATATGAGCGTCGAGACCGGCAGAAAAATTGTTGATTACTTGCTTGACCAGTACGAACGCAACGATTCGGACTTCATCAACTGGAATACACGGGCTGTCGTTCTCGACTTTATCGGCGGAGAACCGCTGCTTGAGGCCACTTTGATTGAACAGATCTGTGATTACTGGTTTTCAGAATGCTTCCGTCGCGACATTCCACTGGCTCCGTTCACAAGGATCTCTTTTGCTACGAATGGTCAACTCTGGTTTAGCTCTGAAGCGCAGCATTTGATTGAAAAGTATCACGACCTCATGTCAATCACAGTTAGCATTGACGGTGTTCAGGATCTTCACGATATGTACCGCCTCGATGAACACGGTAACGGGAGCTTTTCAAAAGCATGGGTCGCATTTCAAGATGGAAAGCGCCGCTTTGGATGGGCCAACAGCAAAATGACTTTTGTTCCCGGGTCATTCCCGTACATTTCCGATAGTCTCAAGATGATGTTAGATGAAGGATGCTCTGATGTCGCTTGTAACTACGCATATGAACCTGTGTATACGCCTGCAGATGGACGGTCTCTGTATGAGCAGCTGAAGATTGTGTCCGACTACATTGTAGACAACAAACTGGATGTTGTTGTCACGATTCTCGATAGTCTGCTCGGCGGAAAAGCTAAAGACGACAAGAATTTCTGCGGTGGCACAGGCGCTATGTTATCGTTTGCGCCGGATGGGAGCGCCTATCCATGTATTCGATATGCTCCTATTAGCATTGGTGTGGAAAAAGCCAAGAAAGTCCGCTTTGGAAGCGTCTACGATGGACTATATGTCACTGATGAGCAAAAACGTGTAAAAGCGGATCTTGACGCAATTACTCGTACAACACAGTCTCCAAAAGAATGCTTGGAATGCCCTGTGTCTGCAGGGTGCGGCTGGTGTTCTGGCATGAATTATGAGGTGTTCGGTACAGCCAATAAGCGTACCACCTCTATTTGCTGGGCACACAAGGCCCGTGTCCTTGCAAGTGCCTATTATTACAATCACCGGTATGTTGAGATCGGCGATTGCCTGCCAATCAAGGTCGAACTGCCTGAAACCGATGCGCTGAAGATCCTCTCCAAGCAAGAGTATTCTAAGTTTCAGAACTTAGAAAAAAAGGCGCTGCTGAAATTTGCTGATGCAGCAGGAATTAGAAGAAAGGAGTGAAAAAATGGCTGTTTTAATTGCAGAAACCAAGCTCGAAACAATTGATACAGCATGGTACCACTTCTACATTGACAAAGTTGCCGATATAGAGTCACTTCCCACTAGTTGTTCGATTGGCATTGCCTTTTCTGTAAAAAAATATGCTCGGCCAACCAGCGTTGCCTACTGCATAGAAGACGCGCATGTATATATGCTCGACAGCCATGACAAGTGGCGTCCCATGTACGGCTTCTCTGATGATGTTCTTGACGCCCTTGATGTCAAAACAAGTGATTTCTTCAAGATCTGCTCCGAGACAAAGAACTATAGGGATGAAGCAGTTTCAAATGCTAATTCCTCCGCTAAAAGTGCAGCTGCTGCTCTCGCAAGTCAAAATGCCGCCAAGAACAGCGAGACAAAATCTGCTGCAAGTGAAGCCGTAGCAAAAAGAAGTGAGCAAAGTGCAGCAGCTGCAGCTGCAGCTGCAAGCAGCAGTAAAACTTCTGCCGCTGCAAGTGAGGCAACAGTCAAAGCATCTGCAACTGCTGCCGCTGAATCTCAGGCTAAAGCCGCCGAATCAGAGAAAAATGCAAAGGCTAGCGAGACTTTAGCTGGTACAAGCGCCACAAACGCATCCACGTCCGCAAAAAATGCAGCCTCTTCCGCCACTACAGCAACTGACGCCGCTACGACAGCTTCCGAAAAGGCTACTGCCGCTAGCTCTAGTGCCACCAATGCAGCTGCAAGCGCAAAAACTGCAGAAAAAAGCGAAGCAAACGCTAAAATTTATGCTGAGAAAGCTCAACTTATCGGCGACAGTTACAAAGGCTGGTACCAAACAGAAAAAGAACTGGCCGCAGATCTGACAGAAGCAAAAAACGGTGACTGGGCGATCGTCGGCGAGTCTGACACCATGTGGGTGTGGGATGGCGACACCGGCGCGTGGGTCAATACCCGCAAAGAGGTGGACCTGTCGGACTACATGACGCAGGACCAGATCATGAAGCTGCTTGAGCAGTACATGCCACTTCGCCCCGCCACCGCAACCACACTGGGCGGAATTAAGGTCGGCAGTGGACTTTCTGTGACCGAAGATGGAATGCTGAGCGCCGATGCTCAGGAATACACCCTCCCCGCCGCCACCGCAACCACGCTGGGCGGTGTGAAGGTTGGCAGCGGTCTGACGGTCGATGCGGACGGAACACTTTCTGCGGACAGCGCTTTGGCTGCCTACCCCGTTGGCAGTATTTTTCAAACAGTCAGCACTACCAGTCCCGCCGAACTGTTCGGCGGTACATGGCAGGAGATTGCATTTAACCGCGTGCTGATGGGTGCTGGCACAGGCTACACAGCGGGAAGCACGGTGGAGGCCGGACTGCCGAACATCACGGGCAGCTTAATAGAAACAAACGCAGAATCCTCCCCATTCCGTGGTTCAAAAGCGTCTTTGAAATCATCGGGAGCTTTAAAATTCGTAGAAATCAATACTTCTTGGGGTGGCTACAGTGGTATGTCAGGTTCGACGTATGATGTTTACTTTGATGCTTCCCGCTCGAACTCAATCTACGGTCGCAGCTATACCGTGCAGCCCGCCGCCTACTATGTGCACATCTGGAAGCGCGTGGCATGAGAAAGGAGGTTTTGATCGATGATCCCTGTGACATTTGATACTGTGGCAACATTGCAGTTTGGCAGTGAGGGTCACCCGACCAGTCTGCACTTTGCCATCCCGGAAGAGTGGAAAACCTGCAAAATCAGACTCCACCTGCGGCGCAGCGACGGTAGCTTTGTGCCCCCGATGCAGCTGGACGAAAATGGGTGCGTAAAAGTAGACCGCAGTGACTCCGGCAAGACCGGCGGACAGTGGATGCTGTCGGCTGAAAGTCCTGACGGAAAAGTATCTTACTCGCGAATCGGCAAATATGTGACCCCCATGGAGGTGACACAATGAAGATCCTTGACGAGACCGGCGCGGTCGTGGAAAACCCCGACCTGACCCTTGGCTACCTGACCGACGACACCGAAGAAGTTACCCACCCCGCCGTAGAGGGCGTGGAGGAGCAGTGGCACTGGGAGACCGTGACCGAGTATCCGAACGGCGGCAAGGATGTGCAGAAGGTCATCGACGTGCCGGGCGTGCCTGCGCAGGCCGCATGGACCGAACAGGTGCCGGTGCAGAGATACATCCGTTACACGGAAGAAGAGCTGGCCGAAATAAAAGAATCTCTACGCACAGAAAAACTAAAAGAGGTTTCTGCTGATTGTGAAAAGGCAATTTACGCAGGTATCGATGTGATATTTGCAGATGAATCACAAAAACATTTTAGTCTTCAACCCAATGACCAAACTAATATTGATAGTGTTTTTAATGCAATTGTATTGGGCGCAACAGAATACCCGTACCATGCCGATGGTGAGCCGTGTGTTATGTATAGTGCAGCTGACATTATGACTTTGTATGTGGCTTACAAAAGCTTTATCACCAGGCAGACCACGTATTGCAACTTTTTGCGTCAGTGGATTAAGCGCGTTGACAACAAAGAAGCTCTGAACGCGATTGAGTACGGCGCAACTCTTCCGGATGATTTGGAGGCTGGCGTTGAAAAGATTCTGAGTGCAGCGGAGCAGCAGGTTCAGTCTATCATCGCAAAGCTTACAGAAGGTAATTGATATGAGTGCATGGGTAAATGAGTCTCATGGTATTCGTCCAGCGTTTATTGTTACATACGATACAAAACTTAAAGTGGTGTAAGAATAAAATAAGCTAGAATCGATGTGATGAAATTTGAATAGATTAAAAGAGATTTTGAAGTGTCTTGTTCTATTTTTAATTGGCGGAACTCTTTACTGCTGCCTCGAAGTTCTATGGCGCGGATATACCCACTGGACGATGGCTGTTGTGGGCGGTTGCTGCTTTATTGTTATCGGTGGATTAAATAACTATATTCCTTGGGAAATGAAAATCTGGAAGCAAGGAGTTGTTGGCGCGGTATTCGTTACCGCGATGGAACTTGTTGTTGGCGTTCCTCTCAACCTGTTCATGGGCTTAAATATCTGGGATTACTCTCAGGTGCCTTTTAACTTTCTTGGACAGATTTGTTTGCCGTTTACTGTTCTTTGGTTCTTTCTGTCAATTCTGTGCATTTTTGTTGATGACTGGCTACGTCATATTTTGTTCAAAGAAGAAAAGCCTAAATATTATTGGTAAAGGTGGTGAGAAAAATGAGTTGATATATTGAAGTTGGCTGGACGACTAGTGACAACAGTAGATTTCCCGAGGATAGCGTTCTGCTGGCGTACTTTGGCAACAGCTCCGGCGGTAACAGCAAGCGTATCGCATACAACGGCGGCAGCGCTGCAGGCCGCTCTGGCCGACGATGAAACAACTGAAACTGCATGAGCAGAAAGGAAGGAATACTATGGAATTTTATAACGCCTGTAATCTCATGATCGAGCGCGGCCAGACCGCGGGCATGGCAAAGAAGCTGGACATCTTATACGCCGCCGTCAAGCTGACCGAAAAGACCAGCGCCTGACCGGGCCGGAAAAGGACGCACCAAGGAGGTGTTGCTTTATGATCGAGTTCCCCATCACGCTGACATCCGGCGGCAGCGTATGCATGCCCGGGTACGTATTTGCGCTGGCCCTCGGCTACACCAAGAACCTGGGCGTGTACCGCCTGCACGTCGATGCAACCGGCGAGTGGGAAGGGCTGACTATCCGCTGCTTCTGGCACGTGCCGGACGGCAAAGATCCGTCATCCTCGTTGGTGGTGGACGGCTATGTGGACGTGCCCGCCAGCGTGACCGCACAGCCCGGGAGCGGGTGCATCACCTTTGAGGGCAGCGATGACACCAAGAACATCACCAGCGCAGACCTGCACTACCGTGTAAGTGCCAACTCAGGCACAGAGGATGGCACAGAGCCGGAACCGGGCACCCCTGCATGGCAGCAGCTGGTGGATGCCGTGCACACTGACGCCACCGCCGCAGAGCAGGCCAAGACCGATGCACAGACGGCAGCACAGCAGGCCGGGGCATCTGCCCAAAAGGCTGGGAATGCCCTTTCTGACACCATTACCGCCAAAGAGGATGCTCTGAAAGCCACCAAAGACGCACAGACCGCTGCTAGTGAAGCCAGTGCATCAGCCGAAAATGCTGCGCTTGCACAAGTTACAGCATCTCAACTTGCAGGACAGGCAGCGGGCAGTGCGTCTGAAGCTCAAAACAGTGCCACTAAGGCTGCTGCGAGTCAACAGACCGCCGAAAGCAATGCAGCAGCTGCACAAGGGAGCGCCACAAAGGCCGAGGCATCAGCTTCTACAGCTGTTCAGGGACAACAGCGTGCGGAGGCGGCAGCAGCCCGTGCCGAAACCGCACAGCAGCAGACTGAAAGTGCCAGCACTGACGCGCTGGATAAAATCAGCTCTGCAAAAACTGATGCACTGAAAGCCATCGGTAACAAGCAGACTTCTGCCACCACTGCCACTGCAGTAGAAAGCGCTCAGGGAAAAGCTCTTGACGCTGTGGCT